TCCTGCGTATATCTTGTGGCAAAATGAACCTACGTCCCAGCCATAGTCTGCAAAATCTTTATACATCTGTTCTACTAGGGAAGTCGTCGGAACGACTATCAGAGTATTTTTCCCTGTCTCAACAAAATATCTCACAATCGAATATATCATCAGAGACTTTCCCGAAGCAGTTGGGGATATCAACAACTTTCTATTATGTCTTAGAGCGTCGTATACTCCCTCTATCTGATAGTCTCTAGGTTTATACTTGCAGATTCCTGTTATATAATCTTTAACACCCTCCTTGGATATCATTTCATTGACTTCAAAGGGGAGTCCATAATACTTACTATCTACAAATTCGTAAGTATATCCATGGTCTTCACAAAATTGAATTATTTTATCTAAGAGTCCAACATATATTTCTTGTTTCTGAATATTAAATAGACGAATTTTTCCATCCCAAAATCTTTTTTTGTAGGCTGGTGAAAATTTTGCACCAGGTACATCAAAAGTAAATTGATCCGCAAGCTCATAATAAACATGCGGTTCTGCCTTTACATGAAGATTTACTTCATTCTTTTTTGAGATGACTAAATGGGACATAATCTACCACCATGATGTATCATATGTAGAATCTGCATCACCAAAATTACCAATCGGAACAATATTAAATGCTAAAGATTTTCTAGGCATATCACCTCTAACTGGATTAACACTATGCTGTAGATAACTAGGAAATATTATTAAGTCTTTTCTTTCTGGAATTATCTTTGCACATGGTGTAGTAAACTTATTAGCATTTTTCATATTTGGTCTATATGATGATAGATCTGGTAAAGGATTTATAATATCCAACTCCCCACCATTATTTTTATCACCATAGTGTCCATAATAATAAACTGCACTCCAAAAACTATTCTTGTGATTATGTAATTGAACATGTTCACCTTTTTTATTAAGAGTTAACCATGAAGTTGATATATCAAACCTACACACATAACCCATTCTATCTAAAGCAGATCTAGTATAATTCTGTAAAATCTTTTTAGTTTTTGGATACCTTTCCAATATTCTATACTTATCAGACCTATTTGCAAAGAGTGCTTGTTGAGGATTATCAATTTGAACTTTACTTAGAATGTAATCTTCACAATCATTTAGTTCATCAGTATCTTCCCATACTTTTATCTTAAGCAATGGTATAGAGAACATTTCTCTAACCTTTAAATCAAATTCTTTTTGCATCCTTAGCCTCCTGTTTCATTTTTTGCTGATCCTCCCAAAGTCTCTGAAGTTCTTGAGCATTCTCGGCAGACACGGGAGTTAGATCTGCGATGTTACCAGATAAGATGCATCGACCATCAACAGTACATTCAGGTACTTCATGCTGCAATCTACCCTCAAAAATTAATAACTTACCTTTTGCTACTTGTACAGTTTGTTTACTTTCTGAAAAAATTAAAGGAGAAGATCCTAAAGGTGCATTCACATAAAAAATCCATGTCCACGCGAATGGCATGTGATTATGTGAAGTAATGTTATCCCCTACTTTAAAAGTAGTACCCCATACTTCTTCTAATCTTAATTGTCCTTCTTTACCAAATATAGGTGTATTACTTTGAATTATTTTTTGCAACCATATAAGAAATTGCATTAATGCTGGATTTCCTTGTTCATGAATACGTCTTTCCGACATGGACGCATTTACACTAGGTTCATATCCAATTTTTGGGAGTTCTTTAACATAATCATATAATGCTACACAAAGATCATCAGGATCTGGGTATAAGAACTCTGCTACCGCTAACTTTTCAACTACTTCAAAAGAATTGCCCTTAGTGTCTCTAACGAAATCATTATCAGATTCAAGTACAGGTGGGTTTTTATATTTTTTTCTTAGTGCTTCTACTTCCTCATCTGTCAATTGAGGTTCATCATCATACAAATCTTTCATGAATCATAACAAGTTACTATACTATATAGCAGGTTATTCTTGGTCTAAATTTGGAAATTGTTGTGTGAGATTGTGATCTAATATTACAGCAAATAATCTATTCTGTAACGATAAAAGACGAACCTTTTCCGCTATCGGTTTATTCTCATTCTTCCCTGGCCAAATTTCAGCATAGCAAGAGACAGCATCGTACAACATACGGGTTTCTTCGATACCCATATTTAATTCCATAGACCAATCTAGTTTTTCTTTAGAATCGTCAGTATCCATACGATTAAATATTTGTGTAATTATTTAGTTATATCCTTGTTGGAAACGATGCCATTCAATTGCATTCTTAATTTGATACGTGCGGCCAGATATATTTCTAATAATTTCTTCTAAAAATTTTAGAGTAGCATCATAGTATTTAATTTTCATATCAATCTTATTCAACCTTTCATCTGCATCCATATGTCTTTGTACAGCATCCTTTTCCCTTACCTTATACGGGAATGGATCTGTAGCATAAACTTCTGGAGATGCCTTACCTGTGTAGTAATTATATCTCTCTAGTCTAATTTCATTATATTGATTTCTTGCCTTCTCACGCATCAAAGTAATTGTATTATAAACTGTATAGTACTTTGAATGAAGTTGGGGTATTTTTAATGATTCGTCATGCAAGTTATCTGGGTCGATTTTAGCATCTTCGGCCCACATACTTTGAATTTTATCAAGATCCATAATAAAAGTTTAATTAATTATAAAAGAGTTCGTCCGTCTGATTTAAACATCCTGTATATAGTATACTTGAAAGTAGCCTCTGCTGTAAAGTAGTTGATATCAGTATCACCTGCTTCAAATTCTAATGATGTTAATGAAGTTGGAAACATTTCCTCAAACCTTATTATAGCACTAGTATTGTAATTACTGTTTAAAATTGCTAAAGATCCGTCACTGTATACTTCATCTCCATCTCTCTTACCTTTATCATCAGTTGTTATATCTTTATATTCCTTTGGTGTACTTGGAAAACCTACACCAGTCATCCAATTATGAATAGACATATAATTTTCTAATTCTTCATCAACTATAAATCTTAAACTAAAATCACCATACTGTAGTTTATCACCAGGTATATCAATATCTTTTAGATAAGATGCTTGTACAGCAGTTCCTAAAACTATCTCAGGTATTCTAGCAGAGTTACAGAAAAAATTTACCTTAGGAGTTTTGCTTAGATTAAACCTAAACCCTATAGGAGATAAAAAATTCCTGTTTTCTATTTGGTTACTTAGTGGATTGGCCATTACGATCCTCCGTTTCCACCGCCACCGTTGCCACCACCATTTCCACCACCATTTCCACCGCCATTACCACCGTTTCCATTACCACCATTACCATTTCCGTTGCCATTACCATTACCGTTTCCATTACCGTTTTTCTTTCCGTTCTCACCTTCATCAGGTTCGATCATTCCTCTTCCACCCATATGATAACCACGAGGAATACTCTTACACTTCTTAGAAGTATAACACCAATATTTTCCTGCAGGGCATCTTTTAGCAGCTGCTTCTTCTATAAACTTATCAAATTCAATCATTAGTCGATAATCATATTGAACCACATTTCACTCATACCTGAAATGATTTTATCTGCTGATTCTTTATCATTAGCATATCCTTCTTTCATTAAATGGTCAACTAATTTTTCCCTAGCAGCAAGTGCGTCGTTGTGTTCTTTTGGTGTAGGTTCCATGGTAATACTACTTTTATCTTTATTTAGTCTGATATAATCGTATATCCAATTTTTGCTCTAGACTTACCTAATGCAACATCTAAAGCATCTTGAGCATCTTCTGTGGTATTATACCCTGTCTTTTTAGATATGTCCCATGACCACCTATTCTCACTAATGTGATATAGAGTTTCTCCTGTTAGATTGCTCTTCTTAGTAATATAAAACATTATGTCCTCTCTGTAAAAGTTATACCTTGCATATGATCAAACTCATGTAAGAATACTCTTGCAGCAAAACCATCTAATTTTACTTTATGAGTTTGTTTATTTTCATCTTCATATTTAACCACAATAGATTCTGATCGTTTTACATCTAAAAGTACATCTGGAAAGGATAAACATCCTTCTTCCATTATAACACTTTTTGGAGATTGTTTCACAATTTTAGGATTAAAACAAGTCATAATTTCATTATACTCCAAATCTCTTATCATTACAAATGCTCTTTCATTAATACCAATTTGATTTGCAGACAAACCAACTCCATTATGATGATGCATATTATCAATCAATGTCTTCTTTAAAAAATGCCGATCCAAATTATAACTACACTTTTTAACTTGTGCGTGTAGCAAGATATCCCAATTTGGTAGTAGTTCTCTTATCATAAAGTTATTTAGAGAAAAAAAAGACCCCTCAAAGAGGAGTCTTTTGAAGATATGTAATATCAATTACATTAGGTTTTGAACCTTGACTCTTCTGTAGTATGTATTAGAGTTTCTCTTAATACGTCCAGTGTCTGCCTGATATGTACCTTCAGCGAATGGGTTTGCTACGATACCGTAACGAGTTTTAAACCCGATTTTTGGCTGGAAGGTGTTCTCTCCCACTGCACGAACCATCTGTAGTGGAACGTAAGGGCAATAGAATAAACCTGCGTCATAAGGTGAAGAACCTTTATAACCAGCAACATAGTACTGAGCACCAGCAGAAGATCCATTGAATCCACCTGCATAAGGGTCGATGTACACTTTGTACTTACCTTGTAATGTACCAGCAAATGTATTACCAGTATCATCAACGTTAAGGTTGCTGTTAAGAGCAGGAGTGTAATCAAGTACACCAGCCATTGTTAGAGCAGAAGCAACGTCTGCAGAACAAAGGATCATGTTACCCTTTCCTCTACGAGTTTGCTGTGCTATCGCGTTAGCGTCTCTTTCTATCTGGAATATAAGTCCTTTGAACTTCTCAACTGACCATCTTCCGTTGGAATCTGTGTCTAAGTCGAATGTACCAGATGTTGCAACGTTAGCTTGAGCACCAGGCTTCGCTACGTTGTAAATTGTTCTAATAACTTCTCTGTTGATTTCAGCAAGTATCTCAGTAGAAAGAATGTTAGCAAGTTCTGCTTCTGCATTCAATCCATGGATTGCTTTCAAGTCTTGAGCAAGTTCTAGTGAGTACTCTGCCTTTAGAGCTCTTGACTTCGCAGTCACGGTGACTTTCTCGATTGAGAATGCCATCTCGTTGAAACCGTTTCCGTCAGTACCTAAAGCTTCAGCAGTACCTGTCTTCATACCTTCACCGACGTTGTAGGTAGTTCCGTCTGCAGTAGCAGGGAATGTACCGTCTAACGCACCAGGATCTGATCCTGCTTGTGCACCAGTACCAAGACCAACTGCCTCAGAACCAGAACCAGCAACGTAATCATCTGCTCCAGAGATTGTAGAACCATCGGTTCCAATACCTGAAAATGCGGAATCTACTTCGTTGTAGAATGTCTCGTTTCCATTTTGAGCATTGTAACGAGATCTCATTGCGAAAATTAGACCTGTTGGGCCATTCATTGGTTGCACACCAGCTAGGTCATAAGCGACCAAGTTTGGCATTGCTCTTCTGATCAGACTGATAAGTACTGGATCGAAGTTTGATATCCCTGAACCTGTTGAGTTTGTAGGGGCTGCTTCTCCAAGGAACTCTTGCTCCTCTTTTAAAGTCTTTTCTTGGTTCTCCAGAAGAACTGCGGTCACCATTCGACGATGATTGTCTTTGATGTCTCCCATACCATCGTGGTCTAGGAGTGGGGCCCACTTCTCCTGCAGATGTTCAGCATTGAACGATTGCATTTGTTTTACCTTTTAAATTTAGTAAGTTTGATCTTATAATTAAAAAATCACTTTTTCGAGACTCTATTCATAGTCTGTAGGTAACTTTCCATCAAGCCAGACGGTGCTGCTTGAGGTGCCTCAGTTCCTTCAGAAATTGTCTCTGAATGGTCTCTTGGAGCACTAGCACTTGGGAAATAAGATTCCTTAAGTGTACCTAGTTTCTCTCTGTATGTTTCTTCACTATCAAACTCAACATTTTTGGCAAGAGAAGCAAGTTTATCTTTTTGTGAAAGTGCTAGACCTTCGGATATGTCTGATAGAATTACATCTGATACAGACTCAGCTAATCTTTTGTTTAGAGCAATATTTTTATTAATTTGCTCGTTGAGTTTATTTTCCATCTCATCAAGTTTATCAACCATATTGTTGATAACATCATATTTTTCTTCAGGGATTGTTACATAATGATCTTCAAAAAGACTCTTCATACCTTTTAAGAATGAATCAGTCATTTCTGTTTTAAGTCCATGCTCTACTGCGAGTGCATTTTCTTCCATCCATTCCTGAGCAATATACTCAAGATATGCATCAGTTCTATCTTCTAGAACTTCTTTCATGGCAGAAACTTCTTCAGCGAGTGATTTCTCATACTCACCTTTTAATTCTTCCTTGATCTCTCCGATCTTAGATTTGATAGCAGCTTCAAAAATGGTTGTTGCTTTTGCTTTGAAGTCTTCTGAAAGTTCTTCGCCTTCAACAAGAGCATTGATGTCTGCTTCGACACTAAATGACTCCTCTTCAACGACTTCTTCTTCAGTTGTCTCTTCTTCTGCAACTACTTCTTCTTCAGTAGTTTCTTCTGATTCAGCAACTACTTCTTCTTCAGTTGTAGGTTCTTCAGATACAACCTGATCTTCAGGTTTCTCTTCTTCCTCTTTCTTCATAGAAGGCATAGCATCTGCTTTACCAGCGTTTTTGTTTACTACATCCTTAACTTGCTTAAGGGTTTTACCAGGTGTATTTAACTTAGCTGAATTATCATCAACCTTATAATTTTCTGGTGTAGGCCCACCTAGATCTTCTACCGCAGCTTGGCCAGGAGTTGTCCCAGCTAACTTAGGCATTGGATCACCAGGCGAAGCATTTTTAGTTACTACGTTTTCCATTTCTTGTAATTTGCTACCAACAGGCATGTGTTTATTCGAATATTTAAATATTCATTATTTATTTATAGAACTTAAAGATTTGATAAGAAATCGTTAAACAACGATAGCTTGTGTTCCTCAAGTGTATTTTGGTCAACTAGAGTGTTAATCCTTCTCTTAGTTTGATCTACAAACTGTTCACGAAGAATTCCTCCTTCCCATATCCACTCCTTTCCTTCCATGATTCCGTTAACGAAAGCATCAGGAGCTGATGGGTCAGCAACGATATCAGCAGCTGTTGCTAATTGAAAGTCTTCACCAACAACTTTTAGACCGTCACGATCTTCTTTTAATGTTCCTATACCACGAGAAGAAACTCCTAAAGTTACACCTTCAGCGAGTAAAGATTTTGCAATCTTACCCATAGGTGTTTCAAGAAGTTGTGCCTTACCTACAAAATTATTTCCTTCTTGATGAAGATTAACAATTTTATGTGATACTCTATCGAGGTTCACTGTAGGGCCATCAGGGTGACCAAGTTCCCCAACAGCACGACCTTTTGCAACGAAAGATTCGTTATATCTGCTAACCTCTTTTGCAAGAGTGTCTACAGGATACATTCTTCCATTACGATTTTTAAGGTTGCCTTGTAAGAAAACACCCTCTATATACATCTTCTTTTTAGCACCTTTTCCTTCGGTAATAAATTTAACGTCTGAAATTTCTTCTGTAATAAGTTTCATTGTCCTAGTTTGTAAATCCTACTTTTGCACCCTTAACATTTGCAGATAGTGCATACATGCAATGAGTATAATCTTTTTGAACATACTCAACAGAACCTGATGGTAATGAGAATGAACCAACACCAACTCCGCTTTGAGTTTCTACAACATAAATTGTATGTTGACTTGATCCGTCTAAATTTACAAGACGAACCATTCTTGCTTGCTCAAAACTAGTAGCAGTACCAGTAGTGGTTGGTAGTGCAATTTCTTGACCTTTAATGTAGGTGATGTTGGCCATTATTCTCCCTCTGTTGACTCAGGTGATTCTGAATTATCAAACATTGATGAACCTACGTTTGTCTTAGATGCATCTATTTTGTCTGCTGCTTTAGCATACAAAACCTCTTTAATCTTATCGCTGATGTCATTAGCAGCAGCATCAGTCGCGATCAAGTTAACAAGTTCTTCCATAAAAAATAAATATAAAATCCTAGTTTTATTTATATCTCTGCCTTTTTAGTATCTTTTTGTACCTGTGCATTGGTAAGTCCATCGTCAATTTCTGGATCCATTGGAAGTTCTCCCATCTCACCTTCTGCTGGTAATGGTTCTCCAGTTATTGGATCAATTGCACTAGGATCTGGTATTATACCATCTTTAATTTCCTGTTCAATTTGTTCATCCAATTCTTCCATTTCTCCATCAGTCTGACGTAAGACATTTCTACGAACCCATTCTTGTGAATAGAATCTTCCAATATAAGGTTCTATTTGTGCAAGAGTTCCTAGTCTCTCATTCATCATTTCAGTTTCTTTCAATTCTGCAAATTGATTATCATAAATGAAATCGTATTGAATGTGCTCACTAAGAACTTCCCAATCTTCAGGAGTAACAATGTTCTTCAGGATTAATTGAGTCTTGAGCATATCTGTGAACATATTTGCAAAACGTTTTCTTAAACGTCCTACAAATTTAGAGAATTTTAATTCATCTCTTAATATCTCTGATGAACGTCCTAAATTAAAACCACCTTCTGCAGCAATTCTTGATTCTGGAACACCTAATGCTCTATAAAGTTTCTTTTGGAAATATTCAATATCAGCAAGTTCACCAAGGTTTTGTCCACCAGGTAATGTTGTGATTTCAGTTCCACGACCACCTTCTCTTCTAGGTAACCAGAAATCTTCCATCATAGACATGAACTTACGATCATCTCTTACTTCACCAGTATTTGCATCATAGACAAGTTTATTTCTATAACGACCCATAACTTCACGAAGATATTGCTCTGCTTTTATCTTAGGAAGATTACCAACATCAATATAAAATATTCTTCTTTCTGGTGCTCTTGATAATCTGTAGATAACAAGACTATCTTCAATCATTCTTAATTGATTAAGAGCCTTGATTGCCTTATGCAGATATGAAAGAACTAAACCTTTATTTCTATCTACTAATCCAGAGGTAACATAAGTGATAGAATCTTTTGCAATTTTAACTCCCTTTGTTCCACCACCACCAGTCATTGCATTTGATGGATATGAAGGTTGTGGAGTATATACAAAATACTCATCAATTTCAGGTGCTACTGGTTTTGTTTCGTTCTGATTACTGTTTAATGAGTTAAGTCTATCTGCTTTACTTTGCTTCTTTTCTTGACGGACATATCGCATCTTCATAGGATCAATATATCTTAAATCTTTTATTCCCTCTTCTGGTTTTTTCTGGTCAATTACCTTCATATAGTACAATCTACCATCAACATACCAGTTTCTGAGTATTTCATGCGATTTTTTATCAAAATCCATTATATCTTTAATGGTTTTGAATTCCTCTCTTATTGCCTTCTTTAACTTATCACTTGCGTTTAAATTTGATAATTCAATTTGAATAGGTGTATCATAGAGGTCACTAACTATTGCTTCATTAATAACATCTTCAATTGCTCCATCACATTCTGGATGTAAAGCCATTTCTCTGTATCTTTTTATTAAATCAAATTCACTTCTATAGACACCTTCAATATCTACATATGAACCATAAAAAGAACTAGCAATAAAATTATCATTCCCGTCCTCATTATTTTGAGGAACGGGAGAGACAACCGAAGGAGCATCTTTCTTCTTCGGATCAATAGAGAAACCAAATAATCTGGCCATAATATTAGTTGCGTTAACGTGTTTCTTTTATTTATCTGATATCTTCACCGCCAGCCGCAGAGGAGGTACCTTTATAAGCTTCCCACCAGTGGACTTGCATTTCGACTGTAAATTCTTCTAGAGTATCAGTTGTTTCGTAACTTAGATCAATTGAAGATAAGTTAGTAGGCCAAATATCCCAGAATTTATATGATCTTAAGATACCGCCATCACGATCTAACTGATGTACCATTGCATCTTTTTGATATTCTTCAGGATTTTGTGCACCTGTTGCATCTTCCATACTATTAATAACGTTCATCCACTTTTCAAAAGCAGAACGAATTACGAAATCCGTATCGTTAAGAACAGTTATTGTCCATGTTTCGAATGTTCTATCTCCTGCAATTTTAAGTATCCTTCCTCGGAATGGAACTTCAACTGGAGTAACAGTTGATGCAGGTAGTGCTGCAGCCTTAACTAAAAATCTGGACTTCTGGAGTACATCATTTTCTATTCCGACTGCTGTGGGAAATGCTAGTTCAACCTCAAAGAGATTCGGCCTAGCTCCACCACCAGTTAACTTACTTTTAAAGTCACTGATTTTCCTTAGTGGAATGTTATTGACTTGAACGCGGCTTGGCATTGTTCGTAGACCTCTTAATTAAACTTGACCGATGACTTCATCAAAACTAACACCAGTTCTGGTAGCAACAAAGGTTAGACCGATGAAGTTGATAGAACGTGCTGGCTTAATGTATATATCTGCAACGAATTCGTTTGCATCAATAATTGCAGCAGTATTATTTGTTTCGTCACAAATGACGACATAATCTTGGATTCCTCTCTTCGCTTGAACATCACGTAAGAAAGGTTCAACAATATTTACAAAGTTAGTCCTTGTAATTTCATCGTTGAATTCAAAGAGTTGATCCTTAGCAGCAGCAGAAATTGCATCTTCTAAGAAGATGAACAAACGACGAACGTTAATTCTATCGAATGCTGATGCTTTAGCATATCCAGTTTTATCACCAAATAATAGGATTCCTGATCCAGGTGAGAAGATTACTGGGTTAACTCTTGAAGAATAAAGACGATCTCTCTGATCTTTATTTGGATTATATGCTAACTTAACTGCATTAAGTATAGCACCTCTTGCTGTTCCTGCAGGTGAGAACCAAGGGAACTGATTAATATCAGTTCTTGCACAAAGTCCACCAATGTCTCCATTGAGAGGAACATATCTAAATCCATTTGAAAATCTATCAAACATATACTTATATCCACTATCGAATATAGCATATGATGATGAAGTTATTGGGTCAAAGAAATTAATTACATTATCAGTAATATCAGCATCACTTAAAACAGTTGGTGCTTCCTGATCTGTAGTATCAGTTATCATTGATCCTCTGTAAGGAGAGATGAATGCAATTGCATCTTTTCTCGCTTCAGCAACTTGGATTAATTTAGTAGCAAGTGCTCTTGTTTGCTCTTCGCCACCTTGTGCAGATCCTTGAAGTAAGAAATCTACATCAACTGCAGTATCATTTTCAAAAAGTCCGTAACCAGTGATTATATCATCTAATCCTGAGTTAAGAGCTCCAGTTGTATTAATGTCCAAACTATTACCGTAGTTTTTACCACCAGCAATCACTGAATTCAATGCTCCGATTGTATCGAAGATGATTCCTTCACCATCTTGATCCCAACCAGTATCACTAGCAAGTGTAAAGTTATTACTAAATCCTGTAGTTACAACTCCTACTGGTGCACTACCTCCAAAGAGATATTCTGAATTAACTTCTAAGTACTTTCTCCAGTATTGTGGTGATCCAACAGAAAATTCTGCATCTTTTGCTTTTGATAAGTTAAGATGCTTTTCAAGAATTGTACCTGCATTTCCTGTTACAGTTCCTTTTGCGTCAATGACTACAATGTGAACTTCATCAAATCTTCCACCTCTGTTAGATACATATTCAGATGTAGTTGGTCTTTCAGTAACAGTATTCCACTTTGTTGTAGTTACTGTTTCAGTTCCACCAACAGTTGCAGTTGTTAATGAAAGTTCTTGCTGATCAAACCAATCAGCAGTAATACTTACAGTAGGTGTTGCTTGTGAAACTCCTGAGTTATTCAAGATAGTAACAGCACCGTTACCAAACTTGTAAATGTTGTTATAATCCCAAGCAGTTTCTGTTCCAGCAGTTGATACATGTGATATGAATTTAACATCAACTGTTAATCCAGTAACACCAGTAACAATTCCCTTGAACATTCCGTCAAGTACTTCAGTTGTTCCTGCACCGACTCCAGTTTTTGAAATAACAGTGTTTGCAGGTACAGTTTGAGTAATACCGTAACCAACATTAATACTTCCTACACTGTTAAGTGTAAGATTCTGATCTGCTTTACCATCAATTATTCCAATTCTAATACCGTTCGACCATGTGCCTGGATTTTTAGCAGCAACAGTCACGTTTGCAATTGTATTTACATCGTACCCTAATTCTTCGTAATGATCAATACTCTTGATCTTTGTGCTTGTAGCAGCACCAACGAATCCATTGTACAATCCTGCATCGTCAGCTCTGACTACGTTTAGTATTCCACCGTAAGCCAAATATGATGATGCAGTCAACCATGTTTCATACTGTTTGTCAGTACTATATGGTTTCCCAAATGTATTAAGTAAATCGTTCTCCGTATTAACAAGAGTTGGAGTTCCGACAGGCCCTTGTGCAAACGGGCCTACAATTCCACCTATCTTATCTGTTGTGGGGTCGATCCTTCCTAGTGTTAAATCAACTTCCCTTACCAAAATACCAGGAGATGCTAGATTCAGTGGCATCTTTAATTCCTCTCTCAGTCCAAATTTATTCTAGAAATATTTATAGATTTGTCTTTTTACATGTAGTCCCACATGTATGAACGGTCTCCATATTCGTCGGTATGCCATCTATCTCCTTCCTTATCAACGAAACTATCCATGTCTTCAAGACCGTCGGACATGAACCCAAATGGAGCCATATCTTGTTCTATTTGATTCTTTTGTTCGTCATAAATTCTCTTACGAACATCCTGATCAGACATTTCTTTAAAGTAATCTTGACACACTAACCATGAGAATATTACTAAGCACATTGCTAGATCATCATTAGATCCTTCCTCTGCTTCAAATGAATTTCCTTTCTGAGAAAATGTAGTTAACTCTGATATGATCTCATAATCACAAGTTAAAAGTTTATTATCTTCCAATAAAGTTTTAAGATTTGAGCAACCTAATTTTTTAACAGCTGCCGTCATTCTTACTCCAAGTTGTGTCTTTTTCCCTGAAAACCCTTGACCTACAATTTGGCCATTTCTCCCTCTCATTGTAGCCATTAAAAGATTATCATACTCCAAATCATATTGCATAATACTTGCAACTTGATCTCCTATATCATTCACTTCTATTAAAACAAATGCCTGATTATATCCTATTGCAACATCATGAATAATATTGGGAAATAGCATAGGTTTAATTTCATTATTCCTATATTTTGCTACTACCTTATATGGAAACTCTGTAGTATCAAAAACTAAAAATGCAGAATAATCATTACCAAGTCCTCTAGCCACATCAACTGTGAGTATGTAATTATGATCCTTTATTGGTTCTTCGTAGATATCAAGACCAGCATTTCTCTGGATGGGGTCTTCAAATACAAGATTTTTTAACTTTGCTGCACTAATAAGAGTATTAACAGATCCTAAAAATTCACATTCAAACTCAATTTTGAATTGTTGTTCTGATGTGTTTGCAATTGTTTGTTCTTTCCATTCAGCATCTCTACCAGGAACTTCAGACCAATGTACTTCAGTAGGAACATATTCACTCTGACCTTTTTCTGAATTATGCCACATACGGTAGAAATGATTCATACCCCTTGGGGTTGAAACAATAATTACTTTAGTACTTTGTCCAGACGTAATAGTAGGATAAACAGAGGCAAAGAAGTCGTCAGCAATGTGATTCGGGATGAAAGCGAACTCGTCAAGAAAGATGACATTATAGGATCCACCTCGGACAGCAGATGAAGAAGTAGAGTTTGCCGATATTTTTGATCCATTTTCTAATTCTAGGGAACCTTTATTCCACGATACTATACCTTGCTGCATCCATGAAGGTAAATTTTCGTATGCAAGTTGTAATCTGCCAAGTAAATCTCTAGCAGTTGATGCCTTGTTTGCAAGTATTGCAATGTTTACATTATCATTAAAAACTGCATAATGCAATAGGTACGAAACACATGTTGTAGATTTACCAGTCTGTCTGGGCATTTTACAGATGTTAAATCTATGTTTATGAAAATTATGAATTAATTTTTCTTGAAAATCGTACATATTAAAAGGAACTAGTCCTTCATCAAGAGATACAATCTGAATATAATTTCTTGCAAAATAAACAGGATCATCCTTACACTTTAAGAATTCTACTATCTGCTCCTCTGTAAATTCATGAGGAGTATTTGCTTTTTTTAAATTAGGATTACCAAGATATACATTATCAGACATAGTTTAATTAATCCTGTTTGTTAATATCTAAGGATCTTATATTTCTTTCTTTCATCTGTTGTTGTACTTGAACTGGGCCAATAACATCTATAAATTCCATGAAAGATTTACCATCTTTATCTTCGATGGTAATCTTTTCCTGATAGTTTTTCCAGTCCATTTACTTTTCCGTCTCTTTATTATTTAGAAACTGTTGCTTCAACATCTTTGAAAGATCTGATGTTGAACCTACAAAAACAGCGTTATTAGTAACATTATTTGTAGTTTTAACTGCTTCTTCGTCAACTTCTTTAACTTTTTTCTGAAGATCTAGTAACTTATCAGTGGTATCAGCAACTGATTTAATAATTTGTCCAGCAACTTCATATGCCCTTGCACTACCTTGTTCTTCAGCAACTTCCATAATACCATTAAGTGCTTCTTGACCTTTTTCAATTAATGAATAAAGATTTCCTCTAGTATATTCATAATCTTTACGTACCTCAGTTTTACCATCATTTTTGGTTAATTTATTTTCAGATACGGTGCTAACCTCAATCTCACTACTGGTATTGAGTGCGTCATCTATAGGATCAAAATTGTTACTCATTAGATGTCCTCTTTCCTAACTGGACTGTAAGTTTTACCATCACCTAAGAATTCCCAGTTCTCATCAAATCCAAAGTCATCAGCAGGCCCTGCATCTGCAGGATTAGGTGTTGCAGTATATCTCATTTCACGTTTTGTAGTTTGAACATTAGTATCTGCATATAGATCTGTTTGAACTTTTTTGATAAGTCCTTCTGAAGTATCTGAGATTGGGCCAAAGAGATAAGTTTTTGCGGTAAAATTTAATGTATATATTAGTGCTCTTCTTGTACTAAAGTCTCCTTCATAGTCATCTTGAAAAGAAACATTATCTAAAACTAAAGGAATATCTCTTTTTTCTCCTATAGATTTTACTAAATCAACTGTTAGTGTAAATGCTGGTTGAAAATATGGAAGTATCTGTTCAACAATCTGTAAAGCATCATCATTTAATTTTGTCCATATACTCAATTCAAATCCAATATTATATGGAACAGGCATATAAACCTTTTTTAAATTAGTTCCATCAGAAGTTTTAAATGTCTGTGTAACACCTGCTTTTCTAGTAGGATCATAAGAAATAGTATTCATTTCAAATGACATTCTTGGTAATGTTGTAGCAACTGGTTTGTTTAAATCTGCTTGTTGTTCCAATCTAGCAAGAAATTTTTGAGCAGGGCCATATGATAATGGTACTTTAAAGTCACTAAAATCTTCACCATCTTGAGATTTGTGCTTAATAACAATGTTATTAAATACTGTACCAAAAGATATTATGGTTTTTCTAACTATTTCGTGATAATAATAAGTTCCTAACATTATACTTGTCCGAATGGGTTACCTTCACTGAAGTCAATAATAGCATCTGCTTCTGCTTCAATATTGTCGCTCTGATCATATTGATCGGCAAATTCTGCTTTAGCAATATAATCTACATTATATCTAGCACCAGAAGTAGTTCCAACAGCAATCTCACCAGCTTGGAATGTTCCTGATGTAGTTCCCAATTTAAGGACAACTTCATCTCTATCCCAACTCTTAACTCTACCTATAGCACCACTAACAGATCCTTGAACAGCCTCATTGAATTGATAAGTTCCAATACCAGTTATAGTTGCTGGTTGTGAAATAGTTGCAATACCTGTATGTGAAGTATATCCAACACCTGCATCAGAAATAAGAATTTGAGTGACCATATTAGCAGATTTATCTACAACTGCTCTAGCAACAGCAATAGTATTTCCAACACCTACAGGTGGTGCATCGAAGAATATAGTTGCTGCATCTGCATAACCACTACCACTATTTCCAACACCAGTAGTTATTACCTGAACACCAGCAGTACCAGCAGGGCCTAAGTTTGCAGTTGCGGCCGCACCAACTCCATTGTATGTGGTAATACCATTAGTTGCTGTTGTTGCAGTACTTACTATAGTAACTGTAGGTGGTGTAGTATATCCAGCACCAGCATTTGTTAATAAAATTTCTTTAACAGAATGTACACCATAAACAGATGTTGTTATAGCTACCGCAGTTGCAGTAATACCTCCACCAACTGGCCCAGGCCCTGCAATTACAACATTAGGTGTTGTAGTATAATTATATCCATCTTCATTAAGGAATATATTTCTAATATATCCACTTGAAGTACCAATATTTAATGTTGCAGTTGAACCAATAGAGATTAACTGTAACTCAGTCATATAACCATAATCAACGAGTGTCTCATCAATTGCCTGTGTAGAATCACTAATTTGATTCCATCCACCAACGTCATCACTAAGTTCGTAAAGTTCACACTGTAATTCATAAACATATCCTTTACCTAACTGATAGAAAGGTTTTTCATGTTCTACAAATTTAACTTCAAAAATTCTTTTACCTAATGGAAAATATATTAAATCTCCTTCACGTGGTCTACCTTCAACAAGTATTTCATCATCAGGCATTGAAACTAAAAATGGTGCAATAAAATCTTCCCATCTTTCTTTTGATATTGTTATGACCAATTCATCTTTTAAACTCATACCAAATTTAGTCATTATATCACCAGCACCTGTATACCCTTCATAGGTATTAACATATGCTTCTAATAAAAAATTATCGTCAAATTTTGACGATTCAACTTCTCTAAAAATATTATCTTTATTAACTATTTTTCTGGGAAGATAAGTAATTTCAACACCATACATCCTCAACTGTTCGTTGATAAGATCCTGAATAAGTCTTTGTTCTCCTGAAGAACCTTTTAGGAAAAATGGATTTAATGCCATAATATTAACCTATCATATCAAGGGGTGGTACCTCGTATTCTGAAGTCATCTTCTCTAGAAGAGTATCTATTTCTCTTTGTCCATCTTCATATATTTCTCTACCATTAAATTCAATTCCACCAGGAAGTCTAACTCCTTTAAATTTAATTAAATTTTGTCCCCATTGCTTCTTCAACAATGCAGTTAAATATTTCTTTAACCATGGATCATTATATACTTGACTATATGCTGTAGGATCTAATGCTCTCCAACATTCTAATACAATATATGAACCAACTTCTTCAGCCTTCCAATCAATATCCAAGTACAATCTATCTTGTCTTTGGTTAAATCTGATCTGTTTATCAGTGGTTAATAAGAAATCAATATCTTCTAGATAAGTCTTAACCATAGCATATTGTAGTAAATCAACTGAATTAAATTGATATAAGTCATTCAAAAATAGTTGATATTTAATACTAAACATCCCAGATGATATTGTACTACTATCAAATTTAAATACTTTTTCTACACCAATTACAGAATCTGGAACAGGTATAAAGTTTGAATTTTCATACCAATTAGAAGTAACAGTTCCTACTCCACTTACATTTGAAGAACTACTTGTAGTAACTATACCAACTCCACTAGTTCCGTTTGCTCTTCCTCTATCAATATCTTCTTGAGTAAGTTGATGTTTAAGATACATTTTCTCAACACCATTATAATGACGTTCGTTGAAAAATTGTATTGCATCATCTATTAAATCATCAGCCTGATCGTCATCAACATTAATTTCTAAAACAGGAGAACCTAACTGCCTATAGCAATAATTTTTAAGTTCTTGTCTAGTTGTTGGTTTTGCCATCAGTAAGAGCCTCCATCTATTAATCCAGCTGTTAATGTTCCATCTACGTAAGCATCTGCTGTAAATGTTGCTATTGCACCAAAGGTAGCAATACCAGCAGTTACAACTAAACCACCAGTAGTAGCTCTAAATCCCCTACCAGCAGTAACTAATCCAACAGAATCAACATTTGTTACATCTTCGTAAGTAACTGTTCCACCAACTGAAAGGTTACCAGTAACTGAAAGACTATCCGTTAAAGCATCAAATGTAAATCCTGCACTATCTCTTAAAGTAGATCCTACTCCCAAGAATGGAACACGAGTCGCTGTTAAAAGAGCATATGTAGATACACCTGTGATATTTAGTGATTGTGCGTTTACGTTATCAAGAACGATATCGTCACTCAAGAATAAGTCACCACCAACAAAAAGATCTCCAGTAACCGTAGCACCAGTGGAGATTGTATTAAATACTTTTGTTGTTCCATGATACAGTTCTGCTGTACCACCATATCCAATTCTTAATGCACCTTCACCAGTATCACTTATATAACTATGAGAACCATCATGATATATTTCTAATGCAGTGGAAGAAGTACCAAATTTTAATTTAGTATTATCATTATATTTAAAAGAACCTTCACTTGCATCAAATGATGCTGTAACTATACCAACACTATGCTTGAAGTGCATGTCTCCAGCAAATGATGATATTCCAGTATTAACATCTAAAGTTGATACTGAAGCGATACCACCGACTACATTTTGTGCTGTAATCGCAGTAAGAGCCTCACCACCAGACGCACTGGAAAGTATTTTTACAGCATTTTGTTGACCAACTCTTACTCTAATATCTGCCATTATTAGCTCCTAGTTACTCCTTCTCTCACTAAGACATTTCCCTCAACAACCCTTTCTACAACACCACCTTTTGTAATAACAATATCATAAACATATCTACCTGCTCTTAAACTAGTAGTAGTTGTAGCAGCTAATTCTAATACAATCTTTCCAGAACTGGGCTCAGGAATACTAGCATTAAAATCTGTTGCTGTAGATGCACCTGCCCATTTTCTCATTTGAGACGCAACGGTATATCCATTCAAATCTAATGCTGAATTGTTATCAACAGATTCTAAATTAAAAGTTTGTTGGAATGTGGATCCTGTATTTACTACAAGATTATTAACATATACTGCAGCCATCTATTTACGAAAAGAATCCCTACTTCCTATTTATAGGAGTACTACTTCTTAGTTAACTTATAGAGTAAACTCTTTATTTCATCTAGTTCACTTCTTAATCTAGATATCTCTTCTTTTTGAGAGTCAACAGCATGTATTTTAATTAATCTAGATTTATATTCTGCATCATTGCAGTTTATAATTGCACCAGTGGTTTCGTCACGGTATAAACCTTTGTAATTTTCAACTCTAACGTATTCCATTATTTAACAGCAATGGTACGAATATCTCTAATCTTAACTGGTTCAGCCTGATTAGTAGAAGACATTACAACCTTAATCACATATCCATCAAATTCACCAAGATTATCTGCTGTAAATTCATATTCCTTATATTCATCATATAGGCTTGGTGTAACCTCTGCATCAGGTAAGCCACTATTAAGTGTCTCATCTATTACCAGATTACCTAAACCATCTCCAGTTGTATCTTTAAGATTATCATAACCAGGGAATAATTCAAATTCTTGTAATATTTCCATAGAATCAGGTCTTTGTAATGAATAAAGAACTCTAAAGTCTGCATCTGATCCTCTATATGCGGTAAGAAGTACCTTTAAGGAATCAGCAGATTTATTAAGTTTAATCAATCTAGAAACATAAATTGCAGCATGAGGATCTTCAGTATGTGTTTTAACCTCTGCATTTTCAGGATAATTTGAAACAGGTTTATCTATCATATTTGTTCCAAGTTGAGAATAAGCAACATTGGTATAGATTATTGGAGACACGTTCTGATTCTTAGTCTCAAGTGTTATTCCTGTAGTAAATGATTTATTTCTTTCAATATTACCCAAATAAGTAGTTTCATTTATTTGAGAACATACTATTCTTGGAGTAGTTAAGTCATTAGGAGTGTTAAGTTGTACAGGTTGGAATCCTTGATCTTGGAATGAAACTTCATTTCCAGAAACACTTGTTCCTGTTACAGTTCTAATAGATGCTTTAGTACTGGTCATAGGTGATGGTGTAACTACATCATAACAAGGAGTTATTGTCTCAAACTGTATATTCATAGTTCCTCTAACAGAATCTCCACCAGCAAAACCATCTTCAATGAATGATAATTCTGGATTAGCAACTGCATCAGTACTTCTATTTTTACCACCACTTGTAGTATCAAATCCAACATAATAATGATTTAATCCAATATCTATTGGAGATATTTGATGAGTAAAGTTATTGATTCTTCTTAAAGAAACACCATTTAACTCATATTTTTCTATTGGTTCACCAGCACTGTATGGAGTTATGGTTGTATTATCTACACCACGAATTATATCATCTAATGATCCATTTCCGACTGATCTGTAACCAACAATTTCATCACCAATTCTTGCATAACCAGTACTTCCAACACCAATAGGTGCTCCTTCAAAAGTAGAGAATCCAACAGTAGATCCAACACTAATAGATGATGCACTCACATCAATATCAAGTGAAAGTAAGGATATTTCGGCATTAGGTGTAATATCAAATACTTTTAATTTATTATTAGTGGCATGCATACCATGATTAAAGTGAGATACTCTGAAATGCTTACCATCATATAGTCCACCATCAAGTGTTAAATCTGAAGCAAGAACAGGGCCACTACCAGTAGAAGCATTTTGTATTACTCCACTTATAGGATCAGCATACCTTAAATCTTCAGTATCTTTAAATGATCCTGTAGCAGATGATCCTTGAATACCTGATAGGTATAATGTATCAAGACCACTATTTTCCTCAATAGTGAAGAAAGCACCAGCACCTACATTTCCAGAAACATCAGCAGTTACAATACCTACAACATCACCAACTTTATAACCTTTTGCTGTACCAGCTGTTGTAAATCCAGTAATTGCTCCATTTGAATCAACAGAATTAATTTTAATCTTAAATCCTTCACCCTGCCCTACAAGATTGTAAGTACTAACGTCAGTAAGAGTATTGTTGTATCCTGTTCCTGCTCTAGCAATAGTTGCATTAGTTACGGAAGCACCAGTACCAACAATGTATCCATGAACAGCATCATTTGAAGATCCTACAACTTTTGTACCAGGTATAAAGGTTGTAAGTCCAGAATGTCCTGAAGCAAGATTAGTAATAGCAATTTTACCAGTCTTGGCTAATGTGGTTATTGGATTACTATCAAGTAATCTTACATAATCATTACTTTCATTTAGAGTTGGATTAGAGAAGTATGCAGTTCCTTGATTAGGTTTAAATTTTGCTTTATATAGTTTCATCTTCATATCTTCCATCTGACTTGGTTCCCAGATAGATCCATTCTGTGACTTATAAAGACTACCTAATGCCCATTGCTGAGTATAGATTATAGTAGATCCACCTACACCATCACCAGTAGCACCACCAGTAACTGTTTCACCCATTCTAGCAATCCAGACTTCATATTGATCAGTAGTTGTTGCAAGAAGAACTATTGCATATTCCTTTCCTGCTTCCACATAAACTGGTTCTCTAAATTTAACATTAGTTGCAACTGAACCATCGTCAGAAGTTGTTATATCATCAGGATAAACTACTTCACCAAGATTAAGATTGGTTAGAGTTGGTGTTCCTAACTCTACAGTTCTTACCTGAACAACAACAGGATTATTTTGTCCTGTTGGAGGTTTCTTTGCAAAGAATAAATCGACAGAAGTTAAAAATGCTCCATGCTGATCATCATCTAAGTTTATATTTTGACTCTGTATTGAAGAGGAATCAGGTGCTTGTATCCTCGTTGCAACAGCAAATGACTGAGCAAGAGGGTCAGATCTATGGCCCTGATACGTTCTTGTAATAGTAGTAACCTTAGTTGTAGTCGTTGTATGGATATCTTGATATTGTATTTCACGGAATGTACCCATAGATCGGAAATTAATTGATGCTGAGGAAATTAATTTACTTCCTTTAAGTTCTTTTGCATTAGTTGCATCTCCAGTAATTTTATATTCCTTATTACCAGATGGAATAACAACACTAGGTTGTGGATCAACAAAAGGATTTCTCAAGTACCAAGATCCTTGCAAATCACCATAGTTATCAGTAACTAATCTTAAATCTTTAACATAAGCAACTGCACCACTTGTCTGACCAACTAATTTTGCACCTTTAACTACATAACCAGAATATTTTCCTTGTGCCTTTTCTGATAGAGCAAAACAATCAACGTTCACTACTTTGGAAGAACTGGTATATGTTGCTTGGAACTGTTCTGCAGGTTTATAAGGCATGTATGTATAAACCGTTTTTGGATTGTTATATGGGCCTGTTTTATGATTTTGATTAGCAACTCTGAAACTAACAATTTTCTTATTGCCATCATAACCTAATACTTCTTCTCCAACTTGGAATACTCCAACAGATCCATAATTATCTAAACTTGTATCATTTGATATCTCCAACAATTTTGGAATAAAGTCCATACCAGCTTGATTATCCATAAATTGATAATGCTGTGTTGTTGGTTTTAGGAGTTTAGCATCAAACGTAGTATTTCTAGATCTCATATATTGATCATCACCAGTTGATGTTATAACATCACCTTTGAAATGTGTTTTTCTAACTTCGGTAGATGTAGTTCTTGTAGTTCCTGGAGCTCCATTAGACCAATAGTAATAAGACCAGAACCAACTAGTCCATTTTCTCCTTTGTGTCCAACGAACAACTTCATCTGTTCTTTTCTTATTTTCCTTAATTACCGCACTCATAGGATCGAGTCTAATAGTTCTAAGCCAACTATCACTTATTGGTGTTAAGTCAACAAGACCTCTAAAATCAATAACATGGAATGGGTTAACATTCTCAACTCTAGTTGCAAGTGGTTGATTTATCCATGGAACTTCATCAAAATCTAAAAGTACTGTATCACCTCGTTTTACAACATTACCATCTAACAGAGTAAAATCTTCTGATCTATCTAATTGAGTATCAACAATATTAGAAGCTGGCATTAAAGCACTTTCAAGACTGTTTTGGCCCATAATAGGTCTTATTTCTGCAGACCTTTCATCAACAGCTACAGAAGAATAATCAAGATCAATATTATCATTATTTTGGAAATCATCAACGAAAAATCCACTCTTAAATCTATCATTACCTTGAGAATCTTGTATTTTAAATGCTTCAGTATTTACTTCAAGTAATGATAAAGTGGTTGTTCTTTCTAAACCTTCAATTCTATTTTCTAACTTACCAATATCACGCATTGTATATCTTCTATTATCGGTAAGATAGATATCTGCATCACCTGGATTATAAAGATATGCTGGATATGCTATCGTAGCTAACTCCATCATTGAAGGAGATACTTGTGATGGAGGTAATGGATCTCTTTCTGATTGACCTTGAACTACTGATAATGTACCATTTTTATCAATGTATAATTTATCAATTCTAGGTAGATAATATTCATACCCCAAAATAGATTGCTCATTAGGTGCTAATAAGAATTTTGGTTCAACATTAAATTGTGTTGTTCTAGCATCAAAAGCAAATGGAGATACTGTATTACTAGTAAAATCGGGTACTCTAGGTCTGAAATCTAATGCATCTGTTGCTCTTACTTGGTTAATACCGATTGAAGGTACATCTTTATTATATCTTGCTTTATCGTAACTCATTACGGTAAATACATCTCCTTTATCACCACTAGGAACAACGTACTTATCAAATACTACTAACATTCTTTTAGATGGTATAGCAGAATTTCTTTTTCTAACAAGTCTAGAATAGTCGTAGTACTGATCTCTTTGTCCTTCATCTAGAGTAAATGATCTGGAAATATCTTGATATTTACCATCGCCTTCAGTAGCATTAATTCCCTCAACGGTACTAGTAAGATTTGATTCTGTAAATTTAGCAATTTCATTTAATTGGAATGTCCTATCGTTTAGATATACAATACCTAATTTATTAGCACCACCAGAAGAAGGAGAGGATCCATTATTTGTAACTACTCTAGCAATAGCATTAGAACTATCACCTACAATATCTTCACCAATAATTGCATTTGATGCGACGGCTGCTGTAGCACTAAACGTGATAATATCAAAAGTTGGTTGCTCTTCATTAGTTGATTCACGAATAGCAATAATTTTTGAAACATCAGGAACATTTAAAGATATCTCTCTATCTTGAACTCTTAATCCATATGCATATGGATTCCAAGTTAATCCGTCTTGAATACCAGTACCTATACCAGATTGTTGCAATTTAGATGCGGTTACTTCTACAATATTACTCTTAACAAAATTCTTAACTTTACTCTGAATACCTTGTTTAATTGCAGTTACGTTAACAACAGTATTAGCATCAGTAGTATTTAATCCCCCAATTACAACTTGAGATCCACCAGTATTATATGAAAAATTACCAGGTTTTACTCCAGATACTCCACTACCAGATCCATAATGAACAGAGTATCTATTTGGAGCAAAAGAATCAAAAAATGCTGTACTAATTCCAGCTCCACTACCATCTTTAACACCAGGTGTTCCAGATATATCTAAAGTTGTTGTAGATGATGCAATACCTTCACCAGTAATTTGTGCAGTAATTGTTAATGTAGATTTATCAAAATCAATAGCAGAAATATTAGTATCTGGTAATACTGAGTATAAAGATCCTTGTTCCCCTTCTCTAATAGATGGTGCACCAACAGCAATATCTACAGTTCCACTAGTATTAATAGGTGTTCCACTGAATATTCCAGCAACACTTACACCCAAAGGAGCGAGAGTTAGAGCATATCCATCAGGAGAAATAGCACTTACATTTGCAAATATTTCATCACCACTTCCTTGAGAATATCTAATTATAGTATTAGTTGTAATACCAGTAAATACTGCACCTGGTGATCTTAGTGTTGTTCCAGAGTTGGTTACGATTCCTACTTTTATTCCATTAGGTAAAGGATATTTGTCTAAAAATGCAAATCCACCAAAGTCTTGTGTGTAAGCACCTGTTGCTGTTTGTTTAACGTACTTAATATCTTTAATACCAAATGATTTTACAGCAAGTGTTTGTACAGCAATAGAATTACCTTGAATTATAAGTGGTTCATTTGCTAAAAATCTACCAGATGTTTGCTCTACAAAAAGATCATTTGCTGTACCACTAGTACCACCATTACCAGCTCCAGCAGAATTCCATACATAACCAGTTGCACCACTATGTCCACCTTTTACATGGTATGAGTGTAACACTTCTGTTGATGAAAGTGATCTATTTAATGATAATCTAGTAAATGTTTGAACATCATATAGATATAAATTCCATTTTGATGAATCATCAACATATTCAGAAGATATACTGAGATTATATACTCTTGCTCTTCCTATTTCTAAAGTTGATGCTGAATAACCATTATACAATGCAATTTCTTTTCTATATTGAGGTTGACCTACAACTTTTTGAAGTTGTACTCTATTCCCCATTGAGAACGGAATACTAGAAGCATCTATTTTTTGAGTATCTCTTGGTTTAGGAACATCTAATGCAGTCGTATGGCCTGTATCAATTTGATATCCTCTAACATATGCTGTTCCACCACCAATTCTTAGACATGCTAAATCATCTGTTGGTGCTTCTCCCTCATCAGTTTTCTGATCAGCAAAGTATACCCCACCATTTCCCAATCTATTATTTAATGAATTACTAAGTTTTATATCAAATGGTTCTACAGTATAGTTTCCAGATTCTTCGTATGTTCTTTCTGCAAGGTAATCTTCAATTATATTATAACTACTTTTTGCTTGAATTTTTCTTACTTGACCATTAACAACTTTTAAAATCTCAACAAAATCAGAATCATCATAATCATCTGTTCCTTTTTTAGTAAGACTTAATGAAATTTTAAATCTATCAGCACCAGGAGCAGCATAGTTGGTAAATCCTTGAGCATTATCATATAATGTAGGATCATCTTTTGCACCAATTATTAATTCATCAATTTTTAAACCAACTCTATATGATGGTGAATTTGTATAATAGTCTAATATTATTGTTTGCTTAGTTACATTAACAAAAGTACCTCTAATAAAAAATACACCATCAGCTATAGAAACTGAAGATCCTGTAGATGTTGCATCTTCAGATATTAATGTTGCAATTTCCTGCCCTTCACCAATAGTAGTATTACCATAAACTATATTTTCTTTTACTATTAATGCCTCACCATTTGTAAATACATCACTTGAAAAATTATCAGGACTAGAACCTGAATATTTTACATATAGTGTTAAATATTCAACATCAGATCCATTTGGTAATACAACTTGTTGTACAGTTGCAGTTATTCCAGAACTTCTACCCTCTATAACTTTATCTACAAGTTCACTAGCATAAATTGAAACATCAATTCCAAACTGTAATGGACTTAATTTTACAGCACTATATTGGTCATCAAAAGTAATTCCACCAGGAATTACAACAGACCCCTCTTTGAACATATGACTACCAAATTGTTCAATTTGGTTCTGCATAATAGATTGCAGAGTCGTAAGTTCTCTAGCTTGAACTGGATATCCTGGTTTAAATAAAACCTTATGAAAATTCTTACTAGAATCGTAATCGTCATAGTAAGGGCTAATGTTTAAATCTTTCTTTTGAGCCATGATTTTTTAAAATTCCAGTATGATTTTAATGTCTTCTTTTTGTCTACTATCCCTAGTAACCGACTTACGATTGTCGATGTAAATTACATCTCCAGTAGTTTTATTTATCTCTGGATCAGCAAGACCACTTGTGAAATAAACACCTAAGTCAATTTCTCTAGTACCATCAGTATAAGTATTTCCAGTAAATGCAATAGAAGGAGAAGTATCGGATGGGCCACCAGCAGCAAAACTAATACTATTTGATGTGGCTTCAAATGCTAAAACTTTTGACTCTGTACTAACACCAACATAATCAGTATTATCAACACTATTTCCATAGTATAAAGATCTGTCTTGATAATATTTTAAAACATTAGTTTGCTTATCAAAAGAAGCAACATATCCACGAGCAACACCACCACCTGTAAGTGTTTGTGTTATGGAACTACCAATAGAAATAGAACTACCATTAAAGGAATCACCAAACTTAATTGCACCTAAAGATGAGTATTGACTACCACTAAAAACTGTATTTTTAGATGAATATGTAGAAGGATTCTTTATAATTCCTACTTGAGAGAATGTTGTATCTGTTGGGAAATCTCTTGTAGAATCATCAAATCTTGCATAAATTAGGACTCTATCTGCACCTAATTCTTTATAAACATCATACCCATGTCCTCTGGAAGGAGGTATAATTGGTATTAACTTAGCAAGAGTACTTGGAGAAGTACCAGTTGGTTGAAGTAACCCTAAGTCAACAATACCATAAGTGTATCCACTTCCACCTGCAGTTACAGTTACTGATTGAATAATACCACCAACAGTTTGTACAGATGCTTTTGCACCAGTACCATCACCAAGAATATCTACTGAAAATGTACCATTATTATATCCAGAACCTGGATTTTCAATGTATACTTGTTTAATCTGGTTAAAATTAATATCAGAATCAGCCGCTTCTCTAACATTCTGAATCTGAGAGTTAGTGGAAGTAGACCAATCGTTAGGAACTACAATATACTCTGTAGAATCAAATTTTATAATATCACTAGGTGATATTGAGAATAAGAATTTCCAAACATATCCATCACCACTTGTTCCAGCAGCAGATGGTTCTAAATCTGTAAATGTTGGTTCATCTTTTGATTTACCTCCAGCTGCCGTCGTAGAGCCTGGTGTACCATAAGAACCATTACTTAAGCAGACATAAACATTATAATCACTGTTAACAACATAGTAATTTGCATCATATAATCTAGGAGTTTTTGATATGGGAGCAGGATTACTAATACTGTAATCTTGTCTGTACATATCATACGAAGTATTTCTAGTCCATTGGACTTTTCGTATAACTCTTCTTATATTATTAGCATTTATTTTTTGACCAAATAGTGAAGTGCTTCTATATTGTGCTTCGTACGATAGATTATCCGTTGGTAATAACGGTGCAGAACTATCCCAAGTGCTAGTTCTACCAAATCCAGGATTTGGAGTAGCGGGATTGCTCAACCCTAAAAATACATAATAGGAATTATTAGTATCAAGTACAGAGTCTACAAAATTATTTGCATTAAATATTCTAAATTGATCTGTTACGACGGCAGACATATTAATTTTGTTTTTTATAATAGATATTTATAAGAGTTTATTAAGATGTTGGATCGACAGCCCCACTATCTCTAAAACCTTCTAACCTTCTCTGAATTGTTGGGAAGGTAGTTAAACCAGAATTGATGGTTAAACCACTAACTCCGATTGCTATTGGATTAGCACCATTTCTAGCAATGGTTCCACTTAATCTACCCATTGAGAAGTTTCCTGCTGGATTATTCTCCCATGATCCTGTAGTATTAAGTCCAGTATGTACAGTATCAGATTTAATGTTACATATTATAATTGTTTCTGTACCACTGTATCCTCCATGATTACCACTAATGTTGTAAACATTGTCTAGGAATTCCGTTCCTATACCAATTACTTCACTATCTGAATCATATACTGAAGTTACACCTGTTCCAATTTGTGTATTGAAAATATTAATTGGACGACCATCTGCTAAGTTGGAAAGCCCAGTAGCAGCACGGATATTAAACATCAATGCTAAACCAGTTGATGATCCTGCTTTGGTAGTTGTACCAATTCCAGTAATAGATCCAGAAACAGCCTGAACAGAAGTAATATTACTTACTAATTCAGATTTATATAGTGGTAGTGGTGCTATAACTTTAGGTACATTACTAGAAGTATATCCAAATCCAGAATTTGTAATTGTAGTTCCTGTAATAGCACCATTTGTTATAGTCGCAGTTGCAGTAGCAGTAGTTCCTATACCAACTCCAATACCACTCGTTGGGATTCCGACTGAAAGGTTGGTTGAAGCACCAACATATCCAAGACCACCATCCACAATAGTAAATCCTGATAATTGACCAGAACCATTAATTGTAGCAGTTAGAGATGCAGCACGAGGTTCTGAGATAGAATTATCTACGATAAATCCACCAATAGGTTTGGTAGGAAGATCTCCCTCATAATTAAAGATTGATGCATCATCAACAAATATTTGAGCAGATTCTGAAGAAGATAGATCTCTAATAATCTTCGCTGTTGGGAAGATTAAAGGTTCTGTTATACTTCTTGCTTTAGAAATAACTCTACCACCAATAATTTTATCAGTTTTTTGTCTAGTCCAACTAAACTGCTTTCTTTCACTAGTAATTCCTGGCCCAGTATAGAAACTGGTTTCTATTCTATCAGAATCAACAATTGCTTCAATTGTTCTATTTGTTTGATCTTCCTTATCAGTTTGTATCTTTAATAGTTCAATAAGATCACCAGGTTTTACTGTTTCTTTAATATCACTGATTAAAACAGTATCTTCACCATCAGTACCACGATAGAAGAATATAGTTACATCGTCAGTTGCTCTAGGTGCTTCATTGAATATAAATGAAGTTCCTCCATCAAATTCATAAGCAACTCCTGGCTCTTGGATTGCACCATTGACTATAATTAACAATGCATTTGAAAGATTCATCTCAGGGAATGCTGGTGTATCTTCAGATTCAAATGCTAATAATCCACCATCATATTTTAATTCAAATCTTGTTTTAGATCCATCTTGCTGATTCTTAATACTATCAATATAGTCAAATTGTCCAAATTGCCATGCTGAAAACTCATCACTTCTAACATCAACTGCATCAAATATTGCAGGAGTTATTATTTCCTGTAAATTAGAATCTGTAACTAAACCAACAGGTGTAAACTTATCACCTCTTCTGAATCCATAACCATTTCTAGTAATTCTAAACTCAGTTACTTCACCATAAGATAAATCGCTAAATGTTGTTACTCCAACAAATACTTTAATTGTATCAGTATCCACAATTTCCCGAATAGCGATACTCTGTCCTGAAACTGGATCAGTTGAACGTGGATAGTCATGTTCACTGCTAAAGTTATCTCTACCACATGTGAAGGTTAATGAATCATCAGCAATTGTAATAGTATTAGCAAGTGATAAACCATGATTAGTAGTAAATGATAATTCAAGAATACCTGTTGATGGAATATATCCTGCATCATTAACAGTTAGAGTTCCACCAATACTTCTGGTCACTGAATTAATACCAGCACTTACAAATCTATGCTCATCTCCACGTGGACGTTGACCCATACCAATATTAAGTAATAGACCTGTTCCAGTATCTGTAGTTGGGCCATCACCTAATCTGGATACACCAATAACTCCAAGATCATCATATGCAGGTTCTGGAATAACCAAACTAGGATTGATATAATTTGTACCAGCAGCACCAACACTAATGTCTAATCTTGCACCAGTTCCATATGGTGATTTACCTACATTAACTGTAAATTTGTTTGCAGCAAATACTTGCTCAACACCAACAATTTTATTATGTACAGGATCTTTCTTAGGTCTAGGATAAGGATGAAGATCAAGGAAATTATTTTTAGCACATGTGAATGTTAAACCACCAGTTACAAATCCAACAGTATTATTTGCTTTTTGAATACCACTTGCAGCTGCAGATACGAATGTATGTGCTGATGTATTTGTAGATGGTGCTCTCTTAAGTGTCTGAATTTGGAAAGTAGTTCCAGATACATTAGAAATTGGAATCCACTTATTGTGAATTGGATCACCTACTCTAGGATAAGGATGCTCAGTTTGATTATTATCATAAGCACATGTAAAGATCAAGGAGTTCTCTTCAATCTTAACTAAGTTTCCATTTGACCATCCGTGAGCACTAGCAGTAGTAATCTCAACAACACCCGTAGTTGGGTTATAAGTTGTACCACTAGCAGCAGTATTGATTCCTGATTGAGTGAAACTATGACTTGCTGTAGTTGTTACAGTCAAGATTCCACTCTTAGGATCATATTCAGTACCAGTAGTTGCGGTAAATGGGCCACCTGCGTTTGCAGTAATTGAACCTACACCAGCAGTTATAAATCTATGTTTGTTGTAGTCTACTATTTCTGCATTTACTACACCACCAGTACCAACACTAGATCCAACAAATGCTTCAAATGATGTTGGATCATTATTGAACGCATCTGTACATATACCAACCACTGGGTCTGAAGAACGTGGATATGGATGTAATGTTCTAAAGTTATCCTTACCACAAGTGAATACAAGAGATTCTGTCTTAATTCCTATTTTATTGTTATTAGCAGCAACAGCAGTCATACCTGCATCACCAACTACAACCTTTAATATTCCACTTCCACCTTCATAAGAAGAATCAAGAACATCAAGAGTTGAATTTGTTGTTACTCCAACAAAGACACTGAATGAAGTAGCTCCAGTTGTAGCAATACCAACAACTTTACTATATGTCTTATTAAGAGGATCTTTTCCTAATCTTGGATATGTGTGAATAGATTGATTATTATCTCTACCACATGTAAATGCTAGTGAATCAGTCTTAATTCCAACTTCATCAACTGATTTAGTAATTGGTTGAGATGCTGATACAAATGTATGAATACCTGCATTTATATCTCCCGCAAGTCCAACATAAACAGCAAATGTGTTAACACCTACTTGCTCAATTGGTAACCACTGACTTCCAGTTTCATCCTTATCTGCAGAATCAAATCTTGGATAGTAATGATCTGTTGCATGATTATCGAGAGCACATGTAAATCTTAGAGAATTTTCAGCAATCTTAACATATTCTCCAGTCTGCCAACCATGGCCTGTAACTGTGATATCTAAGTATCCAGTTGTAGGATTATATCCAGCATCAGCAATTGTGTGAGTAGTTGGTGCACTGAAATTATGAGATGATACAAAGAATGTAACGATACCTGTTTGAGGACTATACTCTGCATATGGACTAGCAATAGTAGTAGTTACATTAGGTGATGAACCTACGTTTAATTCAACTGTAGTTGCAGTAGGAACAGTAACCGCAGTATTAACTCCAGCAATAGGATCTGATGAACGAGGATATGCATGTTCTGTATTATTATTATCTCTATCACAAGTAAAGGTTAATGCACCATTATCAAATGATATTTGCTGGCCACCAGTAATTCCATGAGCAGATGCAAAGGTCATTTGTAATACACCAGTAGATCCTGTATATGCTGCTCCGATAGGTGTTAATTTACCACCACCAGTAACCTTAGTAATAGAATCAGTAGCACCTCTAACAAAGATATGTTTATAATCACCACCACTGAATATTGCATTTGCAAGATCACTAGAACCAGAAACAAATGAGTGTGCATAATCACCACCAATTTCTATAGCACTACTTGCAGCACTTACAAACTTATGCTCATAAGGTGAATCAGTAATTCCTATAGAAATATTACCAGCATATGCAGAACCATATGTTGCATCACCATACCATGGTAGTGTATAACCTCTACCAAGATAACGGTGAGGTATAGAGTTAACACCAACCTTAGTAGTAAATCTATATCTTGGTAATTTACCAACATCTAATGTAATTGTGCTTGTAGTTACTGATGTTACACCAATAACTGATCCATCTCCTGCAGGATCTCCAAGACGTGGATAAGGATGAATAGTTGCATAGTTATCTTGTGAGCATCTCCAGTCTAATGATTCTGTCTTAAGTCCAACAGTCTCACCTATCATCTTCAAAATACCATCAGATGTTGCAGATACAAATGTATGTGCATATTGATCTTCAGCAGCTGCAGCACCAACATATACAGTAAATGTGTTTACAGTATAAGCATGAACTGCTAACCACTTATGATGAGCAGGATCATTTGGTCTAGGATATGAATGTTCTGTAGCATTACCATCTTTTGTGCAAGTATATGTTAGAGAATGATCTTTTATTTGTACTCTCATTCCAGTAACAAGACCATGACCATTACTTGTGATTACTAGTCTTCCAGTTGATTGTGTATAAACTGCATTAGTTGCTGTTAGTGGAGTTGCAGCAGAGTACCCATGGCCTGACCCTATAGTCAATTCTACCTGTCCAGTGCTTGGAATATACGTTGCGTCAGTTACGTCCCTCTCACGAGCAGGAGAAGTACCTACAGGAACTTCAATAGTTGTTGCATTTGGTACTGTTGCAGTTAATGTTTGTCCAAATGCAGGGTCAGTAGCACGAGGATATTTGTGCTCTGTCTGGAAGTTATCTCTAGAACATTTAAAACTTAATGAAGCATTAGCAATAGTTACATTTCCACCACCAGAAATACTGTGTGCACCAGCGAATGTAAGAGTTAGAACTCCTGTATTAGCATCATAATCTCCACCATTTGGAGTTAAACTACCGTTTATTGCATTAGTAGTAGCAGAAACAAATGTATGCTTATAATCACCACCTGAATAAAGAGCACTAGTTGCAGTACCTACAAATTGATGAGTATAATCTCTTTCATCAACATTAAAGATTGTATAGTCTTCACTATAACTTGTTAAACCTACAGGATACTTAGGATAAGTAGAAGTTGTTATACCTGAGAATCCACTTCTAACTAATACTGCACCAGTTCCTACACCTACAAATCTGTGTAGAGAATCTGTACCAACACCAACATTAATGGTTATTGACTGAGTAGTTCTTTCAATAATAGGTGTAGCTATTCCTGCAATAGGATCTGTACCATGACGAGGATATGAATGGTAAGAAGAATAGTTATCTTGTGAGCATGTGAATGTTAATGAATCAGTTGCAATACCAACACTCTGCCCAACTCCTAAAGCATTAGCACCAATGATTAATGTTAAATTACCATTACCTGCATCATAAGTTGCATCAGTAACATCATAATCATCAGCACAAGTAAATCCTAAACCAACCAATTTAACTTGTCTGATAATACCAGATTCAAAGTAAGTAGGATAAGTTGTAGTAATCTCTAATTCACCAGTAACATTATCATAATCTGCAGCTGCAATTGGATTTTTAACTGATGCAACAGTTGGGAATCCAACAATACTAGTAATACTACCTGCAGCATCAGTTTCAACATATGCTTTTGCTGGTACTGGAACAGCATATCCTAGTCCTGGTGTAGAACCAAGAGAAACTAACATACCACCTCGTGGTAGTTGGTTTTGATTTATATCTTGAGGATCAATAAAGACATCTCCTGTAGCAGATGTTATACCTGTGAATACAATACTACTAATTCCAGCAGAAGTATCTTCTGAAATTTCAAAATTATTATCTGGATTATTAGCAGCAGATGGTTTTTGGAAAATATTACTAATAGTCAATAATCCACTACCACCAGTACTTCCTAGACCAACGGTATTTGCACCACCAACTTTTAATGTAAATTGAGTATCGAGTCCAGTAAATTGGTCAGTTATATCATCATATATTTGGTTAGTACTATAATCATTCCTTAAGAATGCACGTCCAGTAAAGGATGATGTTGGGAAATCTAAATTATTTGCATTTTTCTCTACCTGAGGGTTTCCTTTAGGTGACTCAGTAAAGTGTATTTCTTTACCAACAATATTGTATGAACCTCTATAAAGTTGAACAGTTGCATTATTTGCATGAGCAGAAGGTGTTGAACCAACAAATGATCTTTCAACTTGAAGAAGAGATGTTGTTCCAACTCCAACAATAGGGCCATCTGTATCAGTACCTATTCCAAGATTAACAATCTTCATAAACTCATCACCAACCCTTACAATATCATCAGGGCCAAGAGATGAGATACCACTAACTGAGAAAGTTGTTGCAGTAGTACCTATACCTAATGTACCAGCACCATCAATATTTTCAGTATTATTTTGGAGACTGAATGCAATTGGATTATATGCTAATGGAGATTGTATTAAATTATCAATAGTAATGACTGCTTTTGTATTAGCAACAGCCATATGGAATTCATGTGCATTTCCTGTACCAACACCAACAAATGTAACAGCAGTACCAGCAAGTGCTAATGTCTTAGTAGTTGCTATCTGGAATGAATCACTACCATCTCTAATAACAAACACAGGACTTGTTAATGAATTAATACCACCTCCACCATCTACGTATTGTACTGGGGTAGATCCAACACCAACAAATGTTGAATTTGGTTTGTATATTAACTCTTCTCCAGTTCTGAAGAAATGATTATCAATATTGAAAGTACCTGTAGCAGGATTAAATATTTCTGGTGTAGCAGGATCAAATGATTTAGCAAAAACTGGAGTGAGTCCAGAAGTTAATGTAAAATTCTTCCTATTAATTCTATCACCATTAATTGCATTGTAGAAGAACAATTTGATCATTTCTCTTCCACTACCAAATTCAAGTTCTTCTGTAAGAGGTTCATTAAGTGTGTCTAATGGGCCATACATACAAAGACTTAATGAAGCTACCTGAATTTCAGTGCTTGCATATGCAGAATCTGGAATAAACTCAAGTTGTAATTGATTACCATTGTACTTACCATTAAATGATCCCAATCCTGATAAACTATCTGAAATAGATGTACTTCCTACAGATATGAATGGTGATGGTTGTGTATAAACATCGCCACCATCATGCATCGTATAAACTTGATGCAATGCTCTAGTTGATCCTGCACTAACTTCAACAACAGATTTAACTGCATTAAAATCAGTATTAATAATTGAAAATACGGTTGTTGTTCCAGTACCAATAGAATAATCAGATTGATAAAGAGCAGTTTGTTCAGATCCTGCAGGTTGACCAGGTGCTAAGAATCTATAAGTTCCAACTCCAACAGCTGTTGAACCAAATCCAACAATTTTTGACTTAAGTTGAATAATATCTGTTGAAGGATTATGATATTCGACTATTAATTCATTTCCATAACCAGAATCAGTTGAAAAACCTACTGTAAATTCACCCATGAATTGATCTGAGTACATTCCAACATCAGAATGTGTATCAACAAAATATTCGGAAGTATATGTGTGTTCACCATCATGACTAACATATAATTCTACATAATTTTGCTCATTTGTTGTTTCATTCAGTAAATGATTTTGTAGATGTAATGAATGATATTTTTCAGAACTTAAACCAATAATTCTTGTAGTTGTAATACCTGATGAAACGGTAGTGGCCACACCTACAGAACCACTAAGATTAACAAATCCTACCGCAAATGTACCAACACCTGCTTGTTGATTAAATTGTGTTCTAACAATCTTAAGATCGTAGTCTGTATTATACGCATCAGGTAAAGGAGTAAATCTAAGGTAAGTATCTCCAAGAGCATCTTCAAATACTGCAAAACTACCAATAGATGTCTCATCATCTAATTTTTGTTTTTGTAATAAAACAGATTCTGTTCCATAATTACTTAATAAGACTAAATCTGCTATCTGAACATCACCTTGACCTATATCTGTAACTCTAACAAATAAACTTTCAAATTCATTAACACTAGAAGCATCTATTTTAAATAAATTTAAGAATTCACTTGGATCACCATCTAAGTTTGAGAATTGACTATTAATGTCGTCTATTAGTAAAACTTGGTTACTTTTTGCAAGTAAATATGATGATAATCTCTTATTTTCAATTTCAACAAATTTAGATGCCTTACCAGTTCGAGTTATATTTGATCCAAAAGTAGTATTGTATTCTAAGTCAAACGCAGTAGTCCAATTATAAAGTGTATCTACTCTTTCATCACCTGTTAAATCAAGAATAGAAAGTGATTGTGATGTACTTCCAACTGCAACTAATGCTGTTGTAGATGATATTCCAGTGTCTGCAAAATTCTTAAGACCTGCAGTATGAAGTAATCCATTTACTGGACTTCTTAATGTACTATATTCTTGACTACTTTTAACTGTATATGAAAGATTTTGATAATAATCATTATCAGGAAGTACTTGATTATCTAAATTTAACTTTCCAACATCATCACTCCAACCAATATCTTTTTTAACTGCATAATCTACAGCAAATTTTCCTTGATTTTCAGTAATACTAACAATATTTGCTACTGTTCCAGATTCTTTTCCTACAATAATTTCATTAGGACTTAATTCATAAGTTCCAGCAACTTTAATAAAATCAGGATTTTTTGCATCTGTTTCAGTTGAAGTAATATATAAATCTCTTACAATTTGATTTGAAACTAATTGTTCCCCAATAATAAATTGTGATGGGAATTGATATGATGAAAATGTTGGATAATTGTACTTATTAATAATTACTGCAAGAGATCCTTGATCAACAACAGCAGTACCACAATTTGTCGTATATTCACTTGCATCAACAGTTACTGCATCAAGTGTGCCTGTTGCATATGCTATAACTTTAGGGAATCTATAACCCATCTCTACAGAGTTAAAACCAGTACCAGCAGTACCAACTTTAACCATATTTTCTATAAAGACTTCATCACCTACTGTGAATGGTGCTGGAGAATAACCTGCTGATGGAGTTGTAATATAACATGTAAATATTCCAGTATTGTTACTAGCAACTGTCTGAATACCAATACCATTAGTATTATTGACTGTAAATAATTCTACAGCTTTCTCTGGTAATCCAGTTGGAGCTACAACTACATCAACATATCCTATTGAAGGCCCTGTTAATTCTGCTCTCAATAATCCAGATTGAATTCTTTGTCTTGTATCTGGATGTACAATATGAACATTTGGTTCATCCAAGTAATTATCACCACCACTAGTAACAGTAACTACACCTATTGTATTTGAATTTTCAATAATAATTAAAGGTGAGATATATGCATTTGGTTTCAGAGTTTTATCTGATGAATACTCAAATCCTTCATTAATTATTCTTACTTGGTTTGCATTACCGACTGATTTTGAAGCAGGGATAACATATGCACCTGATCCAGTTGCTAAAGTACCAATACCAATAAAATTAGGTAATCTCTTGTATCCGAATCCACTAAAGTCAATTCCTACCTTATGAACACCACCAGTCGCTGTTAGAGATGTTGTATTGTATTCTAAAGTGCTAGCCTCAGATGATGTATATGATAATCTTTCAGGAACTTGTCTTAATAATATATCAAACGTTGTAGATGCTGTAGAAACAACATCATACTTACCATTATATAAACTATCTGCAAAGTTTATGAATGAATGATTTTTGACTTGAGTATCTGCTGTACTGATAAATCCACTTTTTTCTATGTTGTAGTATAACTTAGATGGAAGCATATTATCATAATTTAAAGTTCTAGTTGCAACAGTACCAAGACCAACTGTTCCAACACCTGTTATAGTAAATTCAGTTGCACCTGTAAATCCAGTAGAAACAAATTCATTCTTAAACTGATCATCATAGTAGAACTTAAAGTCATATCCTTCTAAAGATGGATCAACTACATCAAATACTACATCACTATTTCCAACAATGAATAAAGATGGATTTATTAAAGAAAGATACTGTGAAGTTCCTCCAGTATCAATCATATCAACTACAGTAGGAGGATTACTATAAGCATCCTTAGATGTTGCACATAATTTGATAATATCTTCATCAACTTTAAATACAAAGTAACTACCAGTTGATAATCCAGTAGCTATAGTATTAGCATCATAGAAAACTTTATCTCCTGTCTTTAATCCATGCTCATTTAAAGTTATTTCGTTAGTTATTGAATTAATTCCAGTATTAATGAAATTAATAGGATTAACTAAAAGATGTCCAGTTACTTCATTTCTCTTGAGTTTTATACCTGTAGATGTTCCAATACCAACTGCAAGACTAGATCTAACTGTTAAATCAATCTCATCACCAATACTTAAGTTATGATTAAATGCTGTAGAAATAGAAACAGTTGAAATAATTTTCTGTGTTTTTGCTAAAACTTGCTCAAATTTAGTAGTAATGTAATAATTATCCCTATCAGTACCACCACCAGTGAAAAAGACATCTGAAAAACCTATTCCAACACCAGTTCTTATACCAATATAGTTTTTACCTCTATCTGTAACAAATACCTCTTGTGGTAGATTATAACTAACGGTACCCGAACTATTAGCAATAGATATTTGTGCTGCTCCACCAGGAACTGAAATAGTCACTGAATCATTATTATTAAACTTATGATTAGGTAAGAAAATTGTCTGAGTTGGAATATTTCTTGTAATTGTAGTACTTCCAAATCCAAATGATGATGAATGACTGATACCAGATGTAACACCAAATCCAACTTGATGAATTGGATTAAAATATGCAATATTATTTAATTTTGACTCAAAATAAGGTACAACTTTAGGAATAGTAAATGAGTCAGATATTATAGAAACTGGACTACCTACATTATGAGAAACACCTGAAATACCTCTATTTGCTTTTATTATTTTCTCATTTGGGAATATTTCTAAAACTTGCATTGTTTCAGAACCAACTGTAATACTATTACCTACACCTAAAGACTCAGGAACTGATGTAACATACAATTCACTTGCACTTGGTAGAGATCCAACTGTAGGTACTGCTGCGATTAATTGAGTACTTGCTGTTACTATACCAATTTGATATCGGCCATTTACTTGAGTTAGAACTGTAGATAATCCAGAAATAACAACATCATCACGACTAACTAAAGAATGTTGAGGTAAAATATTAACTTGTACATTCTCAGGATTCCAAGTCAATATTGTATTATCAAAAGAGGTAACTGCAGTTTGTATATCAACAATAGTTTTACCCTTCAAGGAAGAAATTTTACTTGATAAACCTTCACCACCACTATCAGTTTCATCAAATATTAACTTCTCATTCATTGAATAATTCTCACCAGAAGTAACAATATTCAATTCATCAATGGTTCCTGATGTAACTGATTCTATTATTGCTTTCTGATTAGAAATTTCATTAGTTTCAATAATAAAGTCATTATCAATATCTTTTTCAGCAACTCTATATGGGAATGTATTTCTAAGTAGATTATTTGTCGCATAATCATAATCTTGTGATAAAACTTGGTCTACTGGAACAGATCTAAAACTATTACCTACAAAATACGGGAAATCTGGTTTATTTTGATTACTACTATCTTTTATAGTTGCATAATATGCATAAATTCCATTTGGAAATTCAGGTGTTTTTGCAAAACGACCATTATTAATATCTAAATCACCAGAATCATCAAATTTATGATCTTCTACAAAGAATCCCTCTGAAAATACACTAGTCAAAGGCCTATCTTCTACTGCAGAAGCGTCTAATGTATAACCACTAATTATTCTTGTTGCAAATGAGTTTGCATCCTGAGGATTTGAATAACCAAAAGATCCATAAATTGGATTTCCATCATAAGCCCATCCAATAATTTTAGAAGCAACTGTAATACCTATACCAACTTCACCAAATGATGTTCTGTAAGTTTCACCATATCCAACAACTGTATATTTTAATTTATCGTTACTCTCTACAAATAATTCATTTTCTTCGTATTTTTGAACCATGTCTATAGTTAATGGTCTAACATTAACATTAACATTTGCACCATCACCAGCAGCAACTACTGTTAGTTTAGTTGATGCTGTAGAGTACCCAATACCTGCACTAACAACTTGAACCCCTGTTATTCTATTATTGGTTATAATTGGTCTTAATTTAGCACCAGATCCTGCATTTGTTTCATCAACTAGGTTTAAATCAGGTGTTGAGTAATAATCAACTCCACCATAGTTAATATCAACACTTACAACTCTACCATTAATAACATTTGGTTTTAATGATGCATTTCTACCATTTTGTATTGATACTGTTGGTTTCTTTTCAAAGTTGATGATAGTTGAACCATAACCAGTACCAGTTTCATACAAATAAGCATCAATAATACTACCCCTAACTGTAGGAGTAAGTATCATCTCTTCAACTACTTGTGTAGCAGTACCAAATCCAACAGGAGTATATTTTAATGATACTGAAATATCTGGATATTTAAAGACTTGGAATCCTTGTCCTGAATAATCAAATTTAACAAAATTACCTCTATCAAAATTAATAGGATCTGTTCCAGCAATACCAGCATTAGCTAACCTAAATGAATGATCATTAAGTTTAAGAACCTGATAATAATTCGCAGTTGTTGTGATACCTGTAGTTGTAGTTAATCCAGTAATTGTTTCTGGAGTTGATGTACCAGCACCTGCAGCAGTTGTATATTCAACTATATCACCATTACTAAATCCATGATTTTCAAATATTACTTTATTGTATTGTGTAGAAATTCCTGTAGGTTTAACATATAATTTTCTATTAGTTAATGTTCCACCATCTATAACTTCAATAGCACCAACTGATTTTTGATTAGGTAAAGTAGAAAATTTATGTGTACCAGCAGTATTAGAAACACCTAAACCAACTACATTAGTTTTATTAATAGCACTTAAAGCACTTTCATATAATTTAATTGCTCTATTATTAATTACTTCTACAAAGTAAGAACCATTATTAACTAGAGTAGCGGTTCCAACCCCAACACCGATACCTTCATTCCCATTGGATTTATAGATTACTTCCTGAGCATTTTGTAAATTATGACTAGTTAAGAATGTAATAGTATTAGCAGTTTCATCAACTCCACCAGCAAAAACTGTTTGTCTACCATCAAATTCAATTTCTCTTGATTTACGAATAATTATTGGTTCAAGAACTGCAGTCCCATTACCACCAAGAACATCAATACTTTGAACTTCTGTAATATCAAATCCTTGAGGATCAATAAAGACTTTAGTAACAGAACCTTGTACTACTGGTTGCACTAAAGCATCTGTACCTACACCAGAACTAATATGTATATTTGGTGGCCTAACAACATCATAATTGTTACCAGAAGTAACAACAGTTGCAGATTTTAATGGGCCATAATAAACTTTATCTTCAGATTTATAGTTAGTAATCTCTACACCATTAATTAACATACCAGTTGCACCTGGTTCTGTTAATGTTTGATCTGCTCTATTTGAAGATGATGTTAATGGAAACTTCTTAAGTGTTTTTTGTGCTGCTATTTCTTCTGATCTTTGAGAATTTAATATAAACTTATGATCACCAGCAACAGATTTTAATGGAATATAAGTAGCACTCTCAATAGATGCTCTAGATCCATATACTCTAATCTTCTTTTTATCACTAGAAACAATCTCACAGTAATATCTGCCAGTTTCTAATCCGACATAATGAGTACCAGATGGTTTATAATATATTTCATCACCTGTAAAGAAAGGAACAGCAGATGGGAATGAAACAACACTATACTGATCTAATGTATTTGGTACTAAACTATCTAATCCACTAGCTGTTGCAGACTTAACATCAGTGGTTATAACATTTAAAAAGTCGGTAGTAACACCAGTTCTTCCAGATGGAAGTGAATTTGCTGCATAATATGCTTCAGTTTCATCTTTAATGTATAAATTTGATGTATCTGTGATAATATTATCAACTTCTAAAGGAACTGCAGTACTTTTTGCATAATTTAGTTTTCTTCTAAGGTCAATTGCACCTTCTACAGATAAAGCATCTGATAATTGAACAGTATCATCACCAGTTATTTGTAAAATTGAACTTTCTAAGTTTCCATTATTAAATGCTACAACATTATTTGACCTATTACGAACAACTTCAACTATATCACCCTTTTTTAGACTAGATTTATCAATTTTTGACTTAGTAGTAAAGGTACTTGCACTGTTAAATGACTGTCCTTCAAGGAAATATCTACAACTTGTGTTATAAATCCATGAATTTGCAAAAACTTGCTTAAATGTTGCGTTTGTTGCTGGATTTTGTATAAAGTCTCCAACATTTTTAACTGAAATTGTCTCACCTTCATTAATATTCAGGTTTGTAGAGATCTGTTCAAAGTCTGAAAGTACACCAGTAAGTCTTAATTCTACTTTTTTAGTACTATCTCCATCTTCATAACCATAATAAGTGTTATTACTTCTTATTTCATCTGATTTTTTAATAGAAACACCTATTCCAGTGCATCCAAAGAACTGGTTAACACTCTTACTTGTGTAATCAATAGATGTATTACCAAGAGATATTATAGTTCCAGTCTGGCCAAACCCTACAGTTGAATCAACACTAAGGACTGATGAACCAATACTTACATTATCAAGACATCTAGTTGCTTGTGTAATATCAAAATCACCTTGAATTGTAGAATCGGAGTCATCAAAACCAATGAAAAGTGATAATTTATAGTAATTTTGAATAGTTGTTAGTGCAACACCAACTCTACTAAATCCTTCAACCTCAGATATTGAAGCACTAGTATTAACATCTGATGTTTTGAAGAGTGTTTGACCTGCTAATTTGGTAACATCACCACTAAGAGCCTCAGCAATTACAACTTCTCTTCTAACATAATTCGCTGCAGATGGTTTTAATAAATATTCTTCTAAATTTACAACTTTTGGAGTTTCGTTATAAAGTGCATTAAATAAAATTCTGAATGATTCATCTGTTCCTTTAGCATTATATAATGCTCTTGCTTCTTTTATAAACGTACCTGCATTCAAATTTGGATCAAAATCGACATTTTCTAACCCTGGAGTAAGAGAATACTTAAGTTTTTTATAAAATTCTTGTAAAAATAGAGAACTTAAGTTTTGTACATAAGTACCTGATAAATGATCAGCAGTACTAGAAGTGGAAAATGTTAAGTCTTCTTGATTTAATTCTTGATGATAACTTGTAATACCACTAAAACCACGTTTAGCACCAGTAAAACTATTAGTTGTTACTCCAGTATAAGTTATAATCTCATCATTAATCTTTAATAAACCCCATTCACTAGGAAAACCCTTTGTACTAGAAACAGGAATAGTATCACTACTTGTAGTAATTCCAGTAGAAAGAGTTGTTGATCCAATAACAACGTCTGGGGTTAAATTATCTAATTTTAAATACTGATCTAAATTATCAGAGATGTCAATATTACCTCCCTGATATTCTTGAGAAATATAATATTGCTTTAAAAAATCTACTGCACGAGGACTTTCACTCAATACATATTCGGGCAGCTGATTTTCAATGATTTGTTGAACCTTTACTTTTGGTTCAAAGCCAGTTTGAATCATATTTTGATTACTCGCGTATTAATTTTCCGTTTAGATAACTTGAAGTATAGAAGTCCTTAATAAAGCTAGTTCCAGTAATTTCATCACCTGAACTTATCACATCCCTAATCATATTTATTGTACTTTTTGAAAGACTAAAATTGAGGTATAGTTCTTTTAATCCAACTACATCATTAGATTCTGGAATTGCTTGTACTTCTACAACACCACTATTATCAAGTGTTGATGTAATATTCACTGTACTTAGAAGAATTTCTCCTTTTATATAATCTACGGTTCCAGCTGAACCAATAACAGTATTTTCAGTTCCATTGTCTAATATTTCCACGATAGAGATAACACCTGTCTTCATATCTGAATTAGGAGTATCTGTAAGGTAAACAGTTCTAATATTATTAGATATTGTAAACCCAGTAGACTTAATATTTTTTCCTGCTGTGGTTACATGGAATTGGTTACCGAAACATAGTTCATATTGGGCAAACTGGTTAATTGCTGCCTTCAAATCCCTTCTAATACGTACACGGGTAATATTAGAGGTAATAGCAGTATCTGTACTATCAATTACTTGCTGTACTTTACTATATTTGAATCTACCACCAAATTTATTCATATCTACAGAATTTGAATATGCAGTTAGTGTATTTGAGACTTTTGTTTGAAGGGCAGATGAAGTAGAGACCTTATTTTCATCAAAATACACTGCAGAATCAATTTCCACATATAGTATTTTAAGATCTTCAATTTTTTGGTTAATACCAGATACAGCGTATTGCTTTAATTGGGATAAAATCCTAGTTTTGTTAAATGCTGATACATATGTACCATTCTTAGGTTTAATACTAATTGTAACAGTACCAAACTCTGGTGGATCCATTTCTTCACCACCAACGACTGCTACTGACTCAGTATCTGGGTAAATTTTCTTTATTATTGCCTCATAATCCCTAGGTGTAACCGCCCTGTATTGGGAGGAATAGATTCTAGGTGCATAATACTTAATTGAACTAATAGACTCTATTTCAGACCCATTTGTGGATGCCTCAACGGTAGCCACACTAGGAGTTGATGTTAGAGTGATAGATCCCCCTGCTGCATTAACAATTCTACCTGCAAATGAGAAACTATTATTATTTCCAATACCATTTCCGTCTTCTCCATCAGTAATAATATATTGAACAGTAACTACAGACCCATTTTCCAGTTTTTTACCAATTATTCCATCACCAAACACTACTTCATACCTTTCATCTTGTACTTCTTGCACTAAAAAGATTTCTGAGACTGAATCTACGTCTAAAATGTTAGAAACTAGTGAATATTCAATTCCAACTGACCCAGATGCGTCACTAGGCCCCTTAACATACACTTTTATAGTCGAAGTATCAATATGTGGGTTGTCTAAAATGAATCTTTGACTTAATGAACCATCAACTGTGAAGGTTTTGTTAAGAAATGTGCCTTCTTTTAGTAAAATATTTTCAAACGTTGCTACAAAAGTGCCTATAGATGGTTCTCTTACTGGTGCAGAGATGTCTTCGGACGTTGAGAACACATATGAGGTGTTGTTAGCATCACCTATACACACTAAACCTGCTCTTATAGTCGCTATAGGGGTTGAATTGAGTGAAGTTATGTTTAGACCTACATCAAATGTTACTTGTGCTGTGGCTGCCGTCCTAGAACGGGGTACATAACCTATATTTCTTGCTAATGAGACGACATTTTCTCTAACTGTTGCTGAATCTAGGAAAGATTCGTTCACAACCATGTTTGAGTTGAATGCTGTGATATACGTATTATAAGCTAACGTGTCGATAAGGACGGAAAAGTTCGATCCTTCGAAGTCAAAGTCCGTAAAATTGCTATTTGCACGGAGATATGACTTAATTGAGGTTTTTATTTGATCAAAATCAAGATCTGTAAATTTAGTGAAAGGCATGTTATCTTGTTGCCTCTAAGAGGAATGAATATTCTTGTGTTGGAAACTCTTGTCCTATAATATCAAAGATAACGGTAACATCAAAAGAGTTAACTTCTGGATTTGGGTCTACCGCAACGGTTACGTTTTCTACTCTTGGTTCAAAGTTATCTATTGCAATGGCTATCTGCTGCCTTATAGTAGACGCAGTACCAAAATCAACGAATTCAAATAGACTTCTTTGGACATCTGATCCTAACAGTGAATTAAAGAATCTTTCAGTAGGAATTGTTTGTACTATATTTCTTACAGAACGACGAATTGCGTCTTCATTCTTCAATACTTGTAAATCATCTGTTACAGGATGAGGTTTAAACGACAATGAAATGTCTTTAAATGCTCTAGATACCCTCTTAATCGCCATTAGACAAAGGTTTTTTATTATTTATAATGGTTTCCCCATAAAAAAAGTGCCTCTTTCGAGACACTGCGGTTATTTTCCTTGTCCTCTGTACTTTTTACGAGCCGAGTTACGGGATGTTGCCGAATATTTTGAGTGTTTTCCGCTTCCTTGACGAGTTTTTTTGGGTGTTGCCTCCTTACTCGTGTTCGTACTTGAATAAACTGCCATAATTACTCCTTGTTAATCTTAGTTTTTACTGTATCAGGATGTGGAGAACCTGTTTTGTAGAATTCAATCGCTAAGTCCTCCATCATATCAAAGTATTCGTTCTGTGTGAGATTCGAATACTTCTCCTCACCACCTATGAGAATACTATATGATTCTTGTTTTCTCATGTCCTACACGTACACGTGGATCGCACCAGATTTCGTAACCTGCTTCTTTTGCATCAAGACAGAAAGAAACGTCTTCACCGCACATGTCTTGTACCTCGCCACTTTCGAAGACCTGCATCTTAGGTGCAAACCATGGATAAGGTATACCTTCGTTTTCAAATACTCCCTTTTTAATAAGAAGCCATCCGAAACCTGTGTAGTCTACTGTAAAAGGTTTCTTTCTCTTACTCATACTTTCAACTGTTTCATGATTCATGACTCCACCGTTGTTACGGAAATCATCTTCTTCTAACCAGTGAGCAACTGAAGTTGTTTTACCATCCTCTGTAGCATACCAACCTGCTGCTAAGTCTTTTTCCATTAAGACTAACTGAAAGAACTTCTCAGAATTAAAAACTATATCTGAGTCAATCCATAGTTGCCAATCATATTTTAGTTTTCCATCCCATGGTAATTGCTTAGGCCCTCTGAGTACGTTAGCACCCAAACATTTACAACGGGCGAAATTTACCATTGATGAATAATCTTGAGATATCTGTATACTTGCACCAGCCTGAACCAAGTCGAAGCATAGTTGTACGAAACTCTTTAGGTACTGATATGAAACTCCGCGGCCAGGTAAACAGAATACTATTGCCTTCCCTTTTACCAACTGCTTAGCTCTATCATAATCCCATTCTTGCACTTGCTTTTGTGCAGTCGGTGTTTTTGCCTTCACCGTGAATCCTTTAGCCATAAAAATTAAATTCCTTTCAATCCAATTATATCATCTTATATAGTCGTTGTCAATCAATCTGTATCTTCGGTTAATATTACTTCTTTATCTACCAAGTTCCATTTAAGTTCTGTATCTTCGAACCATCCCATCTCATTGATAACTGCTTCTGGTATTATAATCTTATACTCTCCAGTTGCGGGATCGACCTCTATGGTCGAAAAAATATGTCCGAAATTTTTTTGCATTAATGAAACGACCTTACATGTTTTTATATAGGGGAAAAAATTTTTGTATAACAGGAAACATTTATCTCGCTTCCGTAACACTTTGTAGGTTAGGGTCTCTTTCGGTTTTTATATACGGGGGATCAACCGCATATAATATGTCTGAGACACTAATAAGGCATAGTAGCTGTGTCTGTTGCTGTGTTGAGTAGTTCAGCGATGTTATCCTGTTGTAATTTCAAAACTACCTGTGAGTTCTTATTGGCTTTGCTTAGGCCTAAAAATGCTTTAATTCCGTTGTTGCTTGTTAGTCTAAGTCTAAGGCCTGTGTCCTTTGTCTCTGTTCCGTTGGTTAATATAACCTTACGGCTGCTCTGCCCTTTCCAATCTCTCTTGAATTCGGCCTTCCAGCCCTGCTTCAGTAACTGAACTGTTAATAGATTCTCTTCTTTGACCATGTGTATATTATTGGCCTCTGAATCATTAATAACCATAACCATGCCATGATTCTCTTCTAACATGACCTGCTTGAGCCATGTGGTGAGTGCATCAGAGCTGATTGCGTTCAACTGGTTTGAACAGTGGCTGGCGAAGTACTGGCGAAAGTTTTCAACCTGCTTCTCGGCTTGGTCTGTGTCTCTGTATAACTTAGTTAATAATATAAAGTCTTCGAACTCCTTTGTATCTACTAGGCCATCAATCTTTGATGTGTTCACCCAGTCAAAGGAGCCATTCTTTAGTCCCTTCTTATGCTTGATTGAAATATTAACGTCCCCTGCTTTTGCGTCTGCTTTGCTCTTTGTTCCTCCGAAGTGCTTAACCTCTTCAGCGAATAGGCCAGTCTCATTTAGAAAGTCGATTGTGTTTAGTTCGTTCTTAATGCCTGAGTTGTGAACTGATCCGTCTGTTTTGAACATTGATTTTAATCCTTGTTTTGTATATACTTATTATAATGGTTTTTTCACTATAATAGTTGGTTTAGGGCCAGTTGTTTTATTGGCACATCTATAATCAATTTCGGTTGCAATGGCCACTCCTACAGTGTATAATGCATAGCAGCCGCCAATCAATATGAAAAGTTCAATTCCTGTCATGTTTAATGCTCCTTTAGGTGACGTTTTAGTTTTTCTGCTTTAAGCAGGGCTTCGTAGACTTTGGGGTCTAATGGTTTCATGCTTTGATCTCCTGTATTAATTCTGTCATTTCTGTTAAATCTGCTTCCTGCCAGATTGCTCCATCAGGTGTTTTGAAATCGCCTGTTCCGTCCTCTGGTAAGATCCAAAGTAAAAACTCTCCGAATGTTTCCACCTGTTGTGCTACACCATAGAAACCCATGTCATTGTTAATCCATAGGGCGACGTTCCATGTAGTCCAGTTCTTCCATCCGTTGTAAGTATCTGTGCCTATGTCTGAAAGATTGAATGTTGTTTGAACCATGAGTGGATCTCCTTTTGTTTATACTATTATTATAACGGATTTTATGGCAGCGTGGTGAGTATAGGGCCAGTTCATTAAGTGGCACTCACCCGCTTGACTTTTCTTAGCCCATCTCTAAGAATTTGTTCATGGCCATTTCCCCTGCTATTTTCTCAGCATCTGCAAAGAATGGGGAATCCTCAGCAATTCCGATTTCTGCGAGGGCCTCTTCAAAGAGGGTTTCTAAAATTGAGTCGTTTACTGGGTGGCTCATTATGCGTACCTCCCAGCTGGATGAGGGTTTGAAGGTGTGCAGCCGAAAGATGCAAAATATGCGTCTAACTGCTCAAGGTTTAGCTCTGGGTCGTCAAAGTCAACTCCTGCTGCGTGGTCTACTCCCCACTCAGCCACTTCTTCAATAAATGTTTCGAAATCTTCGCAAACATAAGCCACGTCATTGAATGACTCTTTTTCTTTGATTCTGTTTATTAATCTTTCTGTCTTTGTTTGGATCATGTGTGAAACTCCTTTTGTGTATGTACTTATTATAATGGATAATGGGCCCTAATGGAAGGGCCCGTGTGACAGTTTAGTCTTTGTCTGTATACTCTCCGTCAACAACGCGGTTTCCGTTTAGAGCATACCAAACGATTTGAGCATGACCAAATTGCTGTGCCATGTCGTAGCATAGGTCATCAGCAAAACCTGTGACAGGTTCCTTAATATTTGTATTTGGAACTTCGATGAATTTTTGAATAGTGAACATAATTTTTAAATCTGTTTTGAACTTTGTATACTACTATTATACACACAAAAGGGGTCACTTTGCAAGCAGTTGAGTGCCACTTTGTGAAGTGGCCTAATACTCTGCAATCTCCTTCATATATGCCCAAACTTCCGCAAATGTGAGATAGCCTATTACATCAGCCCAAATCCCGCTTTCGTCATAATGTAAATTATCTCCTTTCAACAGGGCCATTTCATACAGTCCATCTGGGCCACCATATGATCCCTCATGGCATGCTACGCTGGCTCCATATCCATTTTCAAAATAATATCTTACGACTTTGTTTGGCTTGCGGATCACTCTTTCTGTGTACATAATGTCTGAAGTTAATTCCTTTAGGTCGTTTGGATCGTACATAGTTTTAAAACTTTGTTTGTTTGTTATTCTTATTATAAGGGATAATGGGCCCTAATGAAAGGGCCCGTGTGCCACTAATAATACTGGCTGAATATGTGTCCGTCGTATTCGCAATAGTCGTAGGATAAATTTTCCCAGCTCTTCTCCCAGTCGATCTCTATCCAGCTGGCCATCGGGTTCATCACTTCGCCACAGTCGGAGGCCATTTGCTCTGCAAATTCTGCACCTGATCTGTAACAGCCCATGTACGCATCACGGCAGCTACTTACGTCATTGATTGAAAACTCCTCAATAAATGCTTCGACTACTTCAGAGCCCATATCATCAATTGCGGCCAAATAGTCCTGATAATCTAACTGGAAAGCCCTGTCACCGTGCTCCTTGATGAATTCCTCCATATCTTCTCTCTCATAGCCCTCATCCTCTATGTACTCTTTAATTAACTCTTCGGTTAACTCTGAAGTGCCTAGTGTTGTGTCTAATGAAGTCATAAAGAAATCCTTTTGTGTATGTACTTATTATAACGCATTGGCTAGAAACGTGTGTCTTCAGTGGACGGTTTGTAATCTGGCCCAAATTCCTTGACATCGGCTAGGGCTTCCTCTACAGTATCCGTGAACATTTCGTCAAAATAACTTTCCAACTCATCCATAGCCTCAGTATAGGTTAAAGAGTCGATCCACTCTTGCTCGCGTTCCATAACATAACGAACTAAGTCTTTTGTCATCATGCCCTCTACGATTCTGTCAACGTAGAGCTCCTTAAGATAGTTAAATTCCGTGTCAGTTAGTTTTCGCATTGGCCCATCTGGTGTTGTTAAAGTTTGCATGGCTAAACCATTCTCTGTCGATTAATTTGTATGATCCTATTTTATTATGAATTACGTAGCCCTCAGCATCAATAAGCTCTGGGTTTCCTCCCTCATCCATCAAGTACGCATCAGGGCCCCACCTATGACGGCACTGGCTCAAAGCCATCATCTTTAAGTTTTTAACACTCACCCACAACGAAATTAATAACTCATTACCGAAATCTTCGGGGTGAATATAATGGCCATTTCTGATATACCTATTTAATTCAGTTTTCATGGCTTTTGCATCTGTTGCAGTTAAAAACGTAACCATGCTGGCCATCTGTTTAACGAACTTAAGATAGTTTTTAAAATCAAACTTAGATCCGTATCTATTGTATTGGCCTATACTAGTACCTGCGTTAGGCTTAATGAATAAACAGTCAAAAGTGCCGTCAAGATTAGACTTAATTGGTTTTGCTTCTGCATCTTTTAAAGTTGTTGTTGTGGTGTACTGTGTATGTGGAGCTACTATTATTTGTTCTTTTACTTCATCATCAAAATCATAAACCAAAGTATTTGGCTGATATTCTGTTTCACCACCGAAGCCGATAAAATCACCTTGATAGATATTTTCTGTGTCTGGTAAGTATTTCAAACACTCAAGTAAAATATCTTGAACAGGGTGGCCCTCGTAATGAGTCATTACATCAGCTGGGCTTTCACAAATCTTGATTTTAACTTTATTAAATACGGATTTCGTGCCTACGAACTGACGGCCTGTGGCTGGGTTCTTTCCCCATACGATAGCGGGAGCTCCGTCATACTTGACGGATATTTCCTGCTCTAACTCTAACGCATCTAATACGGATAGATCTCCTGTTAAAATTGTGTCTTCGGGGTGTTCTAAGTGTATATTTTTCATTGATTACTTACCTCCGTTGAATTGGTTTATTAAGTAAGTTGTGTTTTTATCTTGCTTCTTCTGTAAATCGTCGCACATTTTTATCAATCTTCTCAACTCTGAAACGTCTTTGTTGAATTGGTCGGTAGTGTAGGTCATAGAGTCCTTCATTTGTGTACATACTTATTATAACCCCAAACGCATCACGAATGGGGCTATAGTGGACAGCCTGTTAATTGGCCAAATTGTCGAAATATGTTTGGGGTTGCTCTGCTGCTACTTCACCATCTAACCATTTGTTAATGTGTCTACTGGTGGTAACTGACCAAAACTTTTCTGTTCTATAATATTGGTTATCATCAGATATACAGGCAACAGGGGTTCTATATGAAAATAAAACTTGAAAACCGTTGAGATCAACTTGTGTCATGTTTGACGCAATTGGGGTGAGTTGCATAATTTGCTCCTTTTGTTGTATGTACTTACTATAACCTAGGATCAGGTGATAGTGGGGTGATGGTGGACAGTTTAATTACTGGCCACTATTGTGCGAATAATTTTGAATAATAGTCTATCTTATCTGAGTCTCTCTTTAGTATACAAATCTGGTTCACGTGCATTAAGTGTGGTAAATGTGGGTGGGCCTCTTCCCAGTTCTCCCAGTCGTACACGCTCACCGCATTTTCCATATCCACGGATCCATCCTTGAAAGTTGGGCAACTCATGAACAGGCCGTCATCGTCTATCCAAAATGTATGGCCAAGGTGTATTGACTCATACATTCTCATTGTTGGTGCGGTACCTATCATGACTCAACCTCAATAGCGTTAACGAATGCAACACAAGCCTTTTCAAATGTTCTTAACGAGGTGAATGGAATTTGGTCGTTTTCTTCACCAACATAATCAAATAATTTGTTGATATCGTTCTGTAGATTTAACAGAGCTCGTTCGTTTCTTGTGTAACTCATTTACTAATGTGTTTTTGTGTACATACTCATTATAACAAAAAATGACCCTCTGTGTGTACAGATAGGCCACTTTAATAACTGTCTACTACGTGAGACAAACGAAACAAAAAAGAACTATACTAAGGATAACTAAACAGTTCCTCTCCTCCAATGCGTCTCTATTTTGTAAAAAGGCTTGAAAGATTTCTGCTTTGGTGTTTTTTAGGGTTACTTGTGATTTCATTGTTTAATATTATTTGATCACCACGTAAAATCGGATTTCTCAATATACGATTCAACATCGAACTTGTCATCCTGCTTCATTTCTGGCAGGTCGTAGAGTTCACCAGGTGTTTCCATCAATTCTTGCAACAAGAGGTCTTCGTATTCCATGTGTTTTTGTGGTGTGGTTTGCGTGTGGTCTTACGTTCTATGATCCTAACGGTATCTTTTACGGATAAATCCAACCGTGTCATAACTACGATAGATCCTGCCACATTTCTAATATAATCTAGGCCGCCCTCTTTTGCAAGAGGTGGTGTGCCAGTTTGTTAGTAGGCACTACGGTAAACTTCAGAGATGATATCCAAAGTTTCCGTGAGAATGTTTTCAGATCCGTAGACCTCCTCAAGATAATCTGGATCATGATCCTTGAACTCACTCAACGCACCGTCTATGACAGTCCACTGATCGTCCGTGAAAAAATCACGAATCAGATTTATCTGTTTGTGAGAATAAGATTTCCCGTTGATCGTTAAAAAATTTTCCATACACTTAATATAAACCAGATCCACCACGAATGGGGATTTCATGTGACACTTAAATTAGTGGCACTCAGCTGGTTGAAAAGGTCGGCCGAGGTGTTATAATAAAGGTATGAAAAAAGTTCGGGGGTACGAACTATAAAATCTTCGTCACGGCCCCTGCGATGAAATATTATTAGCAACACTAAGTAACATTCTCAATAACAAAAACTTAATGAGAATCAATAACGAATCCTTATTGAGAATGAAAAGAAATAAAAAAAGAGGTTGTGACACCTCATAAACCTGCACACACCATGCACCATCACATGACCCACGTGCTATAATGTAGGAATGTGTGTGTCTAGTACGAATGTATCATTATGTATGTACGTGAATGTACACATATCTCGTATTACGCATAATGTACATATGCAAGCTCTGTGTATGTGTATGAATCTCGTGCGTATTCCTCGTCGAGATCATGCATGTCATCTTGCATATTGTATGTGTAATTCTCGTCGAGATCGTGGCAGGAGATCTCGTAGTCCCAAACGTAATCTTCCATGAGAATCTAGTAGAGAATTGAGCTTTGTATATAATGATTATACATGATCTCGACTAGATTGTCAAGTATCTCGTAGTGAAATCTCGTAGTAAAGATCTCGTAGTCAACACAATGTAGTATATTTATACTATAAGTGCTTATAATGTAACGAAATACACATAAAACCTGCCTTCTCTGGGAAAATTTCGATCCGTGGCCTTGACGAAACGCTCGTCTCATGCTACGCTCGCTAAACTTGCATAAGATCTGACCCTTTATGAGATGTTTAAGAGATGCTTATGAGAATATTAGATACCTATTGAGAATCAATAATACACACTATTGACTATCAATAACAGATGCTTATTGAGAATCAGATAATTAACAGTTTTATATTTATAAAGCCATTTAAAACCTATTTTTAGATACTTTTTGTATCAAAGCCTGATACATTTCCGTTAAGGATCTATGTATCTGTGTCTCTGACTCTTATATGCACCATAACTTAGGTTCTCAGGACTATCATAATCTGTATATTCCTGTTGCTTTATGTTCTCTTTAGTCAGTTCATTAGGATCACGATTGTCTGTTTTAGATACTCTTTTCCTTACAAATTTCAGTTCATTCCATTGATGTTTATAACACAACAAACATATATGATGTTTCTTATGCTTAACTGGTTTATCAACTGTGTATTCACATACTTCTCTTTCCTTAGTTCCTATCTCTATAGTGATATAATCAGTTGGTGTTGGCCATCCTCTTTTAGGTTCTATTGGATCTCCCTTCCAATATACCCATCCCTCATGTACCTGACCCAACTGTGTAGTCCATATAACGTAGTCATTGACCTCAGGTTCATACATTTATGCTACTCTTACAACTTTGATACGATCAGGGGAACACCCATTGTCTAACATCAGTTGTTGAAAATGTTGTACATTCTCTTTAGTGAGATAGTTACATACTTCTTGTTCGATCTCTACTATCTCCCATCCAGAAGTTTGCATTTCATATAGTGCATATCTGGGTACATTGTCGTTAGGATCTCTGGGATGTAGTTCTGGTTTAGGGGTCATGGAATAAAGGCCTCAATTAAGTCTGATTTGTAATTGGTTGTAAGAGTTAGTTTTTGTGCGTTCTGTATAGCAGGCCATATAAGTGATTCCCATTCTTTAGGGAATGACTCTTCGGATGATAGTATTGTAAGACACTCCTCATCATTCTCTGCTATTACATTTAAAATACCTTCTCTTTTAGGTTCCCAATAATTTAGAATGTACAAATACTTGATAGGATCGGCCATTCAATTATGTGGGTTGTAATACCTTAGTACAGTATATATTATACCACAAATAATGGCGATAGTGAAGGCTGTTACGTATATCATGATAGGAACTCCGATATGTAATAATCAACAGTTACCTCTAACTGTGCGGCCTTCTCTTCTAAGTCTTTGTGATGTTCCTCCCGAAGATAGTACTCAAAGATTGATTGTTCTGAATTATTCATGTAAGATTTAATAGCATTAAGTAGTGTTGTGATTTCTTTATCATTCATCGCCAAGCCAGTCTCCTTTTGTATCAAAGATGTAATCCCTATAATATGGCCATTCATTATCGAAAGCCTCTATCTCATGCGGTTGTATGCAGTAATCTAATTCGGATACTACAATACCATCCCATGTATTACGACCTGACTTCATTGTTAACTGACCTCTAACCCATTGTCTCAAATGTATTAACTCATGTATAAGTGTAATCGCATATAGAGTGGGATTTAGATTTGCCTGTATATCAATAGTGAAGTCACGTGGCCTTGCTATATCGCCAAAGTCAGGGTCAATATCACAATAGCCGAAAGCACCTCCCTCACGTTTAAGGCCACGATGCTGTATATTAATGAATAGTTTATGACGTGGTAGATATTTGTTTATAAACCAGTCAACAATATCCGTACAGGCTGTTGTACTATAACCATATCCGCAAGTTTGTAAATGATACATGATCCCCAATGTAAAAACCAAATAAAAGAACTGATGAAAATTAATTTCTCCTTAGAGTTCATATTCATAATAGAACTCCCTCCTTACCTTCCGTACTAATGAAACTCTTACGTGCTAATTCTGGGATTAGATCATAAAAGTCTGAATACATTGAGTCATAGTCAAAGTATTCATTCATTTTAGATGCTATGGTAGCAACTTCATCCTCACTCAGGCCTGGATAAAATTGTCTTACAACATCATTCAAGTTGATTGTGATGATTGAATCGTTTATCATAATGTTTATTATAACAGATAGTGAGTATAAGTGCGAATGATGTTTTACCTTTAGTTACATATATGATGTTAATGGGTGCGGTCTATTCTTACAGAATTCAAAAGACTTAAGATAAACTCCCATATAGTCTTGAACCTTATTATAGAGATTGTTAATTCTCTCATCCTCGGTTCTGCCTTCTGCATCCCAAATTCCATAGGCATTATCCCTTTTCCAATTGAGATCCTCTATCTCCTTATCAGTTTTGAATTTTGTATCAAATTCAAGGTTTTCAACGATGTACTTCTTATTCATTGTGATTACCTCTGTTTGTTTATATACTTATTATAACAGAAGGCTCATCAGTCTGTAAGGCCAGGTGTGACACTTTCTGAACTGTTCATATCATCAACCAATTTATCCACACACTCACTATAATGAGTGAATCCATCATCCCACTCCATAGTAGGTTGCTTGGCCTTCTTCTTTTCTAACTCTTCATAATACTTATCAACAGTTCCCTCTAAGAGTTCAATGATATCATCAACTTCTTTAGGTAAGTCAGGGTCACTTGACGTATTGCCTGATCCTCTGGCCATATAATCCTCTAAAGTATAACAAATTATCGAAATTTGTGACTCTGTTAGTGGAATATTGTGTTTTGTGTATAAAGACATAATTTTAGTGTTTTGGGGGCCTTACTATCATACCTGAGAGAAGTTAGAGGGCAGCCACAGGCGATTCTCAAGGGAGCAGTTTGGTATCATTTGATACAATTAGAGTGGGTAGTCCATTTGAACTGGTATGAAGTCATCATACTCATATTTGTACCCAATTACTCTAACATCTTCGAACTCATCAGTATTTTGATCTACTGTGCATACATGAGCATTGAGATATGCCTGTATCTCTTCTGCTAAGTGTAATGGGTTGATCTCTGCATCAGGTGTTGCTTCGAGTCTGACTTGAAAAGTTGCTGTTTTCATTTTACTACGTAAGTGGGTTCATCATCAAATTGGTGGGGTTTACCCTTAGTGTGGTAGAATCTCTCATCAAGTTCAAGGTCTTCAATAACAGCATCACAAGCTGTCTTTAAGTCTTCTTCATCAATATTGAAATCTGCTAGTTCTACTATCTCATATATTTTTGAGTATAGGTAGTAAAGTTGGTCATCATTAGTTTTCATTTTTAGTAACTCCTATATGGGTGTATAATGTTTGAAGTAGTGTCTAATACGTTAGACGTTAATATTCTTGCTTTAGTTCTCACGTTAAATGTATTAGTTACTAATACAAAAACAGTAAGTAGAAATACAATAGTTTTCATTTACTTTGACTCCACTAAGTTGGATAGTTTAATTACAATATTATTTGCATCATTCTGCTCATCCTTATTAAACTCATACATTTGTTGCTCTAAGCAATAAACAACTAAGTTGTACTCATTCTCTGTTAAATTCATTTTGATTAAACTCCTTCAGATATTACATCATCTATTATCTCATCATCATATACTCTGATTGATAGTTCAGCATCTTGAGATAACTTTATCCCAGCTCTCTCAAATGCTTCCCATATCTTATTAGAAATATGACTATGTTCATCCTCTGGTATATGTTCATAGAGGTTGTAATACTTTTGGGTCATATTACTCTCCTACAAACTTATAGTTGTACTCATCAAGAAGTATATCTCTTACTCTTTCTCTATCAAGTGAGTCTCCACCACCCCATGTAATTCCATTCTTAAAGAAGTCAACACACCTATCAAGATAGTTCTGTGTAGCACAATAAATGTCAACTGTGTTTAGTGGTTGACCTGTCTCTTTACTCATCATAGGATAGAGTGGGTCAACAACACCATAGAAAGAATCAACATACTTAACAAATTCACAAATTTCAGTAGTAGAAGTCATAGAAGTTTTCCTTTGTTTGTTATGTACTTATTATAGCAAGTCTAAGTCCTTACGTACGTGTGTAGTGGACACTTTATCAACTGGTTCAAAGGGCTTGCGTTTTGAGTCTATGTACAGTACATTATCAACTAACTCATCAAACAACTCAGGGTCATACTGACCTATTTTCCCCCTTAGTTCATCTAAGTCATAAGAATTGAACTCTTGTTGTAGTTTATTCATGCCTAAGTTCACAAGTTCATCAACACTCATACTATCTACTACAATTTCAATATACTGAGTGATAAGGTCATCACGTTGTTGTTGTGTTAGTTGCTTCATTTGATTTTAGTGGATAATCTGGGGTCAAGTTTGTCTGTAATGCCTAATCTCTCCATTTTATCCTTCATTCTCTCCTCTCGGAAGTCATCAAGGTTATTAATGATGAGACTTATCTTTGCATTAGCTTCTCTTAATTCAGTATTACTTATAAAGAGTGAACTGTTCAGTAACTTCATTGTGATAAGTGAAGTTGGAATTGCTACAACAACTCCTGTCCAAAATGCTGTAATCATAGTTTAAGCCTCCAATTTGTTAATGTGCAACCATTTGTAACTATCATTCTCTACTCCACCACATAGGTATTCTTCCATAATAGATTGTGCATCCCTATGTCTTTTTATCTGTAGATCTAATGTTTCTCCCTCTAATAGGGTCTTAAATCTCTGAACATAATGTTCACTCATGATCTCTACACTTTTGTCCATTGTTATTACCTCATGTATAAGTAACCACCAGCCCAACCCACATTGTTAGGGTCAAGTAAGAATCTTAGATGTTTAGTATTCTGGAATGAATATCTAACGTGCTTTGCAGGTGCGTTCCATGACGCAGCCTTGTAAACATCCCCTGATTTCTTATCAACAAAACAATGAACTGAACCATCACGATACCCAGCCTCTGTATTGTAATACTCGGATGCTTCACGATAGTCTTGCTGAACTATCTTATAATATTTTCTACCTTCATAGATCTTGAATCTCATTAGTTTAGCAGTTCCATCTTCAATCTCTTTAAGTTGCTCAGTAGCATAGTCAGATAAAGATTTGTCTCCACTAGCAGTATAACGTGTTGCGTTATGCTTGAGTGATCTTATATGTTGTCTTCTGTAATTCTCTGTAATTGCTTCTGCGTAATCTTTTGTGTAGTCTCTAACAAATAGTCTGGTTGTTGTTAGTGTATCTCTATAGTCTGGCTTTTTCTTGTCCTTGATAAAACTGTGAATTGAAGTAGTCATTGAGTTACTCTTTGTGTTTGCTATGTACTTATTATAATAGAAAACAAGACCCCTGTGTAGGGGCCTTGTTCCACTTATTTAACTGGCCTATAGGTCAGTTCCTCCTGTTTCAGTTACCTCTACAATATCATCAAGAACTGAGAGAATCTCATTTCCTGTAGATGCGTTGTCGAGTAGGAACTCAGCGAAAGTTTGAGACATAATAAAATAGTCAGGTTTACAAAAGGGTCTGGGGCTTACATGGTCTCGGTTGAGGGTGGCGTACTGTGACGTTCTCGGTTGAGGGTGGTAATGCCCAGTAAAAGGTGTTGAAAAGGTGCTTAAGTTCGACTTAAATGCGACTGAACGCAACCTTGAAAGTCTTATCCTTCTCAACAACTGTATTATAGCAGTTTTACATCATAGTACAATATCGGATGTGACAGTTATTTAACTGTCATCTGCAACATCCCCTGCTGGTATTTCTACTGGTAGTATGGTGGACTCTACTACTGTACCCTCTTTATCCAATTTGTTGTTTATAGAGAAACATTCCCAATTTCCATTCATAAAGAAATAGATGAACTCAGCATCCCAATTCAACTCAGCAGCCTCTTGTCTGGTTGCTGATATTTCTGGTCTCTCATCATCCCCATCATAATAATTTACATGAGGTTCTACCTTATCAAATTCTTTTGTTTCTGTATTAAATTTACTATCTGACCAACAATTACTCATGTTACCACCATCAATGAGTTTTCTTACTTTCTCTTCTGTATTGTATTCTCTGTTAAGAGTAACACCTAACCACTCAGGGTATCCATCCCAATGGTGGTAAACTGATACTATTGAATCGTCAGGTAAGACGTAACCAATTCTTGATCTTGTGGCCATGTAATGCTCCAGTATTAGGGTGCGAGAAACAAAAACTCGGACTTACAGGACGTAATTTCTTTGCTGAACAAAGACAACCATAGATCCTTGCCTGTTTTGTTTCCCACTATTAATATAGCACCTCAACCAGAGGATTCAACTTCTCTTGTGACAGTTCTTTTACTGCCACATCGGCCATCTTGATTGCGTCAGGGTTCACGTCAGTTGTGATACAATTTCTATCAAGGTTCAAAGATGCTATAGCAGTTGTTCCTGATCCACAAAAAGGATCCAGTACCCATCCGTCAGGTGGGCAACTTGATTTGATTATTCTTTCTAATAGTTTTAGAGGTTTCTGAGTAGGATACTTTCTCTTGTTCTTCTCACTCCTCGATATAAAATATACATCATCCCAGAAGTTCTGAACTGGAACTCCCTTAGACTCATGAGAGTATATCTTTTTGTATAACATATTCTTACCATAATGTAGTAAGTTCTGATCGTCTAGTCCTTTGAGTTTCTCTTGTGTTATTCTGAATCCATACTCAGGGTTATAACCCTTATACTCATACTTAGCACACGGCCTGCTCTTCTCTCCTGTAACTTTTGCTAGTGCATAAAATCCATTCTCATCCTTATTTTTAAAACTATTTGCTTCATATATTGGGTCTAGTGATGTATATTCAACTTCAAAATAGGGGTTGCCTTTCTGAATAACCATGATAGAATCTACAATATTCCCCCATCCATTCTTAATATTATTCTTAGGCCCTGATCTCTTCCATGATATATTTGTATAGAAATTATTACGAATTTCAGCAGTTACTTTAGATAATACTAAAGCATTGTTGATAAAGTTATTATGTAAGTATAACCATCCATCCTTCTTTAACTTATAATATGATTTTATAATAATATTTGCATACCACACCATGTAATCATCAAATGAATCCCATTGATCAGCAAATCCCTTCTTCTCTCCATCTTTCTCGACCATAGTAAACTCACGTTGTAATCCGAAAGGTGGATCCATGTATATTAAATCAAAATCTTGCTCTATATCTCCAATCTTCTCAGCAGGCTGTTGCTTTATCTCGATCATAGTGGTATGGTACTTAATGAGTGTAGGTTCCTATAGCCGCTAATGCTGAACCTACCAAAGGGCATTACCGCAGTCAGTATTTCTCTGACTCTTACATTATAACAGATACTATCCCATTTGTCTAACACTTTTCATATTATCTTCTTCCAATGCTCTAATTGACTCCTCACCCATCATTCTCTCATCAAGTGTTGGTTTATATTCTAGTGCTTTAAGATGTGGTAATCCTTTATTAGCATTACTTTTCATTTCTTGTAGTCTTCCAATTAATTCTCTTCTCCATTTTCTATTATCAAAATATTTCTTGGCTGGATACCCACCTTCTTTTTGCATTAATTGATGTAACCAAATTGCCCAGTTGTGACCACCAAAGAATCCATGTCTCAATACTTTATATGTTGGATAATCAGGATCTAAGATAGAACTCTCCATCATCTTTTGAAATCCAGACTTCTTAAATGTCTTTCTAACATGATCCCAAAATGGACTCTGAATATGTGAATAGTCATAGTGCATACTAATGAAATCTACAGCAGTTTCATAGTCATTTATCAACTTTAAATTATATTGGTCTCTATCCATGTAGTCATAACACCCACCAATCAGACTATCCTCTAGTAGTTCTATTCCATTAATAATAAGACCAATTCCAGTACTTTCTAATGGTTCAATGAATCCACCAGATAGACCAATGTTGATTACATTACCTTCCCAAAACTTACTAATTCTACAGGGATCCCAATTTATAGTTCTTAAATCTTCTTTCTTAATTCTATTATCCCAATGCTTAACAAAATATTCCTTAGCATCCTCAGGGTCAGTAATATGTCTATTAAATACATGACCTGTTCCTATCCTAGTAGTCAATGGTGTTTCCCATATCCATCCATGATCAGTACAGGTAGCAGTTGTATATGGATGCAACTCTTTCTCCTTATCAACATACTGTACTCTTGTAGCAACCGCAGTATTTACAAATAATCTACCACTAAAATCAACAATTTCTCTTTTCTCTGATAACAGTCTCTTGAATCCAGTACAGTCAATGAATACATCTGCTTCATTCTTAGTACCATCAGCCAAGTCTAGTGATGTTATATCTTCCCCATCCCAATTTATATTTTCAACAGTAGAATTTATGTATGTAAATCCTTTTGAACCTTTAATCTCTTTCATTAAAAATTCAACATACTTACCACAATCTAGTTGCTCAGAATATGCTGAGAGTTCATTTATCTCTACTTTATCCTTAATCAAAGAGGGAAAGAAATATAATGATGACGCATAATCAATATCAGGATTGGCTGATAGAACATCACCATAGGGTATTACAAAATCACTCCCATCAGGTGCTTTAGTATGGAAGTGATATTGACCAAATGGATGAAATATTGTTTTACCATCTTTACCCCAATTAGGATACATGATACCACCTTTATAAGTAGCATCTACAGAATCCATCCATGCAGTAGGATCATTAAAACCACAAAAGTGCATAAACTTATTAAAGTTTAAAAGATTTGCTTCTCCTACTCCAATTCTCTCAGGTACTTCTTTATCAATTAAAGTTACATGAGCATGATGAAAAGCGGCTGCTCTCCTTACAGTCCAAGCAGCAGTCATCCAGCCAGCAGTACCACCACCAACTATAGTAATCTTCTTTACACTTTGCATTTCATATTCAATGGTTCTGTTACCATCGTCACCTGTGATTTTAATTCCTTTCATAATATAATTTATATTGGTTAATTAATCGTCATATACTCGACATTCAAATGCGTCAGGGTGGTTATCACAATATATTTCTAAATGCTTATCCTCGTGTCTTGTGTGCCAATCATTAATCTTACCTTCATTCGGCTCTACTACTTCGTCTTTATGAGAGTATTCATAATCTGCATGAACTTCTTCAAGTTCTGATTCTTTATACTCTAACATACCATGATTAATATGTTCCTTATGATCCTTAGGATCAAGATATACTTCATGGTCTAAATCATGTTTCATTTTAGACATTAACTTTCTCCTTAAGTGTTTCTTTGTACTGATATACTTGGTTTGTATTATAATATAATTTATGGTTCTCTGTAGTAAGATAGTAACCTTTTATCTCGTTTCCATCACAATGCCAACCATAACCGATCAATTTTTCGCTTACACCATCCATCCTTATAAGTTTACCATTAATAAGGTAATCGTGGTATCTTTCGTCTAAATTGACCATTTTCTGTGCTTGTTTGTGTTGGTATTATAACATAGGTTATATAAAGTAGTTATAAATTTTATAATCCCTTTATAATTTAGTCATAAAATGTACCAAATAGTCCACTATCTCCTAGTTTCCTATTCTCGATGCTATCAATTACATCACTAGCATCTATAAGGTTCTCTATATCAGCAAGTAAGGCTGCTATGTGCTTACTTACAAATGGTTTTTCAGTTCTAGCTGCATACGCAAGTGCATTTCTTAAATCTTCTTGTGCATCAGTTAGGGATGCTTTTACTGTATCAGATAAGGCCATCTTCTTTCATTGCTTTTTGTATAATATCTTGAATTTCTTTAGAAGTCAAGGTGTTCATAAATTTCCAGTTAGGATCTTCTTTATCCCACTCAACAGCAAATGAACCATCTTTATTTCGATTGATCTTTAGTGAGTCCTGAGTCATTTTTCTTTAGTTCCTTTTTAATCATTTTAGCATACCATACATCCCTTTTGTTATATAATTTAGGATGCTTTCTTGCTATCTTTATAAGTTTTTTTGCGGCTTGTTTATCATTCATTGTTACATAAGCATATTGCATGAAAGCCTATTTATATGATATTATAAAACCCCTGACTGTAGAAGTCAAGGGTTTAGTGAATGAATGAATGTTTGCTTTAAGGTGGATGTAAATACTTGTCCATGTCCTTTAACCTATGTGATGTTTACGTGTTAGTTAATTAAAACCTCCTTACAAATACGTTTACATACATGATGTTCTTGATCACATTCAATCAGACACTCGTAGTACTCTTTGATTAAATCGTCATGGTGATCATCGTGATCTCCCGCTAACTGATTAAAGGAAATTAAGTTGTGCATAATTGAACCTCCAAATTGAAATTAGTCGCCATAACAAAGATGGTTTAGATCATCTTGTTTTTTCCTAACTCTTCATTATTATATAGACAAATAATGTCTGTATTTACAGATACATTTTAACAAAAATTTATGCCTACGCACATATACCTACTGTATGTAATATGGTTTCTGATCGTTATTATAATATGATTTTGCTGACTCCAATTTTGCAGTTTCTATTTCATCACTCTCGTCAGCATTTGTGTGATGAGTAACTTCTTTTAATGTTTTAAGGTATTCTAAAACGTGTTGTCTTATCTCTAACAATTCGTTATAACATCCTTGGTTGTGTGCACAGCCTCTCAAGTCATGGTCAGGCTTCATTACCGACTCTGTGAATAAAGATAATGCTCTATCATATTTTATTGCAGGTGTTTCATTACCGATTGATGCTTGGTCTCTCATTTGTGTACCTCTGTTATTTTGTAATTGTACATCATCAGGTGGTTCATATGATGATGGGGCTAGGTCAAGGTCAGACACGACTCATTTCCTTTTAAGTTCTTTCCGTATATAGTTCATAGCACTATCGTAGTTCCTTGAGATGTGTACTACCTCTCCATTGTGAACAATAGCAAACTTCTTTCCGTTAGATGGTATAGCAGCCCACATACCATCTTTAGTTACGTATCCTTGCTTATTCTTTATCGCATCCTTATAAAAGGTTTGATAGTTAGAATTTCGCATTTACACCAATCACTCTTGCATTAGGATTTCTTGCTAGTGCGACTCGCTTTGCTTCAGCATAGTCAACAGCATGAACATCCTCAGTAAATACTGTTCCTGCAACATATAGTTTTACTTCGCACTTCATAGGATTCTCCTTTGTTTACTTCTTTATTATATAATAAAAAAGGGGTCTATGCGACCCCTAGTGTGACAGTTTGCAAACTGTTACCCCTTAGTAATTTTACTTTGAAATTGACTTAGGATGCTTCATCTTTAATTAATCTCTTTCCTAACACTTTGACCATGAGATCAAGTGTTAATTGTTGTGGTCTCTGTTTCCATCCGTACCATTTACTCTCCTTACCAACATCATAAGGTGGTACTTTGTTTCTACAGTTATACTGGTCAACAGTTACATCATATATTGTATCTTCATCCTGTAACCACCAATGCTTTTCTTCTCTCCAATCGACTCCACTATAAGGTTTCAATCTATCAGTATCCATCAGGAAATATAATGCCTGTGATGAATGATAGCAATGTCCATAAAATCTGTATTTGATAACATCCTCAGGATATTTCAATTTCTTGTGTGATAATAAGTCAGGTGTAAGGTAACACTCAATCTTTTTCATTACATCCTCTATGTACTCATAAGGAAATGGATCGAACTCAAGTGTTCTGGTGGCTATGATCGTATCGCCATCATACTTATGTCTTTCAACTTTTTTCATAAAACTTCTCTAAGGGATTATGGTATGGTTGTAGTCTATCTTGTATTAGTTTACCATACTCTTCATGTAATTCGCAACCTATGTAGTCTCTTCCTAACTCTTTAGATACCATAGCAGTAGTTCCTGATCCTATAAATGGATCGAGGATTATATCTCCTCTCTCACTACCAGCCTTGATACAGGGTTCAATCAAATCAGGTGGGAATACAGCGAAGTGTGCATCTTTGTATGGTTTCTTAGTTATATCCCATACTGATCTCTTCCTTCTTGTAGGTTCTTTGATAGCATCTACATCAAAGTAATAGTTCTGACTCTTACTTAATAAGAATATGTATTCATGTGATTTAGTACATCTATCTCTCACACTTTCGGGCATGGGATTAGGTTTATTCCAGATAATATCTTGTCTTAAATACCAACCATCAGCCCTCAGGGCAAACGCAAGAAGCCAAGGAATACCAATCAAGTCCTTCTCTTTCAATCCATCTAGTTTATTACCTCTCCTTGCACATTTAGTTGGTAGGTCTTGATCATTCTTTGCTAGTGTTTGTTTAGAAAGTGCTTGACCTTTACCAGGTCTATAGTTATAATAACTATCTCCCATGTTCAACCATACAGTACCATCATCAGTTAGACAATCTCTAACCAATCTGAATACCTTGACCATTTCATCAACATATTCCTCAGGTGTTTGTTCATGTCCGATTTGATTCTCCTCATCCCCATAGTTCCTGAGTCCATAGTAAGGTGGGGATGTAACACAACATCTTGCCTTCTCATCAAATTGTGTGAGTGTGTCTCTACAATCTCCAAATAATATTAAATCTCTCATGTTATCCAATCAGGTTTTCTCTCTGGTTTTCTAAGATAGTTGTCCTTAACCCATGGTTTAGCATTGATATATCTTCTGTAGGCAGTAAAAGTATCAATAGACTCATCATACTTAAACTCATCAAACATAGCACGAACAAAATCTGTGGGTGGTGGGCAAGATGGAAACGTCATATCAGCATACTCAATAGTAGACTGACAACTATGGACTTTGTTATATCTGTATGTGTACTCTGCACATAAAGCAAGACCATGTTCTATTAACCAATAGAAGTTAGTCTGAGCCCATATAGTACAGGGATGATTACGAAATGCACCTTTATCTGTTTTGTAGAAACCACCACTCTTTTTTGGTAACTTACCGAAACCACGACCCCACTTATCGGATGCAACAATAGAAAGCATTTGACAAGTTTCTAAGGGCATCTTGACGATATGCTTATCAGGTAGTACCTGTGCAGATTTATAGGGTGATGGGTCAGTAACAAAAATATTCATCTAGTTAACCATACGTGGCCACATTATAATGCTTTCTTACAGGTTTAGCAAGTGGTCTCTCTTTTGCCCTCATGTATATTTTCAGTAGTAATTCGCTACTCATTCTTACCCCACTCATTAAGTATCCATGAACTACTGTTCTTCTTATTAAGACCACCAACAGCCCATCGGAAGATCACATTCTCATTATCTTTGTACTTCTCATACTCTGGTACATTCTCATTGTGTCTATCTCCACCATTTGCAAAGATAACCTTATCGTATATCTCTAATAGTTGCTCTATTGCACCATTACTGGTTCCATCACTATCATCATACTCAATCACAACATCAATCATTCTCAATTCCCTGACGATTGATATTCTCTCCTCTAAGGGCATGAATGGTTTACCCTTCTTACGTGCTAACCATTGATCGGAATTGAGTCCGACAGCGAGTGGACTCAATGGTGCGATTGCTTTTGCTGATTTAAAATAGGCAATATGTCCACTATGCAATGGATCAAAACCACCTGTAACTAATACTATTGATGAAGTCATTTTCTTACTGTTGAAATAGCAGGCTCTCCTTTGTTGAATATTGTATCAACAACATTCTGTACCTTACGTGCAGTTGAGATACCTACGTTTGAATAAACTGGTACGCAAACAAGTCCGAACACTTTGTCTGCATTGCCCTTACGTATCACACGGCCAATTGTTTGAGAGATACCTATGTAATCCATAGATCTCATGAACAAGACCGCTTCAAGACCATTTACGTTGATACCTTCTGATAATATGCTATGATGTAACACAACAAATTTCTTCTCAGGGTCTTTTCCCCACTCACTTAGAGTATCAAAGAAAGTCTCTCTATTAACCTTCTCTCCGTCTATTATAGCACCTGTTTTAGATGTTATAGTCATCCATGAGTAATTCGCCCATGCAAGTTGCTGAGTGAATGGTGTGTGATAGAGTAGATTGATAATCTGTGCGGTTGACTTTGCACATATCAATACCTTATCTTTTTTAAGGTTATCAATAGCACCTATCATTTGCTCACAATCACGATCAGCAACCAACTCATCTTTTTTCAAGATTCTAGACTGGTATATCTCAACCTTTGGTGGTAGTATGTAACCCTCTCTGACTAACTTTGGTGCAGGTACATTGCAGATTACCTCTCCATATACCTTAGAGTCATTCATACCAGCCCTAGCAGGTGTGAGACTGTGCTTAGGGGTTGCAGTAAAGAAGTAGGCACGTGTGAATATACTTGTTGCGAGTTCCTGTGTAGGCACAAAGAAGTTTCTCTGTGTACTGTTGTGTGCTTCATCAAAATATACTGTATCAATCGTGATCTGACTTTCAACTATTCTATGTAAAGAATGATATGTTGTGAATATTAACTGATTTCTACCACTATTAGCATTATGGAAGTTGAACTCACGAATCTCATCTACCTTAGTAGTGCTGAAATGATGTGTCTCTCCACTATGCACGTGCATCACATCCACTTCGGGATCTGTGATGAACTCTAAGAACTCTGCACTTAACTGATTTGCTAGTAGGATACGAGGTGCAACGACCACTATGGTATGTTGAGGGAACTTTGAGAACTCTCTCAAGGCATCCTGTATCATACAGATAGTCTTACCACCACCTGTGGGTACTATGATTTGACCCTTTTCATGGGTCTCCATTGCATCGAGGGCATCCTGTTGGTGTGGTCTTAATTGCATCAATCTCTCATAACGTACCCTTATTATAACACAAAAAAACCCTCTGGTCGAGGGTGTGTGACACTTTTGTAATTGGTTTCCCGTTATGACGTTAGAGCTTCCCGTACAAACCATACAAAGGTATGTATGAATTTCTCACTTTTCAGTCTCTATAAGTCTCATCCAGTTTATTGCGTGTTGTTTATGTGGATTATCATTTGCCCATATAAAAAATGTGAGAGTCATGCGGCCGCTCTCCTTATCCTTACTGTCTCCGAATAATTCTTCGGGTGCGTGGTAATAATGAGAGGGATATGCAAGTACTCTATTGAATACATTATCAACTGTTACAATCTCATTGTCTGTACCATTTATCAGACAAGTTCCAGTTTTCTTGGGAGGCTCTGGATGTAAATATACAATCCCTGCATAATCACTCGTATCTGTGTGCCATTTATGATTAGGAAAATCACAAGTTAACTTAGTGTCCTCGTAGGAAATATGGAAGTATGGTGTACATATAAAATCTTCTTCGTTTATTAAATATGATCTCTTCATTACATCCCATATACCCTCATTGATTGCCTTAGGGGCTGGAGTTCTCCATCCTTTCCATCCACACTCATATTCTGGGTCTTCTGAGTGTCTGTAATCATTATAACTAAGTGCTAACTCACGAATAAGCTCGGGATGAGAGAAAAAGTTATCACCTATAAGTATATCTTGCATAATTAATCTTTCTTGTTTAATCCTTGAAAATTTCTCTTTTCATTATCTATACAACTCATAAAACTCGTAATAGCGTATCTACCGAACCCATCATAATAATCTGAATCTTTGATAGTTACTGTTCTTACTCCATGTTGTACCCAACCAGGAAATATTATAGTCATATTATTCTCGCACGTCAAGGCATCTATGTCGATATAGTCAGGAAAATACAACTCTCCTCCTTCAAACTTCTTAGGTTCTTTATAGAAATAACTAAATGCTAAAAACTGAACTGACTTATCTTTATGAGGTTCATATCCTTCGCCATCATGATAATATCGTACCTTAGTATTATCCTTATTAACCAGAGGTGCAATACTACAACAACCATGACATTGAGCAAGTACATCCAATACTCCAGAGGTAAATACCTTTCTATTAACTTCTAATATATTTGATAGATTTCTATATGCTTTAGGATATACGTCATCTAACATTAAAGCCTTGGAATCAGTCTTACCTACTATCCCACCATACTTATCAGCACTTACTAATTTTCCTGGTTTTGTATAAAAATCTAGTTCTTCCCATATCAACTTCAACTCTTCATCATCATAGAAATCATGAAGAACTATATGTGGAAAAGGATCGGTAAAGGCATCGCATTGTAAATTTTGCATTACTAGATAGATATGATATAATTAATAGTATGAGAAATATTTTTAAGGAATCCAAATATCACTTAGAAGTAGAAACTGGATGGACTTACTGGTATCATCTTAAACACTCTATACATAATTCTCGTAGGTTAATTACAATCTCATTTAAGAGTCTTGTTCATGGATTATTACCATTTCTATGGAAAGCAGATGCTCCCAAAGATGTAATCCGATTATACCATGAAATTATGAGAATAGAACATATAAGAAAAATGGATCAACTACGTGAACTCCCAAAAAATGAACGATACACAGGCAACACTACTAACGGTACTGAATAGTTATGGAGATATTGTCGAACTTGACTGGGATTTTGATGTCGATAATATTATAACACAACTATCTAGTAACGACAACTGGATCAATGGAAGCAATAACAAAAAAGGACTATCTTTGACTGGATCAAATACTCTTGATCTTAAAGTGAAAGATAGTAAAGAGGGAGAATATAATGATAATTTAAAATCATGTCCATCCTTAGTAGAATTTTTTGATAAGTGGAATAGTTTAGCAAAATGTCTTGCAGTTAAAATGGATACAGGTTCTTTCTTCAGACCACACAGGGATGCTTATAAGACAACACAACAAATGAGAATCTTTATACCATTGAATAAAACTGAAATACATGAGTGGGCCTTCATATATGATAAACAACTCACACCATTTAAAGCAGGGAAACCATACCTTTTGAATACAAAGAAACAACATGGGTCATTTGCTTTTGTTGATGATATATACCATATACTTATGGGTGTGTATATCAATCCTAATAATTTTAGGGTTGTAACTGACCTATTACCTAACTGTATTGATCACGGATGAAAATTTGTATTGTTGGTGGTGGAATATCTGGGTGGTGGTGTGCAGCATACATGGAAAAGTTTCTTGATGCTGAGATAACATTAATTGAAAGTGATGAGATACCTATTAGTGGTGTGGGAGAGGGAACTCTACCACAGGTTGGCCTCTTCTTCCAACAATTAGGAATACCAGAGAAAGAGTGGATGAATGGATGTAATGCGATCCACAAGTATGGTAATATAAAATACGACTGGGATAAGATTGGTTCAAAACCATTTCAAATGACCTTCTGGCAAAATGATCCTAAAAATAGATTTGATGATTGGTATAAAGAATTTAAGTTAGGTAACAAAGATAGAGAAGATCATGATGAGTTGTACGATAAAAATAGTTGGAGTTCAATCGCTTATCATTTAGATGCTAATTTAGCTAATGAAGTCGTAAAGAAATATTGTAAGAATGTAAATCATATAATTGATACACTAACAGAATTACCAGAGGGTTATGATTTATATGTTGATGCAACTGGTTTCCGTAGGCAATTTACAAAGGATAAAACAGAAGTTACATGGAAACATCATCTAGTAGATAGCACTTGGGTAAGGCCATTAGAACATGAAGATGAAATATATCCTTACACAAGAACTTTTGCTCGACCTGATGGTTGGCAGTTCATGGTGGATCTACAGAATAGAACTGGAACTGGGTATGTCTTCAGTAGTCAACATATAAGTGACGAGGAAGCATTAGAAAAATTTGAGTCATGGACTTCACATCGTAAACCATTTAATAATATCAAACCTAGATTAATTAAATGGAAACCTAACGTACTTAAAAGGCCTTGGTCTGATGACGTTGTTACTATTGGTTTAGGTCAAGGGTTTATAGACCCACTTGAAGCAAATGGTTTATATCTAGTAGTCTATAGTATAACTCTCTTGGTGAAATGTATTTTAAAAAATTCATCACCTGAGGCATATAATAAAACTATGATGAAAGTACAAAAAGATAACTCTGACTATATCTTACATCATTATATGTTAAGTCAAAGAGATGATACTGAATTTTGGAGATACTATAAAAACTTTGACTGTTCTAAGACTGTATGGGAACACTATAATAACAAATCAAACAAATATACAAATCTATATCCTGATGCTATATGGGCTCAATTAGCACTATACTTTAATGTACCTAAACACTAACCTCAGTAAACAATCCTAAAGCACCACCATTCAAATTAATCTCGTAAGTTCTATCAGGAGATAGATCAGCATAATCAAATCTTTCTAATTGTTTCCCATTTACAATAGGTTTACCATCAAAACAAATTAAATGTGATTCTTTCTGTACCAGTACTGTTGGTTCTGTTACTAATCTACCATCCCATTTTTCTTTCCCATGTAAAGCACTAAATCCTATCATATAGAAATCATCTTGAATGTCCATCATTACTGTTGGGAAAAGATGTTGCATAGAAAAGAAATCTTTACTCTTTACCTCAAAGTATTCTTCTTTAAATGGTACTCCAACTTTTGCCCTACCATGTACCACATAATGATATGCACCTAAACATTCAACATCCCTCTCTACACCAATCCAGTTAGGATCAGCTTTTATTGCACATACTGAGAACTTATCTAACCTCTTAAAAAAATGTTTATATCTAGGGATAGTCATAATTCAATCTTCCTCATTTTAATTGCTTCTCTACTTTGTTTATAAGTCTCGCATGAGATAACTTTACCCACTAAATCTTCTATATTAAATCTACCTTTAGGAGTCTCTGGTATATTCTCAAACAATAACTCTTCAGAATCTTCATGTTTTTCAATCCACTTCTCTCCAGCCTTTCTCATGATACTTTGAGTGAATGTTTCTATATCATACAAATCTAATTCTTCACCTAGATCAAGACTAATAGGTCTATATTCATCAATATTTTTAGGTGCGTGTAATCTACAGAATCTAATAGTAATCTGATTAGTTTCTGGATAATAATGTGATATTTTAAAAATTGATTTCATTTATCAAAGAAAAATACTTGGTTTTTACGATATTCCTCGCCAAAATATCTATCACTACAGATATTCATTCCGTGTGGTATCATACCATCAAATAATACCATACGATTATACTTTGGAACAAGTGTTTCTAATACTTTATATTTTTCCTTCAGTCTCCAAGGTTCACGATGTTCGATACTAAAACCATCTACACCTAAGTCCTCATATAAACAAGTACCACATTCATCACTAAAATATACTATACCATTATATCCAGTATCCTTGTGTGGCCACCAAATACAATTCTCGTAGTCATTAAAACTATCTTTAGTAAAGCGAGTCATATTAGTGTTAACATCACAACTAAAATATTTCTGCCCACACAACTCACTTAAGTAATCATATGCTTCTCGTAGTCTCTCATCATAGATAGAAAATCTTCTATCTTCAAAATATACACCATTCTTACTTCCAGCATCATTTATTTTCCATAGTGGAGAATTTCTATTAAAAAGATAATCCTCAACTTCTTTTGGATTCTCATAGAAATCATCTATTATAAAGATAGGCCTACTTGATGGGCAATTTATGATTTGTAGTTCTTCATTTAATCTAAACACTAATAAACCTTCCAGTAATTAGGATGTATGTATCCCTGAGAATAATCTAAAATATTAGGATTATATACTAATGTAACATCACCAACGATAGCCAATCTTTCACCCTCAAAATTATCATCTATTGAGTGTGTACAATGTTTTACTTTACTTGGAAACATAATTAAACTTCCCGCTACTGGTTCTATAAAGAATGTAGAAGAATTTACTAAATTAAAATTCTCAATACCATGTTTATACTCACTGGTATTATTACCTCTAAACACACTATTAGTATTATCAGGGGTAAGGAACTTCAATACGTGTGAATTTGGTGGTGTTTTTAAATAATATACAAAAGATATTTGACTTGCAGAATGATCGTGCCAAACAATTTCATCTTCAGATTTTCTAGACCTAGATAACCAACTCTTAGTAATAACAATATTAAATATTCTTTTATAATCTAGTACCTCATAGATATACTTTTTTACATTATAAGCAATCTCACCAAACATATCCTCTAGTTCTTTATCTGTATGTAATAAAGGATTACCAAAGTTTTCACTCGTAGTGGTGTTATAAACATATCCATTATCATGTATCTCAGGTGCATAATCATATTTTGGATATACTTTTTCAAAATCTTCAAGATATTTGTTATGTCCCTGCATTACATCAACAACTATCGTAGTTGGAAATACATTAAAAACTTGAGCCATTAATTATCATCAGGTGGTTGAATAATAGCCCACGTTGTAGCAAGATATTTTGTTCCTCCTATTGGTGGATTACCCCTATGAGTATGTGTAAATCCTGCAGGGAAAATTAAAACATCACCCTGTACTGCTTGTTCTCTTCTATTCTGATATAAAAATTCTGTCTCACCACCCTCAAAGTCATCATTAAGATATACTTGTATCACAAAAGTTCTTGGTGTTGCACCTATAACACCATTTTCAAAATGCCAATTATGAAACCCTCCACCTTGAGGGATTTTCTTTATCTTACAATCATAGCACAAGAATCTACTTGATTTAAGAATACTAACAGTCTCTAAGTATTCATCAACTGGTTTTTTAAGCATTGGGAGTATTTCTTCTGCTACTCTCGTAGTTGCAGTCAAATCTATCTCGTAATCCAAAGTTGCATTGAGAGTTAGATGATCTTCCATATGAAGATTTCTTTTATCATAAAATAATAGACTATTATTCTCTAAGTAATCTAAGTGTCTCATTATTTTCTTACATCTCTCTTTTGAAAAGACACCTTTATATCTTCTAATTAATTCACTCTCACTGGTCATAAGACATATCAACAGTTATTTGTATTATATATCAGATCTCGTGTAAATGCAAGTTATGTAACTCCTGTTGAATTTGTAGCTCCATCAATTCTATTAGTATTGTTCATAGTTATAGTGTTTAAAGCAATACCAGATGTTCTTCGGATAGCAGAACCATTACCACCACCAGCTCCACCGCTACTATCTTCTCCACCACCACCATTATCAGCAGAGGTATCTCCTGTCCAACCTCCTTCACCACCGCCACCACCTTCGGCCTCACCACCATTATTACTTCCACCACCACCATTACCAGCAGCACTTATACTTCCATCAGTACCATTTCCACCTAATGCACCACCATTACCTCTATCTCCATGTGGGCCGCCAGGATATCCTTGACCGCCACCACCACCGCCACCACTAGCGTATCGACGTGATCCTTTATCAGATTGGTGACCACCGCCACCTCCTCCTCCACCGCCAAATCCACGATGAATTTGTCCACCATTTGCTATGTTTATAATTGTTCCACCACCATATTCAATACCTAAAGCACTGGTTCCTGTTTTTCCACTTTCACCAGTTCCTTGATTAGTTCTACCATCACCACCTTTACCACCTGCACCCCATATTCTTCCTTCTCCACCAACATCAATAACTAAATCGGTACCATTTTGCCATGCTCCAGTTCTTAAGGCAACTCTACTATTAATACTATTATGTACAACTGATCCAATTAATTTATTTACATGTATAATAACCTTCTTACCACCTTGCCACCCAGTACTATTAACACTAGGTTTAGATCTAAAACCACCAATAACTGTTACATTATTATTATTGTATTGAGTTCTTGCATTTTGTCTAGTAACAGTACCACCACTATGGAAGTTAACTACAATATTTAATTGCTTACCATAAAAATCACTAAATTTTATTTCTCCAGACTTAGGAATACCAGTATCTAGTGCTAAATTTGATAATTCACCAACGTTTTGTGTAATTCTATATGCACCAAGATTTTTATTGGTTGGTTGACCAAACTCATCTTTGATGTTGCTATATGAAATTGCTCCAGAACTTTGTAAGGCCATAATTTATACGGATTCATCCTGTATTTGTCTCCAAGAACTACCATTATAAAACTGCAAATGATCTGTAGTAATATTATAAATCAAGGCACCATCAGTGACTGCTGCACCAGATAAGGCATTTCTTTGAGTAGTAGTAAGTTTTGGTAACACCATGAATCTTCTTGTGATGTCGTCACTAGCACATGAGAAGTCAACACCAGCTGTTGGATTAGTTTCACCAACACCGATGAATGTACGGAAAATTGCACCTTTACCAACAGCAAGTCCAGTTGCACCAGGTGCTACCTCATTTGAGAAATCGAAATCAGTTTTAATACCAAGATAACCATCATCTTTAAAGTAACTTACATTATCTCCATCTCCACCACCATCAGAGACAACTAAAGACGCTGATGCAGCTCCAAGAAATAATTGGATTGGGTCACCAATAATCATAGTAGCACCTATACCCATGGTTAGGTAAGGAATAGTGGTAACACCAGTTACACTTAAGTTTGTACAACCAATAGAAGTAATATCAACGATACTTCCTACATCCTTACCATAGAAATCTCCTATAAATGCAGGAGCAGATGCAACACCACTAACAACCCTCAAATCATTAGCAACTTGAAGATCAAAACCAGCAAACAGACTACTTACAAATGTACCTATACCATTGACTTCTAACTTCTGTTGAGGAGCTGTAACTCCTATACCAAAATTACCTTCATAGGTAAGAGCCGCTAATCTAGTAGAACCATCACCATGCCAGTAGAAACTTCCTGTATTAAGTCCAACACCACTACCATCACAATAGAAGTTAACATTACCCTGATGAGTACCAGTACTATAGTTAATAAGATCTAGTGAACCTGGTTGACTATATGGTAACCCTGCACTTCTATTACCAAACTGAAGGACTCCATTGTTATTATCCTGTGCATTAGCATTTAATCCTAAGATTAATTTAGATGCTTGCTCAGGGCTTGTTACTTGTATAGTAGCTGCATCAGTTGTATTAACTCCAACTACATGCAATTCACCATTAGGTGATGTTGTACTAAGTCCTATTGATTGAGAAACACTTAATCCTGCACCAACTAAGGAATTTGCATCTAATGTTCCAGAGGTTTTTACATTTGAATTACTATTCAGTGTAGTTGCAGTATCAGCATTACCAGTTACATCACCAATATGCTCACCATAGAATTTAGAAGATGTACCTGTGAATATACCTGCGGTTACAACACCTGTTGTTGCACCTAATTGTACAAATTCAGCTCGTAATGTACCATTACCACTATCAAGAATAGTTGGATTAGGGAACTTAGTGTTATCTATTACTGGAAGTCTATTATTACTAATCGTACCAGTTGCAAGATAATCTGCATTTAATTGTGTCAACTCAGTACCAATACCAACAAAAGAGTTTGCCTGTATTTGGCCACTCATTATTATTTGATTACCAAAACCTGAACTATCTCCTGTCTCTCCTATAAATCCAATACCTTCTACACCAGCATTTGTTGGATTCTGTCCAATCATTAAGTCAAAAGCATTATCTGCCTCAGTTGTTCCAATACCAACCTTCAAGTGTGTAGCAATACCAGTTCTTGTACCAACAGTATTTTTGGCCTGATGAACAATCCAACCATCGGTTGTAAAACCGACAATATCATCCATATACAAACCACTACCAAAGAAATAATTAGCAGTTACAACACCAACATTAAGTACATTAGTATTTCCAACTAACGCATTACCTGTAGGATTTGTGGTTCCTATACCAACATCACCATGAAATGTAGCTATTCCTGCAACACGTAAAGCACCAGTGCTTGTTACTCCAGTAATATCCGTCTGACCACGCAGAGCAGAAGTTCCATGGACATCTAGGAATCGTGTTGGAACTGATGTTCCAATTCCAACCAAGCCACTAGCGTTGACTATGAAGTTATCACTATCAACCTGTACACCATTTCTGAAATTAAATGACTTATTATAATTTGCCATTGAGCCTAGACTTTATTGTTATTTATATTCCATCTTTTGGTGGAATTGGTTCCGACCATCCGACAGGGCCTTGATTAGGATTTCCAGTATCCTTCTTAGATTGGTTTTGCCTTTCCAATCTCTCTTCCATCATCCTATTTTTATCTTGTGTGATATCATTTATCATGCCTACAGCATTCATGATATCTGGTGTAGCAGCAAGTCTTTCAACTTTTGAGTTGAGTTCTTTAATTGCTTCAATAAGAAGTGGAACTAATTTTTCATACTTAACTGCTTTCTTACCATTGTCTCTGGTAACAACAACTCCTGGTAGTCCAAGTGCTTCAATTTCTTGTGCAATTACACCAGTATCTTCACCTTCATGTCCAGCATCATTTTCTTTCCAAGTAAATGTATTACCACTAATCTGTAATACTTTTTCAAGAGGATCATGAATATTATTAACATTATCCTTTAATGTTATATCAGAAGAATAGTATGCAGTGATATCACCATAAGCCGTTATGTTTCCATTAGAAGTTTGATCACCAACTCTAATACCACCTGAGTAAGTCTTAAATCGTTGTGAGTTGTTATGGTTAAGTGTTACAGCTCCATCAGTATCAAAATAAGCAGAGACCTTAGTTGCATCCGTGTTACTAATATTAACATTACCATCACTTTGTATGTACAGATTTCCTGTACCAGTCTCTCTAATTATAGAGTGTGCAGAATCATGGCCAATTTGTAAATCAGGAGTTCCAGTACTTGCACCGAAACCAATCAAATTACCATCATAGAATACAGTACCTATTGAACCACCAGGAATATCAATATTAGTTAAAGTAGAACCATCACCCAAGAATGATGTAGCAGATACAATACCAGCAAAGTAACCACCTTCACCAACATGTAGACTCTTAGCGATACCAACACCACCCTTCTCTACAATAAGTGCACCAGTTACAGTTGAGATTGCAACGTTCTCACCAGCAACAAAGAGATTACTACCAATACCAACACCACCAGAAACTACAAGAGAACCTGATTCTTTACTGGTTGAATCAAGAGTGCTAACTAACTGAGTTTGACTTGTTACTTTTAGAGTATTATTAATTTTAACACTCTTATTGAATGTAGTTGGGCCATCAAAGGAAGATAGAATGTCTCCAGAGTCACCACCTTCAACAACTATTCTTTCTTTAACAGTTACTTCATCAAATACAGCACTTAATCTTGCAGGTGTTTCACCAGTTACAGTTGGAATTGGAGTATCAAATGTTGTCTCCTCACCAGTAGCAGATGATTTCTTCTGGTTTCCAATATAGAAGTCACCTTTATTGTTCATACCAGTATAAACAACAACACCACCAGATTTTTCTTGTGACTGAACTAAGAATTCTTCCTTCTCAGTAAGTGTTCTGTCCTGAACCTGTGGAAGTGCAGTTGAGTAGTTTCCTGGCCCGTAACCAAGATATTCAAATGTATGACCAGATGCTCTAAGAATAGATGGTCTTCTAAATTCAACAGGTACTGGTTTAATCTTTCTAATTACAGAACCAGCAGTATGTGTTTGAATTCCTGTTGCAAATACACCTCTAATAACTTGAAGTTGATCACTTCCAACAATAGTCTTGGAAGCAACTCTCATTATCTCACTATTAATTTGTAGATAAGAACCATATGGGAATCTATCAATTATGTTATCAACACCTGTTACCGCAACTGTAGTAATACCACTTGATGGAATTGAATCAATAGTAGTTGCACTTTCACTATCTAAGATAGGCATTGTACGTGCACTTATATTCTCATTAGACCTATCTGAAAGTTTTTCGTTAGATGAAAGACCATGTTTAAATGCATATGCAGGAGTTCCTACAGCAGTTGTAGTCACTGCATTGAATGTAGTAACACCTACAGCAGAGTTAACCACATATGAACCTAATCCATTATTACTACCATCAACTATTGAGAAACTATTACCTGCAGTCAAACCATGACTGTTTGCACAAGCAAATGTTGTTATTCCAGAGGTAACATCAAAAGTAGTACTGTTTATTTCTACTGCTCTACCAGTATTGAATACATACTGACCTGCCTGTAACTCAGGGCCACTAGCAACTTTAGCAACAGTGATCTGAGTATCGTTAGTAACACCAGTTATTCTTAGGTACTGATCTTCTGTTACACCAATACCAGTAAACTGTGCTACGTTATTAATAGCAGATGTAATACCTGCATTTGTAATTGTATATCTAGCAGTTCCATCACCACCAATAAATGTTGGATCGAAATATAAATCACCAGCCGCATATCCAGCACCTTTTGATTGAATATCTACATTGGTAATTTGACTAGAAGCAATACTTACTCTAGCAGTAGCACCCCTCCAAGGGCCACTTATTGAGGAATTTAATAATTTTATGTTGAAATATGTTCCATCGGCATAACTATTACCCTGATTTGATACAGTTCCAGTTACAATACCTGCATATCCATGAGATCTACTAAAGGTTATTGTTGGGTTTGCACCAGTTGGAGCAGTTAATACAGTAACACCTACACCCAAAGCCTTAATAAAGGAGTCAGTACTTTCTCTAGTTAAACTCTTTTTAAGATCATTAGTTGAAACATCACCAATAGGAGATCTTAAAGCAAAAGATTTTGATGCTGGAGGGTTATCATTTGGATTATCTCTATCTAACTGTGGATATAAATCAGATACGTTTTGACTATATCCATAGTCAGTAAACTCAGAATCAATCTTATGGTCTGATGATAATGCATAAATGTGATAAACTCCATCTTGCTTATCTTGAATATAATTCGAAATCTTTAGAGCTCTATAGATGTAGAGGTTTGTCTGTAAATTATTCTTTTCAAATCTAGGTAATGATACAGTCCTTATTGCTGTATCATTTGTGGATTGAAGACCATGTACAGTAACAGGTTGATATGCAAATTCCATGGAATTATGCACAGTCAATACTTTATATGTTCCATTATATCCTGTATTAGCAGTACCAGTAACGTTAACACTATCAGTTACGTTCTTAACAATAACAGTATCGTTTACATTTAAGTTATGTGGTAATTCAGATCTAATAGAGCATATACCAGTTGAAGATGAGGAAGTACATGTAGCAATGAATCTTGGATTCTTTTCAAATTCATAATCATCACCTGTTAAAGTATTATTAAAGGTAAAGTCTGCGTCAGATCTAGCACCTGTACTACTTGATTCCTGTATTACAAATCCATTTTCTGGGTTCTTAGCATTTTGTAGTTCCTTAGGTACTACAACCCTTATCTTATAAACTTTTTCATCTAAACTTCTTGTATCATCAATTCTCTTGATGAAAGAAGCAGTAGTGACATCTTCTGGTATTAATCCAGAAATAGTTAAAGCATTGTATATTCCACCAGCAACATTACTATTATTAGTATTAACATACCATTGACCTTCAATAGCATCAAATTGTACTGGGTGACCTAAATCTCCAGAAAGTTTATCAGATACTCTTGAGAATATTCTAAGATTAGTTCCACCAGCTATATCAATTGTCTTTCCACTAATAGCATCTGCTTCAGATGATGCCAACTTAATATCAGTACTACCAGCTCTAACAGCATAATACAGTTCTGTATTTGATATGTTCTCTGGTAAATCACCGTCATCACTGGTAATAACAACTTTTTCACCAGTATCTAATGTATTATTTCCAATAGTGAATGTATCAAGTAATTCATCAACACCAGTTACTCTATATTCTTTTACAGAACTACTACCATCAGGCATTAAAATTTGTGCAGTTCTTTCTGAACCTCCTGCAAGTAGATATAAAATATCTCCTATCTTTGCACCAATTTTGAAACCCTGAGTATTAACAGGTGGTAAAATATCAGCACTTGTATATCCATCTAGGAATAACTTAGCAGTATCAGCAACAGCAAGTGTTTTGGCCTTATCAATAGCTAACCAGTCAAGATCTTTACTGGTTGTTTCCATCTTTCTTGGTGGAATGATAGAAGTAAGAAATGCTTTATTATCTTTCTGGAATGCATCTTTCTTGAATCCATCAGAAACAAGAGATAATTGTCCAAAGTTTGAGTTTGAGTTTGTAATTGATTGGTCAGCACCACTCTCTGTAAGGAAATGATTCGCAAATCCAATAGCGAAAACAGAAACAACCTGAGCAACAGCATCATTAGTAAGTTTAATATGACTTGTTTCCCATCCTCTTCTATAAATTGCAGATGAATCTAAATGGTATGCTTCTCCTGTTGCAGTTGCAGATGATTCAGCCGCCAATGCTGCTCCTTCAGTTGGTGATCCTAAGGATATTCCATCATAAGATCTAGCAACTGGATTATATTTTACAAATGCTCTATCGTCTTTCTGTAGTGATATTCCCGTAAACTGAGCAACAACTATGGATCTGAATCCTGTGGCCTTTGAGCCATCAATGTTCATACCATTCATACCATATACTGAACGCATAGAACAGTTAAACACATATGGTGATGCACCTTGTACAGTATCAGTTTCAACTGTTACTGTTGCTGCTGAAGTATTACCTGGAATCAGAGTTAGTGGTGGATTTGGTAATGTATATGTAAATACTGTATTATCACTATTACTTACACCAGTAACTGTAGCTGATATATTATAGTTTGTTGGAGTAACTCCTCTTACTTTAATAGGAGTACCTACTTGATACCCGTGAGCTCTTGAAGTTTTTGCAGTAACTACGTTAGTTACACCAGCCTCGTCTCCAGCTCTAATACTTGTTAATGTAATAGGGTCAGCAGCAAAAGCACCAACAATTTCAAATTCTGGTCTTTGTGGTGAGAAAGCAAGAGGATCTGTTGGATATTTCTGAGTATTTTCAATTTCTCTTCCAGAACCTACATTATATGCATTACCTATCTTAGCGTAATACATATCAAGGTCTGTAATATCATATGTGGTATTACCAAGAGTTACATAATTTACACCATCAGCATATTCAAAACATGATAATTTATGGTGTGAGAATATTGGACTTGCTGTTTTACTAAAGTTAGCTGGGTCTGTATATACTAATCCTAAATCATCTCCATCAAATAAACTGAACTGCCATAGATAGCAAGTACCAGTCATTCTGAAGATTGTTGAACCAGCTACATTAGGATCAGTTGGATTTGGAACATACTTAGGTCTTATCCTAGTTTTTCTAAGATCCATACCAACAATAGATGTTCCTCTAGGTAGAATAAGACCACCATAAACACTATTGAACTTATAAAGTATATTATCTTCTTGTGTTAAATCAAAATTACTTGTTAGGTTTAAGTCTAAAGTTGTTAATGCATTAGATACTGTTCCACCACCAGCTGGTTGAACTTTAGCAACTCCACCTTCATTATAGATTCTATAACCTGGCCTATTATCAATAATATGCTCACCAGGATATAATACTATAGTGGTTTTAGCTATCTCATCATTACTTCTTCCTTTGACATATGAAAATCTAGCCGCTTCTAGCAGTGCTCTTTGAACGGTCTTAAATGGTCTAGCAAGAGAATTACCTTCATTACTAATACTGTCTGTTGAGTCTAAATCGCTTGGACTCACATAAAGAATACGGCCTTCAGTATTCTTTATAAAATTATCTAATTTATTCAGAGGCATGAGTTTTCCTTATGACTACTATAAAATTATTACTATAAGTTATTTAGTCACCCTAGAACTCCTCTTCTTCCACGAAATCGGGAGGAAGATCTTCTGGGTTTTCTAATTCAATTGGAAATACCATCGGATGCATTTCCTCGTACATTAAATATGCATAATATTTGTACAATTCTTCAGTATTGTATCTTTTTTCAAGATCGGCAATTGTTTTAATCATTGGAAGATCTACTTCGGTTTTATCCAGATCTTCTAATTCATCAAAGGTAAAAGGAATACCATTGATAAAATACATCAAAACAATTCTTTCAATTGTACCTTCAAGTTGTTCTGTATACCAACAATAACTGGTATCTATCATAAACGTATTTACCATTATTCATGGCCCATCGTTATGTGTAGTATGTATACGAACTATTTCATCATCATTTGATTCATCAACCAAACCTTCATCTTTTAATTTATTATAGTTATAACAACCATCAAAATTAAATTTAATCTTTGGTTCCTTTGTCTTTTTCATAAATGGCAAGATTCGCGTACTTTATTCTCTCAGGTTCTAATAAATCATTCACCACTTCCATCACATCTAAAAATTGTTCAGGTGTTTCGCACCTAATCTTTTTTTCATAACCATCATCGGAAATTATAAGAAAGGATCTATTACAAAGATCTACAATAGTCTCCCTTACCAATTGACCTTCCATCATAAACTCAGAACATATAGAGTATTATATCATATATATGCTGGTTTGTCTATCGTTGTGATAAAATTGTAAGTCTACCAGTGTAGCTACCACCATTTCCATTCTCTAGTTTTACTCTGCCCAACGGATACGTCAAATCATTATTATGACCCTTCCAAGATAGTTCATAATAATCAACAGTACCAGACCAACCACCATAAGCAAGACCAGCCTCAACGTGAGAATTGTAGGTGTAATAATACGGAAGCATATCACTACCAGTTGTTACTTTGTTTATGATTATCTCACCACTGTACAAAGAATTAGTATTCGTCATATTATAATCAAGAGGAAACCAATTAGATTTATCTATCTGTTTTGCACGAGTTACTGTACCGTCATCCTTAGCAGTATAACCTACATCATAATAACCTGAGTCTTCATAACCATTGAATCCACCAATAAACATATGATTTCTACCAGCTAGTGAGTGCCTAATCTCATGAAAAACAAGTTTAACTACTTGTGGATTGTTTAAATCTGTTGCCTCAAAATAAGAATGGTTAGTAGATCCAGCATATGTTTTATGAACTGTCCATTGAGTTGGAGTTGCGAATGAGAGTGTCTTATTCCCATTTGTCTGCAGAACATCACCAGAGCTCCCATCTACTGAGGGGAAAGTGAATCCATTTAATACACCCGTTAATTGAGAACCATCTCCTTTGAGAGTACCTGCATTTAATTCACCTGTAATTATAACTTTATTTGACTGTATTTGATCTGTTTCTATTGATTCAGTAGCAGTGATTTTATCAGAAAAAATCTCATCAGCAAATAGATTAGTGTTTGGTTCGTCAGACATTTTTCTATATTCCGTTTGGTGATTTATTGAATATTTTTTCTGCCATTGCAGAAATTAAAACTTTTGGTGCTAAAGCAACATTCATTTTCCATGATTTTTTCAATATCCTACCCAAAGATCCATTAAAACGACCAGGAACATCAATAGCCATTCCCTCAATTTGAATATGTCTACAATAATTTGATTCTGTACCACCTAAAACTAATTTCTTCTTAGCTTTAATGATAACACTATCTGCCTCTAATGTAATTGTATGTGCAGCCTTTATTCCTATAGAGTTCTTTGATGAAGTGATACTAACATTTCCATTATGAGCAGTCATCTGAATACCAGTAGTATCATTAGAACCAGAATTATTAGCATCTATTTGAAATGTCTGCTCTGTTTCTAATCTGGTTATAGGGCCTTCATGATGTGCTATCACAAATCTAAGACCTGCTTCATTAGTAAATTTTAATGCTGCAGATTCTGCACCACATTTACTATCATTGGGATTACGTGTTTCTAGATAACATAAAGGACTCCACATGTCCTGAACTGTTGCACTGTATCCTGATTGATTAGACATAGTTAATTAACCTCCCCACTAGAATATGTTTTACCGACACAATCAATAACCTCAATAACTTTTCCTTGAGGTAGGGTATTAGTCATTATCGGTCTTAGTCTAGCACCAGATCCTGTTTCACTCTGAATTCTCATATTAGGAAAATCACGATATGCAATTTGATTTACAATATTTACACCAGTAATTCTACCATCAGTTATTTGCAATTCAAAATTGTCCAAATTAGCATCTTCATAACCTGAGCCAGGTGCATCAATTAAAACTCCACTTACAAAGGAATCATCTTCATCTTCAGCAGGATATTTACTACCAATCGTAGTCATAGTTATACTGGTAATCTGACCATAAGTTGGAGATTTTGGATTTTGATCAATGGTTGCTTTACCATAAGCACCTTCTCCCTTTTGACATTCATCATCAAAAGTCACTATAGGTTCACTTGTATATCTTGCACCAGGATTTGTAACTTCTACTCCAATAATACTTGCAGTTCTTTGTACTGCAGCAAACATATTATTAGTATCTAATTTATTAATGAATCTTCCAAGTATAACTCTACCTACTCCACCTTGTCCTCCACCACCAAAGATGCTAACAGTTGGGCCTCCACAAACCTGTTCGGCTGGATCTCCACATGGGCCAATATCAGATGATGGTGACTTACCTCCAAAGATTCCCCAAGATCCATACTCTTTTTCAAATGCTGATAGTTTATCACTTACTGCTCCTGAAACTGATGTTCCTGAGAACATTCTTCTAAAGTCTTCACTCTGAGTAGAATCTGAAGGGCTTGGTCTATCACCTTTACCTGTTACATAATTAGTGCTAGGAGGACAATCCATTTTTTCACCACATTTCATTAATCCTTCAGCCTTTGATAACATATCAACACCACTTGTTAGGAATTGTTTGGTATTAAATGCAAAACCTAATGTCTTTTCAATAGGTGCCATTATTGGGCCAGCAACTGAATCCATCATATTAGTAGTTTTATTAGTGATAGCACCCATCAATTCCTGAACTGCACAGGCTGGTGCTTTAGTTATATTTTTTGCTGCTGCTGTTACCAGATCACTAACAACACCTTGCATAGCATCTGTAATATTCTGCATACCACAAGTTGCACCGTCAAATGCATTATTCATAGGGCCTACCATCCCTCCTTGAATTCCTTTAATTATTGCAACTGCTGCAGGTTTAGGTAGAGTATGAGGTACTAAGGCCATAATCTGATCATGAACTCTAGCTAAACCAGTTTTAAATTCTGATTCCATCTTATCATTTAATGAACCCGTCATTTTATTAGTTACACTAGTCATACTACGGGAAACTAAATCTGATACATTCTTAATTTCTTGAGGCATATTTAATATTTGATTTCCACCTGCCTGAATCTTATTAAAGAAATTATTAATAGAATTACTCACCTCACTCATAGCAGTATCACTACAAGGACTTGCTTGTGTAACAGTAACTCCAACAGTATTACTATCAGATTTAGTACATTCTTGTAATGCTCTAACAAAATTCTGTCTTTTTTCTTGTGCTTGTTTAGTAAGTGAATTTAAGGGTTTAGGAATTACACCATCAAATGTTGCAGGATAAAGATCTTTATATTGTTTTATTACATTTTGTAATTTTGGGTCAGCAGGATTCGCTTCTATTAGATCTTTTACAGTACTAATAGATAAATCATCTAAAACTTTTGGTGCTGGTGTAATACTCATTGTTTTTGCAATTTCTCAACTACGGTTTCTTTCTGTATAGGTGCAATATCATTTAGGCCATTTGCATCGAACCAAGGTGCATCTTCCCAATCAAATCCTTCACCAAATGTATTATCAGGTGACATAACATACCAATGGCACTTTGCATCAGGTATATCTACAGCACAAACTGCCCAATCATCTGCCCACTGTGGTACTTGAACGTACATCACGGGTAGGTGATTAGCAAATAGTGAAAGAATGAAGGAAAAAATTAACATAATAATATTTATTTAATCAAATGAAAGGGCACCAACTTCATTATCTCCACCTAATCCACTTCTTTCCAAATCCTCTGTTCTGAGGTCTCTATTATCTGTACTGTTATCTACTCTAGCAGAAGGTGTGCATATAGGCACTGTCTCACTAAATTCAATATTATCAATTAAATTAGCATCTGTATTGTTGCCTACATATCCAGTTTTGATATCAAATCTTCCTGATCCATACCTAACACCTTTAGTTCTTCCTAAAACATTTGTGATAACAGGATTTTGTTTCCTATCACCATCCATGAATTTACCCATAACAACATCACCTTGTGATATTGCTGGTGTTTTTTTCTTACCTCCCGCACCCGTTCCATCAGATACTCCAAGAGCTACCATTGCGTAAATGATATCGGTATCTTTTACAGTTTCATCACTAGGATGACTCCCCATTACAGCAACTCTATATCTGTAACCGACACCTTCGTCGCCATTTTGTTGCTCTTTTTGTGACTCTAATGGAAGAATGATACCAAGAAATTCATTAGTACCAGATCCATATGTATCCTGATCAGCCATAGTTAGTCTTTAACCTCCTGCCATTTAGAACCAGTAGTTCTACCCCTCTTATTTTTAATAGCCACTTTTTCCATCTTTTTAGGTGTTTCACCCTTAGAAAAATGCATTCCATAAGAGTCTCTTATTAATTTCATAGAAGTAACAGATTTTTCAGCCTCGAAGAAATGACATAATGATTGTATTATATACGTACCACTTGCCTTTTGATCAGGGCCAGATTCCTTATTACTACTTATAACCTCAATCTCAAGTTTAATTGTATCACCTGCTTCCAAATCAGTATTCATTGGAACAACAATAGAATAATTTTGAGAAAATAATATATTATATCTTGCAGCACCAGCAGCATAATATAATTCAGGGCTATTATTAGGATCTACACTGGTATCTGCACCACCAATATTCATTACAGCAGTTGATACCCTGTGGAACTTTGTTCCTCCTTCAAATTCCTCATCAAGAATTTTAGCAACTGTTGGTTTACCACCTAAAGTACTAAATTTTTCATCATCTATTAATTTACCATCAACAACATTAATATCAATTTCAGTAAAAGAATAGGTTGCTGGATTAAAAAATATATTTTTACTTGCATAGATACCAGATCTAATTTGACTGGTAAGATTTTGATCCCTACCTACAACTAAAGCAGATACTTTAAAATTATTACTATCATCATCCTTCTGATTAACATCTTTATTTTGAGAATTATAGAAATAATGATGAGTTTGATCATCTGGTTCTGTATTAATTAGACTATCTAATGATACAAACTTAAATCCACTTTTTGTTTCGTATGCAAAATAACCAGGATTAGCAGTATTCATTGGTATTGTTTGCTTTGCAATCATTGCAATTAAATCAAATGGTCTTTTAGTCATTCCAGCAAACGTGTAACTATTACTAGATTCTGAAATCAATACTCTGTCTGCAGGTAATGTTAGAATATCTTTGCATATTGAAGCAACAGATTCTGATATACTACCTTTATAGCATGATGTAACCTTTTTAATAGCATTCAATACTCCAATTCTAGAACAGAATCTTATTTGAATAGTCTCACTATTTGCCTGTTTATCTAATATTTGTACTTCATTAATATACAATATTCTATGAGGATCTCCTTTAATAGCAAAATCTATACCTTCACCAATTTCAGTTTTAGCTCTGAACATAAATTCACAACCAGCTTCAAGTGGAAGATATTCATGCAAAGAACCCGTTACTGATTCATCTCCTTCCTTAGCAACTGCATCTCCAGTACTAACAATAGTAGCAACACCAGTTATATGTGGTGATAATACATTTTCATAAAAATATAGGTTAACAATTCTACTTCCTCCAGCAAAGGGCCCATCTAAAAGATCTACCTCCCTCTCACCATTGGAAGATTTGATCTTGAATACTTCGTATTTTGAAGATTGTACTGCCATTAGTCTATAACCAAACTCTCAGATAATGCTGGTTCTGGTCTTTCTTCTCCACCACCACCACCAGATCCACTATCTGCATTACCAGAATTTGCGAATACTTCTACAGGAACAATAACAGTTTGAACATTATTTCCATCTACCCGTTTTAAGTCACCAGTGACCTTATGAACTTTACCTATTATATTATTAACATTAGATTCTATAACTTTATTAACTTGACCATCTTCCTGTGTAACATTCTCCTTTGCTTCACCATCACTCCCACCTTTTGCAATTTTCTCAGGATCTATAGCAATTAAATTTTCTAATGGACTTTCTGTTTGCTCTCCTTCTGGTTCAGGATCATCAGTAGTACCTGTTGCATCTAATACTGCTTCATCCTCTCCTTCTCCTTTAGTAGGTTTATCTAAACCTCCTGAATCTTGACCAACGGGATCAAAATTTATAGGAGTAGAAGTATCTCCTTCACTTACTTTTTCTTCACCACCCCCATCTGTTTCCTCTTTAGGAATTTCTAAACTATCAACTTCACCTTCAATCTGTGTTTTTGCAGTTTCTAATTGAGCTACATTGGTTTCTGCATCTTTTGGTTTCCAAAGTTGAGCAACCCAACCACCAAATTTTACTAATGCTTTTGCAATCGAACTTATAACCTTCCATACAACTTTTACGAATGGTGCTATTTTATCATATGCGGATGTTAGGAAAGAAATGATCTGTGGTAATTTCTGAACAACAAATCCCATCAAAAGATATCCAAAGAAATTCATTACCCTATCTTTGATACTCATTACCATTCCACCAACATTACCAAGTACACCTGCTACAGGGCCTTTATTACCTCCCTTCGATTCAATCTTCTTCTCGGCAGCTGCTCTTTCTGCCTGTAATCGTTGCTTACGGACAAGAATTTTCTTCTTATCACCTAACTTCGTGAGTTCTTTATTTCTCTCAGTTAGTACACTCCTAATATTAACAGCAGTGATCTTTAATCTTTTTACTTCTTGTTTCTGGCTCATTTATACGTATATCCCTAGTTTTTCCTTAGTCTGAGTAATATAATAGTTACTGACATCTTCTGAGCCAATAATAGGTACAGTATCAAATTCACCCTCTAAGGAATTTTGCTGTCTTGAATTTGCCTGATCAGCAATTGTTATAGGATCTAAAACTGTGGTTCCACTTCTATCAGGTTCTGTAAGATCTCCTGTTGGATTAACATTATTTTTAAAGTTAAGTTGTTGTTCCTTACCAGCTATTTTTTCTGCTACTGCCTCATAGTTGCCCATTGCAGATTTCAAATCTTTCTCATCCTTAGACATTTTACTATCTCTTACCATCATACCAGCATCAATACCGACTGAAAGAGCAGTTCCAACACCAGGAATCATAGACGCAGCACCAGAAGCCATTTCACCTATAGCACCTTTCCAATCTGCTGGTTTTTGTAATAATCTTCCTACAGCAAATGCAGCACCTAAACCTAGTCCAACAATAGGAATCTTTTTAAGAAGTGATTTACCTCCAGCTTTACCTAAGTTTTTTAATAGTCCCTTACCACCAGTCTTTAATAACTTACCACCACTCTTTAATAAATTCTTTCCACCTTTAATTAAATTCTTTCCACCTTTTATTACATTCTTACCCATCTTAAATAAACCTTTTGCACCTGGTATATTCTTAGCAAAATTCTTAATTGCAGATATACCATTTTTAATCAAGGCTTTAGCATTTTTAAGCATCTTTGGAAGTGTCCTTTTTACGAAGACTCTAGCCAACCTTCTAGCCCTATTCAATCCTTTAAAAACATTTTTAGTAAATTTAATAAGTTGTCTAACTTTTTTGACCAGTTTTCCTAAGAGAACACCACCAACAATAGCTCCCAATCCAATTAGAATTTTTTTACCATGATCTCCTAAAAATTTAAAGAATCCTGTAATTGCTTCATTGTTATTACCCAACCATGTTATTGCTTTGTCTGCAATGAATCCTCCTGCTATTGCCATGAAGAAATTCATAACCTTATCAAGTATGCCCTTTGCAGGTGCAGTTATTGTATCAAATGCTTTACCTAAAGTATTACCTATTTTCTTAACAGATTCTATTCCTGCTTCAGCACCAGTTCTTTTCTTTCTATCTGCAGTCCCTCTTAGAGTTGATATTGAATCTTTCTCTTGTGAAATTCTGTTTGCAAAATCTTTACTTAATGCATTACCAATATCTTGAAGTATTACAGATACCTCTGCTATATCATCAGTAGGTTCATTTTCTTTTCTTAGTTTAAGAATATTTTTAATACTGGTAATTTTTGCTTCATTAGCAGAAACTCTTTGACTTAGTTCATCATCAACATTACCTTCTGGTATTAATTTACTTGGATCTATTTTAGGGCCCGTGCCTGGTAACATACCTCCTGAAACAGGACTTACATATGTGGGGTTTTTTGCATCAATCGCTGCTTTTACTTCTTTAAGTGATTTTGCACCCTTTCTTGACTTTTTTGCTCTTCTCATTGGAGCAGCAGCCTTCCCACCAAGAGCAGTTACTTTTGATATGTTTATTTTAGGTTTAGGTTTTGCTGTTTTAGCCACGTTTTTGTTGTGCTTTTAAGTTTTCTTCTTCAATGTATTGCTGGAGAAGTGAAACATAAATTTCCCTTTCCCAAGGAATCATGTTTTCTAACTCTGTTAAGCTATATTTATGGTGTTGCATCAGGGCAAAATTAGTCCGATAGTAATTCTCTAGACTCTCATGAGCTAGAGCTAAGCGAAAAAACTTGCTAGACCCTCCAACATCACTTCACTTTCAACTTTAGTATTTGGATTCATTACCTTAATTTTATGTTGTAATTTAGGCATTGTCTCAAAAAACTTTTCAATATCCTTAAATTGTTTAGAGTTCATAGACTCAACAAATTCTCTCAATTCTTTTTTAGTACAATCAGTTGCATCCCAAGATTCTTCTGCATTGTATACTTGATCAATACATTGCATAATAACATCAAGAGATTGATCTACTTGAGGTTTATCAGTATCCACTTCAAAATTAGTCTCAATAAATTGAGTCATAGATGGATAATTCATTTTAACTGATAGATCTTTATCTAATTTAATAATATCACTATGGTCTGGATTTTTTTCAACTTTAATAGAATCAATGTCGATTTCCATCTGAACCATTGTTTGACCATCATCAGGGCAGGTTACATTAACCTCAACTTGCTCTCCAACAGATTTTGCACGAACATTGAGAAATAGATACTCAATATCAAAAGTCGCCATTTTATCGACTTTGATACCTCTTGTTTGAACACACTGTGAGATTACTGTTTTAATTGCATTAGAAATCTGTTTTTGATCTTCAGATTCTAAAGCCATAATTAGAATTTTTTCTTCTCTAACTAAGAATGGTCTATATTTTACTTTTCTTCCACTAGAAGGCAATACCAATTCATAGACGGGGGTATTAATTTTTGGTAAAGGCATAATTTATAATTTCAGTATATTATATATACGGGTTTTACAAACTTTTTATTTCATCCTGTATCTATCGTATGCAAACTGAACATTTACTTTTACAAGATCAGCCCCACCATATTGAACAGGTATTGAAGTCATTGACTTTGGAAAAGCATTTACATATTCATAAGTAATACTTTTCTTTGGATCTAAATTCTTTTCAAATTTTGTAATAGTTAATGATCCAGACTTATATCCTATCTTAGTATCTCTGTTCATAGGATAGTTTAATCTTCTATAATAGTTTGCATCATCAGTACGGGTGATACCTCTAAAATTATCATCACCTGCAACATAATCCATCCATCCTTCAAAAAATTTAAGAACATTATAATCCGAATCTACGTAAAATGAGAAATCACTATCAACATATATTCTTGTATGTGCAAACTGTTGATTGATTCCATGATAATTATCTTTAACTTCTGATGTAGCAAATGAGCTAGTAGGTAATGTAGCTTCAGCACACATTATACCAACCTTATTACCATTTGCATAATCATTAGGTATATCATAATATTGCTGAAGATATCTTTTTAATTCAAATGATATACCTGCGATATGTACTTGATATTGGTTATTCAAAGATACCTTACCAAGATCTAATCTGGTAAGAGTACCCATTTTATATTTTGAAATAAGTCCTGCCACTCTAAATATACTTATATTATTATATTTCTATTTAGTGTCTTACAAAGGAAGATATCAACCAAGTAACCCATTAAAGTATAAAGGTAACTTTCGAAACATAATTTACCGTTCTTTATGGGAACGTAAATTCATGGTTTACTGCGATAAAAACGAAAATATTTTAGAATGGGGAAGTGAAGAAATATTCCTTCCTTACAGATCTCCTCTTGATAATAGGATCCATAGATACTTTCCAGATTTTTATATTAAAGTCAAAGAATCAAAGGGTCATATTAAAAAATATTTGATTGAGGTAAAACCAAAAAAACAATGCGTAGAACCCAAACCTCAAAAAAAGAAGACAAAAGGGTATATCTACGAAGTTTATGAATATGCTAGAAATCAAGCAAAATGGAAGGCAGCAAGAGATTATTGTGCTGACCGTATGTGGGAATTTAAAGTATTAACAGAGGACGAATTAGGTATCAAGTAATGTCTAAACAAAGTTATGAAGAGATAAAAGCAGAGATTGATGCTAGGAGTCCCACTAAACCTGGCCAATATACGGGTTTACCTGTTCCTGCAAATCAAATAGAAAGAAGACCTACCAATGCTAAATTAAATAGACTTCGTGGTGTTATGGATAGTGTAACTGGTACTGAAAGTGGAGATGATTTGATGTTAGAAGTAATGAATGCATTACGTGAAGGTGGTAAAGTACCAACAGCAGGAAATTACTATTGTTTTGTATATCAACCTAAAACACCGAATATTCAATATGATCAAAACCCTTTAGTTGCAGTATCAAATGTGTTTAGTTGGGGATTTAAAGGATTGAACTATCATTGGGGTCAAATGAGACAATATACATGGGATGAGATCGCTGGTGGACTATATTTAATCACTGCTGAGGAACTTCCAGACGCAAGAGAGATACCTTTTCAGAATATCCGTATAAATAGATAAAAAAAGAGCTAATAATGTTACCTGCAGGACAAACAGACGAATTGGGTGCACCCAAAAGTACTGTAACGTCAAATAATAAATCTATAAAAGAATATGAGTCACTGATTACTGCTAAGCCAAAGCCAGCAGCACCAGAGAAATTGCCTACAGGTTTGAGGTATCCATATAGCACAATAGATAATACTCAAGATTTTCTAAAATTTACTATTTTCAAATATAAACGAGCAGGTGTTGTAACAAAAGATAGTAATTCATTAAAATCAGATTTACTAGGTAATATTATTTTACCAATACCCGCACAACTACAAGATAGTAACAGTGCTAACTGGGGTCAAGGTAATATGAATTTTCTGCAAGCAGCTGGTGTTGATGCTGCTGGTGGTTTGATAGGTGGAAATACAGAAGAAGCTGGTAAGTCAATAACAAATATGGTTAATGGTCTTAAAGATAGTCCTTTAGTTAAAAATTATTTTGCAGCACAGGCTGTTAATTCTGTTGGAGGTAATATTAGTGTTGATGATCTAACAGCAAGAGGTTCAGGTCAAGTAATAAATCCAAATATGGAATTGTTATTTAAAGGGCCAACTCTTAGAACTTTCAGTTTCACTTTTAAATTCACACCAAGATTTCAAAAAGAAGCAGAGACTGTAAGAACTATAATTAAGGCATTTAAAAGAAATATGGCTCCAGAAGGTTCTGGTGCTGCTATGATAAAAACACCAAAAGTTTTTGAAATTCAATATCTTGGAAAAGCACAAGATTATTTGAATAGAATTAAATTATGTGCATTACAATCTTGTAATATTAATTTTACTGCAGATGGAACTTGGGCAACATATAATGATGGTTCACCAGTTGCTATGACTATGGGTTTAACTTTTAAAGAACTTACCCCAGTTTACAATGAAGATTATGGAGCATACGGTGATAGTTCAGACGGAGTTGGATTCTAATGGGATATTTTAGAGAGTTACCAGATGTAGCATATCAGAATTTTTTATCTGATAGTCTTTCATCACAAAGTTACGTTGTAGTTAAAAACCTTTTTAGAAGAAATAAAGTACGTGATGATTTAGAGGGTTTATTTACTGTCTTTGATAAGTATGAAATTCGAGAGGGTGCTAGACCTGATACTATTGCAGAAGAATTATATGGCGATGATAAATTCGACTGGGTTGTTTTATTAACTGCAGGAATTTTAAATGTTAGAGATGATTGGCCTCTAACTAATCAAGAATTATTTAATTTCTGTACAGATAAGTATGGTGCAAATATAAATGCTGTTCGTCACTATGAGACAAAGGAAATTGTAGATGGGGATGGGAGAATGATTCTTCCTGAAGGTCAAAGAGTTGATGGTAATTTTTCAGTTACTTATTATTATAATAATCAATACATAACACCACTTTCTGTAGATACGATCACAGGACTTACTAATTTTGAATATGAACTAAAGAAAAATATTGATAAGAGTTCTATAAATATTCTCAAAAAACGTTATCTTAATCAATTTGTTAATGATATGAGAGATATAATGATAATTCAAAAATCTTCTCAACGATTAGGTGATAAATTAAGTAAGACAGAAAATACTAGAATTACAACAGCATAAAAAAAGGGGTCTCACGACCCCTTTCTTATTGTTTATTCTGATGCGAGTTTCGCAAAGTATGATAGTGTATCATCCTCCGCTTCTTCATCAGGAACTCCAACACTTACTGGTGTGGGAGTTGCTTTAACTGCGTCAGCAACAACTTGTTCTGCCTTGTTTAGGCCTTCACTTAAGTCTTCTAATTCATCATCAAATGCAGGACGTGCAGAAGTCTTGTTACCTAATACGTAACCTAGACGTTTCTTCAAATCTTCATATGATTTGAACTGGTCAGCACCTACAAATTCTTGAAGTGATGCTTGCTTCTTCCACAACCCTTCCATTGCTTCATCATCGTCTAATAATGGACTTTGAGCAGCGAACTCGGAAGAATCATAGTTTCTGTAACCTGCAACGTTTTTAGCCTTCAACTTGAAGTTAGCACCTTGCCAGAAATCAAATGGATCAATTGCTTCTTCATCTTCGAACTCAGGTTGCATTGCTGCAGTGAGTTTATCAAAGATTTTCTTACCATATTTGTATAAGAAAGTCTTACCTTCATTCTCAGGATTAGCAGGATCCTTCACAACATAGATGTTACTAATGTAAGTGAGTTTACGTTTCTGTTTACGTGCAGTATCTTTACCTGCGTCTGTACCATTGTTCCAGAGTTGGGTATTGTACTCAGAAACAGGATCTTTTTGACCAAGAGTAGTCAAACTATTTTCGATATACCAACCGCCAGGCCCTTGAAAGGCATGAGAGTATAGTTTTACGAATGGAAGATCTTCACCATTTGGTGCAGGTAGAAATCTAATAACAGCATAACCGTTACCTGATTTATCTACGTCTAATTTCCACATACGGTCATCGCCTGATGCACCGTTGTTATTCATTTTCTCAACTTCTTTAACTAACTTTGCAGTCAGTGAACCAAGTTTAGATTGTTTTTTTAAGTCTGCGAAAGACATTAGGATACCTCGGATTAATTGGATTAATTGGATGTTTGTATTATACCATACATTGACTTAATTGTCAAGATGGTCTTTCATTTGTTGAATGGTCTTAGCCATTCCATTAAAAAGTGTGATCATATCAGTACCTTCTGGGAAACCCAACACGGTAAGTGATTTCTCTAAATTCTTTTTCATATCATCTGCTTCTGGATCATCAGACAAGGATAATCTTGTGTACATGACCTTTTGCTTTTCAAGTAAAGAACTTAATTTTTCAATGTGTTCCAGTTTTTCGTCATGAGGCATTATGTTGAAATTCATGAGTGAACCATAAACATCTTGTTGAAGTTCGTTGATAACTTTTAGTTCTTCACGAACCATTTCTGATTGGAAAAATTCACTCATTGATAATATCTCTTAATACGTTTTTATAATGGAATACATTAATATTTATAAAAGGAATGTACTTTTTTATCTTTAAACTGACGGATTCCCACACAGGATCTTTTAGTTTCTTATCAAAGTTTTTTGCGAAAGAAAAGACCTTTTCCAGTATTGTAAGCGTTTCTAGCGAGATCTCTCCACCCAGATATCTTTTTAGGACTAATGGGTGTCCCTTCGAGCAATCGAATACTTCTTCTAAGTTGTTTTCGCAAACCAATTTCTCTGTTTGTTCTTTGAATAAGTACGTCAAACTCTGTTTGCGTCTTTTCCAGTCTGCGTATGTTCTTTCTCCAGAATTTATAATTTCTCCAATCCATAAGTTTTGTGGGTTATCGGTTGTTACAAAGTTTGCTAATAAAAAGTTTACGATTTCTTCGTCAGAGTATTTTCTGGATGTCTTTTCAAACCAGTATTTGTCTTTCCTTTTGTTAAAGGCAGACATTGTAGCCCTTGACTTACCACCATATTTTATAAAGTCATACTTGGGGTTAGTAAAATGACTTTTCATAGAGAGATAAGTTTGATAGGTTTCAAATGGAGTCACTTTCATTTAATCTCAATTTCTATTCCATTGAACATTCTAAAATTTCCTATTTTACCAGAAGGAAAGGCATTAATGACTAGAGTGTATCTATCACCAAAATCTTTACTTGGTCTTACTTCATGCTCTAAGGCAGAAGGAAATAAAACTAAAGTACCTGCTTTTGCACGTACTTTATGGGTAAGATCACGAGACTCTGCAAGATGTCTAACAGTCATCAATGGAGGATTCTCCTGTTCCCATATACTATTATGATATAGTGTAGTTCCTGTAGGTGAATTTGTCAAATAAAAAACACCACTGATATAAGAGTTGGTGTGATAATGCTTATATTGGTGTGTATTATATGTGGTAGTAACACCCCAAGACTGAGTAATTTGTAGACGTTCACATTGCAAATTCTTTATTAATCTTACTTCATCTAAACACTCATGAATCCAATCCATGATATCTGCATATTCAGGCCTAAGATTAAGACGAGCATCTTCAGTCATTCCAGAAACTTCATAACCCTCAGCATTTCCCTGTTGAATTAATTCTTCTTTTTTAAGTAATTCTAATGCTGTTTCTGTGATCCTTGGATCTGCTTCAAACTGATATATGGTCTGAGGCAATACTTCAATCTGTTTCATCCTTTTCCATATCCAATTCTGTAATAGCATCTACAGGAACTTCTGCCTTTCCTATACGATACCAATGTTCAAGTTCTCCTGATTTCCAACTCTTGCGTTCTCCAATATATTCAAGGTCAGGGAAACTATGTTCCCTAAGCATTGCTTGAAGACGATAATGTGTTAATTCAGATTTAGTAGGCATTATAAAGGCAATTTTGCTCTTGATGTCTTTTTCATAAAATTGAGTTCCTGTGCATCCCACTTCAATTTCTCTTTGAGTGGTTTAGAAACTAACTTTGTTACTGATTCTATCTCAAGTCCATTGATTTCACAATAGTAACATATTGCATCAATATAATTCATATCTTCTTTAGATACTATTGACTCAATTTCCATTGCAAATTTAGCAGGAGTAAGAAACTTCTTCTCCATTACTTGCTCAAGTTCTTTATTCGGTTCCATAGATTTCCAATTTATCTCCAACAAACTTTCTAATATATTTGTCGAGAAGTTTGATGTACTTTGCTTTGTTGTACTCTTCATAAACTACACATTCTCCATTTTCACAAGCCATAATAATGACTAATTTTTTAATTGATATATTTTTCAATTCATACAACATACAACCGTATGCCATCGCTTGGACAAAATAATGTTCTATCCATTTTTTAGGCTTTGGTTTTTTAGACGTTTTAAAATCTATTATTGATAACTCTCCATCATATTCTGCAATACAATCAACAGTTCCAGCGATACCAAGTTGCTTACTATATAGGGCACCCTCAAGAGAGTAAATATTATCTATTTTGTTAAGTTCCCCCTTTGAGATTTTAAATAAAAAATCAGACATAGGAGGAACCTCTGGAAGTACTTCATCATTACTTAAATAATGTTCCGTAAGAGTGTGCATACCAGTTCCACGGGTTGTGGCCGCTTTCGTGATACGATCTGCCTCTTCATTACCTACCTTCTTTCTCCAATTAACAAAGATGTCTTTATTAAAGTGGCTAGTGACGGAAGTAATTGAAACAAGTTTAAGTAACTCTTCTTCGTCTGGTACTGAGTAATAACGAACTCCATCAATAGTCTCCCTAGTAAGTTTAGGAAGACTCAAATCAACATGTTTAAACATTACATACCCATTTCAAGTTTAGCAATAATATACTCCTTCACGAGTCCAGAACGAATGATATCATCAATTCCAAATTCTATTATATCAAAAGAATTCATTTTACGCAAGATGTTCATAAAGTCCACTATACCGTTTCTCTCATTAGTTTTAAGTAAATCAGATTGTCTAGCATCTCCACAGAAGCATATCTTACTATTTTCTCCTATTCTGGTAATAATACTATCAAGTTCATGGAAATTGAGGTTCTGAAATTCATCAACAATCACAATCGCATTATCGAGTGTAGTTCCTCTTAAAAACGAGGTACTCCAGAATTTAATTGTATCCTGTGCTTTTAGATTCCCATAAAGCATTTCAAAATCAGCATCAGAGTTCATTTCGAACATATACTTTACCATGTGCTTATAAGGCACTTGGTAGATGTCTGATTTATCTTCATAATCACCAGGTAAAAATCCAATCTCTCTTGTAGAGACTAATGATCTTACAATATAGATTCTTTCGTATGGAGTTTTCTGGTTTAAAACGTCCTTTAGAGCATTGAAGAGGGTAACGAAAGTTTTTCCTGTCCCTGCTGCTCCATAGGCAACGATTTGTTTTCCTTCTTTATAGGAATCAAATAGTCTTTTTTGATTATCAGTAAGAGGTTGGATATCAATCAAATAATCAGCACTCAGAGGTTTTTTCCTCTTCATCTGTTTACCAGTCATTCCCACACCAATAGGTTGATCCCCAGAGGTTTTTCTTTTACGGGCCATTTTATAGTTTCAAATTACGGGCACCTGGTGCTTTGGATGCTTTCTGCAGAACTTCGTTCCAGCCAGGCTTTGATTTACGTAGTTTATCTCTCCATTCTCCCACTTCTGCAGCCATCGGACATGTAGATGGATCAGAGTAATCTCTACTCCACTCAGGGTTATCAGCACACCACTGATCCCAATCATGTACACTCATTGAGACTTCTTTCTTATCTCCATTTTTTGTATTTACAACAGGATATGTAGCCATAATATTTTATCGGGTAAATTTATTTAGACCCATTCTAGGGCTTCTGATACGTTCGGGAATTGCTCTATAAAGATCTTTCTACATTTCTCTGCAATCTGCATGTGCTCTTTTTGAGTACCGTGTGCAGATCTCAGGTTAATATAGTGAATCCATGAACGACAACTTCCAGTCATATAGATTCTGGTAGGAGTACATAGAGGTAACACCATTCTTGCACATTCCTTCGCAACACCCTGACTCAGCATTTGCTCATAAAGTGCCTTTGAGGAACTAAACAGGGTTATCATCTGTTTCTCAAATTTGTCTATTAATTCGGGTTCCAAGTCATTTGTAGAATTTTGACGATTCTTCTTGTCTTGTTTTCTGAGTTCTGGTAGGTCAAAATCGCCTAATGCGGTGCTTGATGCATATCTCTGTGAGAACTCTTGGAACGTAAAGCTCCTATGTCTCAAAATTTGAGCAGCAATAGCTCGGCTTGTCTCGATCTCCAAGCTCATCGAGGATTGTTCAAATACACTCCAATGATTATGCTTAATACAATATTTTAATAATCCAGAATAGTTCTCATTATCCTGATTTGAGGGATTACTCACTCTGGCGATATAAGCCATCATTTGCTCCGCATCAGGAGTGATACTTACAAGTTTTACGTTCATTTACCAAATCCTTCGGGTTTTTCTTTTTTCTTAACGACATTCATTTCTTCAAGCATTACAAGTTGCTTTTTCATATATGCTAATTCATTAGCATTATACAAATAGTCTTGTTGTATTGCATTTTTTAAATTCTTTATAAGATGTTTTTGTCTTTTCATCCGTCGTCGTCCTCAAAGATTTCATCATAATCGTTTAATACCTTTTCTGCGGTACTTACAGTGGAATATGCATCTACGTCAGAATAGATTTCTGCCTTAAGTGCATCTACTGCCATTTCAACTTGTCTAAGTCTTAATTTCAGTTGGTCTCTTTTCGGTTCCATAATTTTTATATGGTATTTAGGTATTTTACACAAAAAAAGAGCATCTGTCAAGAGATGCTCTTAGATATATCAGGAATTGATACTATGCAGTAACAACTTCCTTCTCAAACTTGATACCTCTATAAGATTCTTGAACCTTGTTAGAGTTAGTTTGCTTTTTGTCGTTGGTATCGTACTTGATACCTCTGTATGTGACTTGTGCCATGATGGTACTCCTAAAGTAGTTGGGTTTTTAAATCCGTTCCTTTAGTCGGCTTTTGCGTCCTTACAATCTAATCCTTGCCTTTCAGCAAAATCATAATATAGATCAATAATTTCCTGTCTATCTTTATCGCTAATGTCTGGATAGACCTTAGCACGATCTACAAGAGTATTAATGTCGGTGCATGATACTGTAACTAAAGTAGTAACAGCAGTTGATGCAGCAATCAAGGTTTCAATCATAGGATGAACGATCCGTTCCGAGTCGGCTTACTTGCGACCTGAATGTATCAGGTTGAACGATTGTGTTAATACTAACACAGTTATAGTATATAGTCAAGTAATATTGTAACATGTGTTACAAAATCCTGTGGCTCAAAAAAATGTCGGAGTTTTTTTCACCCGATTTTTGAAAGCTAAGGTCAATTTTGGTGGCCAGAGGTTACATGTAATTAATATTGATGTTACATCTAAACTGTTCATCAGTACAGTTAGTACTGTTGTGTGTGATTTGAGGGTTGAAGAATAACATTCTGTTTTTAACAGACTCAACTTTTGTACCATCAACATTAGTATGACCATTACATGTATTCAAAGATAGCAATGCTGCCTTGTGATCAAATTTATAATCTTTATGAGGTCTATGACTATGTAAAATATCTGTTCTAGGATATAGATTTGCCTTTACTCTAATTAATGTTTCTGCACCTATAGCCTCTTTCAATATATCTGCAATCCAATGATGAGGACTACAAGGAAACCCATTATAATATAGTTCCTTGTCCTCATTCATATGAGTTTCAAATAATGTATGAGTGAAGTAACAATCTTTCTCCTTACCTTCACCAGAAATATCCTTGATACACATCCAAGGAGTTTCAATTTGATTAAAAATAACTGTTTTAATTCTATGAAAAGTTAGTTTATCTAGAAACTTGTCTTTGATCTTCATTAGGATAATACACTTGCACAAACGATTCACACTTAGGACATGAGAGATTACTTACAATAGAATACTCTTCTTCACATCCATAGTCTTCAGCATCAAAATCTGATCCCCATATGAGTTCAGTATTACAGTGCCAACAGTTCATTTCTTTTTTTTCTTTCCTTGTGGTGACTTATATCCCCAGAGTGAAGGTCTAATCGTACCCTTACCGTATTCTATGGACTTCAGGCCTTGTTTAAGTTTATCATAGTACATATCAAACAAAGAAACTTTACTCCCTCTTGTGAGGTCATAGCGAACGGAATCCTCGTACACATACTTTACAATATATGCATCATTAGGTGCCTGAGTTGCTTTAACTTCCTCTTGTGTACCATTTTCTACAACGATATCAGTTCCATAGTTTTCATTCAAGTTAGTTATTTCATCCGAAGACCAAATAGATTTCTTTTTAGGAGTTGTTTTAGTGGTCGTCATTTCTTATCTCTCCATACAATATTAGGGAATGCTGCAGCAACAACTTCTCTTGTGATGTTGTAAGAATCAGATAGTCTTCCATCCTTTATAAGACAAACAATCTCTGCTTCTAATGGATGTAATCCTTGAAGAATGTTAATGAACATAGTCTCTCTACGGATAGCATTCAATCCATTATCACCACCCTTTACAAACCTATAGAAATGTCTGGACTCTCTTCGAATAGTAGTATGACCTTGCTGATCACCTACACCTAAAGAGAAGTTACCTTTCTCATGCATAGAACGTACCTGATGGGTGAGTTTAGTAGATAGAGTTCCACTATAAGAAACATTCTCATCATATCCTACGTAAGGAACCTCTCCTTCTGGTAGTACAGAAACTATTGCTTCATCAAAGTTCCAGATCAAGCACTGTCTCAATGCTTTGTGATCATATTTTCTAAGGACTTCTATCTTTTTGGCCTTAGATCTTTGTCTTGATACTAAATCAAGAATCTCAAATATAAAAGGATTAGGGGGAAGTTCTGGAAGAGTTTTAACTTGTAAAGTTCTCTTAGGTTTAGTCGTCTTCTTCTTCGGTGTCTGGGTCATAATTTTCAAAACGTACAGCTATAATTTCGTCTGGGGCTAGGTTACCATTTTCATCAAACATTTCTGGATGAGCATACACTGTTTGGGGTGTTGTATTGTATGAATGCTGTCTCGCCATCCATCCTATCATACCACCAACTAATAATGCAAGTATAGACACTAATGTTGTTAATGTCAAGGTTACTATGGTAAAATCCATTTTACACTCCTATTTTTTAGTTTTTTTCCTTGCCGATAAGGAAAATTCAAAATAGATATCTATTTCTGTATTCCAAAAACAGATCATCTTGTTCCATATTATATGAAAAGGTTTCTTCTTTCTTTTACCTCCCGAAAGCATGAGTTCCACACCACGATTAGTGGTCTTGGTTTTATTTATGCTAGGATCAGATGATTTTTTCTTCTTTGAGGAATTTGATTGTTTCAATGCAACCTCCTAATTTTTTTCCATCACAAACAACTTGTGGGAAGGTAGATCCTTCACCAAACTCTTCTAAAAATGAATCTTTATCAAAGTGTTGGCCTAAATTATACACCACATAGTTACTCTCTGTCAACTTTAATACTTGTTTTACTTTGTCGCAATATGTGCAACTATCTTTCGTATAAACTGTAAAGTTCATGTGTCTTTGAAATTTTTATTTATAATGTAATTGCCGATACATAAGTAATCTAAATCAATATTGTTAAAAGTCTCAACAGCATGTTCTGGAGTCTCAACAATTGGTTGTCCATTATCATTGAAAGATGTATTTAGAAGAATAGGACACCCTGTTTCTTCTTTATATTTTTCTAGAAGAGTAGTGACTTCTGGATGTAATTCCTTATTCACTGTTTGTATTCTACAAGAACCATCTTCATGAGTAATAGCAGCAAGATTTTTTCTCTTATGCTTCCGTACAGTCAAAGAGTATAGCATATAATCATTAGGATATGTCTCCTCAAAATAATCTTCTTGATATTCCTCTAACATAATACCTGCAAAGGGTCTCCACTCCTCTCTATGCTTGATACGTTCGTTTATAATACTCTTGTTTTTCTTAGACTTAGGATTCATAAGGATAGACCTTGAACCAAGTGCTCTAGGCCCAAATTCAGATCTGTTCTGAAACCATCCTACAATCTTATTGTCTGTAAGAAGTTTTGATACCACCTCACATAATTCATCAAAGTTATCATACTTCTTATACTTAATATCTCCAAGTGCTTGTTCAATCTCTTCGTCAGTATAAGTCTTACCTAATAATGATATATTGTGAGGTAGGTTTACCTTCCCTTTATTTTTAAATATACCATAACATGCTGCTCCAAATGAGAGTCCAGTATCATCAGGGAATGGTGGTATGTGTATATTATCTGCAATATTATTCTCATGAAGCACAGAGTTAGCAAGAATATTTAAGAAGACACCACCAGCAAGGCAAAGATTGTCTTGAATATATGTTTCTTCTTTCAACAATTTCATGTACGTTAACATACCTTGTTCAAAGTTATGCTGAAGAAGTTGTGCTTTATTTTCTGGTGTTAGGTTTTCATATGGGCCCATTTTACCTGTCTGAGGTAGATATTCCATAGCAACCTGAGGCATACCTTCCATAGCAACCCTACCATCCTTTGGTAGTTCTTTTAAATTTCCATAGGCAGAGAGACCCATTACCTTACCACAGAATGTCTCTCTATAATATGGGTCAGTTAATTTAATATCTTTATCAATTTTATTAACGTAGATATTATATGCCCACAACCAATAATAATTTCCAAAGTTATTCATCTGAGGAACACCAGGAAAATATTTGAATATACCTTTTCTCTTATTAAAATAACCTAATGAATGATTTTCACAGGCAAATATCTGTCCTACAGTATCAAACAAAACTGATCCTGCATTATCTAATGTAACGAAGGCACCTTCATTATAATCACAAGAAAATATTGTTGATGCTGCGTGACATATGTGATGAGATACTACCTGCACTCTTGCATTTGGAAAATATCTTTTTACTTTTTTTGTAACAGTACCATTGATCCAATACTTATAAAATTGTTGGTTAGCCATAGAAGGAATGACTACCAAATCAATATCTTTTTTATCTAAATTACCAACAGATAAACAATATTCTATAGACTTTCTGGGGAAGTTACCATCATATTTTACTCTACTAAGTCTTTCCTCACTTACACTACATATATGGTTATCATCCTTAAATAAGGTTACACTAGCACCATGTGTCCAACTATCATTTACTTCCTTTTCTAACTTAGGATGATTAGAAAGTACAACATTCCAACCTATAGCACCATAAAGTCCAACAACATTCATGTTAACCAACTGCCTCTATAATCTTATCAAAATCAAAGATGTCTTCCTCTTCATCAACGTATGGATACTCGGCTTCAACACCAATAAAATCAAAGTCAAAGAACACACTGTTAGGTAGTTTAAACTTAGCAGGTTTTCTTGCTTGTATATTAGTATGCATATCCCATCCAAATACTTTTGGACTTGTACCATTCCATAGAACTACTGAAGGCATCTTCAATGCTGCAGCAGCATGTTGCATACAACTATCAATAAAGATTCTTTTCTCACTCTGTAATAATATACTTACAAGTTCCATGTTACTCATAGGAGTATTAATAACTTCTACACCATCTAATACTTCACCAGTTGGTTTAGTTATCTGGAAGATATGGTAATCCTTTTCATAATGATCTACTAATTTCTGTGCTAATGCTATAGGCATATCTCTAGCCCATAGATAAGGTCTTTGCTCATTTAATAATCCACCATTAGTTTGTATGACTAAGATAGGTTTACCATTTGATCTATTAATCCAGAATTCTTTAGCAATCTTTTTTTGAAGATGATTGAATGTAATCTGAGGCATCTCACCTTTATACTTCAGACCATACATCTTACTCCAAGTCTGTATCAAAGGTAGTTTTTTATTTACATGATCAGTTGTAAAGTATGGTTCATTAGCAAAGATTAATGAATCCATATCCTCCACATAAGTTTGATAATAATAACTTGTGTTTCCTAATTGATATACTCTATCTACAAATGGAAGGTTCTGATATATTTCTGTATAAACAGCAGTTAATATTAGTTCTCTACTTGGATGATTATTTTTTATACATTTTGCTACTGCTGTAGCTGCAATATGCTTTCCAAACCCACCTTGTACATGGAATAAAGAATATTTTTTAGTCATAATTATGAAAAGATATTATATGATGTAGGTGCTTTAGGAGGATTAATTTTAACAACCTCAGGTTCAGTCCAAAACTCTAAGTTCTGTCTATTTCTATTATATAGATCAATAATAGAAGAGGGAAGAACATTAGATGGATGATCAGAAGTCTTCGATATGTCCGAACGAACTTCATGCATATCAGTTAGACCATATGTATTGAGATCATCTTCTCTATATTGATTAGATAGATCATCAAAACTATGTTCGAATGATTCTTCACCTAAGAAATCATAGATACTATCCAACTCTTTCTGTGGATCGTTTACCAAATCATTATAGTCTATAAAGTGAAATTTGTCACGTTTTTGATCCTTAAACCCATCCATGATAGCATTTAATGACTCATAAACAATACCACTAGGATTTAAAAGATGATTACAACGTTCCTCATCATTGATAGGAGTATTATTTTTTACTAGAAATTCATCTACAAAATTAATTCTTGATTGCCCTTCTTTAAAAGGATTGCGATGAATCATCTTAAGTATGGATGTTAATATCTCATCAACCCTTCTTACTGGTAAAATTATCTTTGGTTCTATGTTTAAGTATCCTTCAATGAATGAAACGTTCGATGTCCATGCACGATTCTTATCAATAATGACTGGTTTATCTACATCACTATACCAATGACCTATAATTGAACCAACAATTTCATTCACCTGATATGGTTTTGGATACCCATGATATAGTTCATTCTGTAAGAAATTATCATGAGTAGAAACCATCGCACCAAGTACAGGACTTGATGGGCCTGAATAAAATCTTGGATTCTGATTTAAGATAGAAGAAAGGAGGGTACTTCCAGAACGTGGAAGCCCTCCCATAAAATAATATTTTTTATTCATATAATATAGAATTCAATTTTACATAATAACTCTTAGAACTATTATAGCACTATGCCTGTGATTCTGTCCATGATATCCTAGAGGATACTTCTAATGGTGAGTCAGCGTTAATAGATGCAGTATCAACAGGAACAATAGCAATGGTTAATAAGTCAGGCCCGTTTGGATACGTTCCATCTCCACCTAATATAGAGTTACCTAAGTCAGTAATCTGTGATAGGTCGAAGTCAGATGTTGCAGGAAGTCTTCTACCACCAGTACCTTCAGCACCACCAGATGCTCTCAAGGAGTAGATTACTGATCCTGAAACAATCTTATCACCAGCAGAGTGTTGAACCAATTCTGATAATGATGGAGATGCAACATCATTAAATGTTCTGTTACTACTTTGTCCATTCAAGATTAGGTCAACAGTACAGTCATGAGTCAACGTGATACCCAAAGACTTCATCTGTAATTGCATTCTGTTAACAATTTCTCTTGCTCCTAAGGCACCTGTGAGGTTGTTATCAACAGATGGTGCAAGACGGATACTTACAAGTGGAATCTTGTTAACCAGTTCATCATCAGCAGCACCAGTTGCAGGAGCACCAACGTTAACTGCAGTTCCACTAAGAACGCTTGGATATACACCAGGTTGCTGCCAGCGATAGTATGATCCTACGTATATGTAAGTGTTGAAGTTACCACCAGCAAAGTCAGTGTAATCTACAATGTGTGCGTAAGGTGATGCATTTGTACCTTGTAATGCATTGTCTGCGGTATAAAGTGCAGCACCAGAACTAAACTTACCCTGATCAGTTTGGTTGAATGGAATTCTTACATAGTAATCTCTATAGTAACCACCTCTATATGTTAGAGAGGAGTTACCAACTGTATTAACAGCGTTAGAGTCACCGTTTGTAAACACTAGTGTCTTAGATGGAGCAGTAAATAAGTACGCTTTATCATCGTCAAACTTACCATCCATAATGATTGAAGTACCCCAGTGGAACAGTGATGGAACATAAGTTGGAATTCCTTCGTTCTCAATCTCATATCTACCAGCAATGTTACCAGTTCTCATGTATGCTTCTTCCAGTCTGTTGTTGTGACGGAATTCATGCATGTACTTAACGTGACCGTAGGTATCTTTAAATCCAAATCTAATCTTACCAGCACCGTACCAAGAGTAATCAAGGTAGCACATCTGAATCTTAGTTAGATCTAATAAGAATCCTGAAGGCCCTGTACCATCTGCGTTATCAATATTCCACTCATTTTGTTGAACTCTAACATCAATAGTCTTTGTGATAATAATATCAGAAGCATCAACACCTTGATATGATGGTTGCATATGAATCAAAGTCTTAGATGGAATGTGAGTAATTCTATGACTCTGACCTCTGATTACAATCTTATCACCAACTACTAATTGTCCAGTAAAGTTAGTATCAGTACCAGTCATGAAGTTACTACCCTTAGTAACAGCACCAGTACCAGGTAACTGCTGAACTGTAGATCTTCTTACTGCCCATAAGTTTTCACCGTCAAATTCGAAGAACATTCCGTTCTGATAATCAAATAGTCCACAACGAACCTTACTATTTTGCCATGAGTCAACATTATATGCAATAATACCATTTGGAACACTAGTTGTAGTAGCATCAGTTATGTAATATCTAAACTCAAAGTCTGTAGATGATCTAACTTGGAAAGTTCCGTTGTAAGATTGATCTTCAGATCCCTTAATTGTTACTTTATTAACTCTGGTTATACCATGAGGATATTTGGTAACTACTTTAGCGATTGTTGTTGCTGTACCAACTGCCTCAATGTTTATCATTCCACTCATAGCACCAGCATTTTCACTTTGATAGTAGTAAGTTCCAATACCTAATCCATTTGTCTGTAAGCTAATTGATCCAGAATCAGTACCATTACCAACAGCAGAAACAGAGTCACCTACTCCAGTGGTTGGAGCAGTCTTAATCCAAAGATTTTGACCTGGTGCATTAACAGTAAAGACGAGGTAATCTCCTTTAACGATATTGATTGGAGGGTTTTCACCAAAGATTCTTCCATCTCTAGCAGCACCAGAAACGTTCCAAGAGTTTGCTTCATTACTATTAAGAGTAAATCTGTATACTTCACTAGGTAATGCAGTGTTTGCACTACTTACAAGTGTTGTTGCTACTCTAGATGGGTTGAAGTTAATCGCCAATGAACACTGAATACCTTTACCTGACTGATAACGGAAATACTTACGTGTCTGTCTTACGATTGAACTGTTTGGTGATGTACCAGCATCAATCTCAACTCCACCGTCAAATGGTCTGTGTAAGAAAGCACCATCTGGTCGAGTGTTAATCTTGGTTGTAACATAATACTGTGTAGTTTGTATACCAGATGTTGGTTGAGTTGTAACTGTTATATTAGTATCATCAATCACCGAGTCAACAGTAAATTCTGTATATGTTGGTGGTGATAAGGTTGAATCATTAACCTTAAAGGAGTCTCCCGCCTTGAAGAATCTTCTGAATAGTGTGTCTGTTCCAACGATTGTCGGGGAAACAGTTGAGATAGCAACAGTACCAACAGCAGATGAAATTCCTGCTACCGATGGAACCGTTAATATAAAGTTACCAGCATCTGTTGTTCCAATACCAATTGGTGCTCCGTCTGCAGTATCTGTTAACTGTATATGATCTGGGCCACTTACAAGAGCATGGTAAGTGAATGCTGAAGTCAAGCCAGGTATTGATCCAGTTCCATCAGAAGTATAAACAAACCTCTGGTTGTTCTGCATCTTATGGTTAGGAATGTTAATGTACATTACACTACTTAATTCCGCAATTGACTCAGAAGAGAATCCAATTATTCTCTTAGGAATTAATCCTGATGAGAATGATTGCATTTGAGTACCACCAGCACCGACAACATCAATAGGATAGAAACCATCAACACCACCTGTTGCTTCTAAGGTAGTGAATATCAATGGAGTCATACCTGGATTGGTAATATCATACTGAACATCATTAGGATCTCTCAATGCAAATCTAACAGAATTAAGTTGTTCAAATTGAACTACACCAGCATTTAATGGTGTACTGGTCATACTAGCTGCAATACCTGCTGCGACAGTGTTTGCTATCTGAGCATGTGTAAGTACACTACCAGACTGACCATATGAATTTGAGTTAACAGTATACCTAATTGGGAATACCATATCAATAACATATCTCTGACCACCGTAAGTATAATCTCTTGGAGTTAGAGAATACCAAGGAGTATAATAATGACTTCCACTAATATTATTATAGTAAGAAGGCCAGTTACTATTATCAATAACCAGAGCCAGCTGGACGTAATCATTATAACTACTACCATATGTCCACTTTGCTACGTAATTATATCTCCATCCATTACCGATTGATGTATCATAGTTTGTGTAGTTAGCATTTTGGTTATTATTAACTTGACCGTAGTTACCTTGACAGTAACTCCAGAAACTAGACCAGTCCCATCTGGCTCTGTTAACAGGCAATCCACTAACAGTCAAACCAGCCAGACTAGGAATCTGTTTGATACTATACCAGTAATTTGTATATGTATTATTTGTATATGGTGTTTCAATCATATCAAATCCCAACCCAGCAAGAGCTGTTGTGTTAAATAAATCTTGTCTTGTACCAGTTCCCCAATTTGGTTTACTACTCAAAGATCCACTGTAGTAACTATTTGTAGATCCAGAAGTATTCTGCAGATATACGTACATATTATATCTGTTATGTGAAACATACTGATAACCACCATCTACATTACTATTCCAACTTTGGAATGGTGCATATCCATTATTATTACTACCATCATAAAGCATTCTAATAGCATCATTACCCATTGATGTTCTAATAGTATCCATCTTAGCTTTTACTGCCTCATGAACAACATCAATAGTTTCAACAGTTGGTGTAACAGGGCCAGATAGTGAAGTAGGAATAGAACCACCAACACCAACACCAATAGTTCCCATTTGTCTATTAGTTATCCTTGAATCATTAATATAGAAGGAGTTCTTAAGTGGGTTATTACCTTCACCAGAAAATGTGTAAGTTCCTGAACCACTACTTAATCTTAATGCAGTATTGATTTTGAATCTATCATCACCAACAACAGTAATACTATGTGTTGTTCCAGAACCAATATATCCGAAAGTAGGTGTTGTGTTATAAGTAGTACCTGTATCAGTTCTATACTTAATAGATGCACCAGCACCTACAGTAACAGTCAAACTACTTTGATCTTCCAGACCATGGTTAGCATAGAAGAATGAATCTGCTTCACCATCATCTGTTAGATACATCCAGAACCATCTACCACCATCACTGTAGTTTCCACCATACTGATAACTGTAACTACTTCTATAATCATGTGCCTGATAAAGGAATGCTCTACCATAAGAAGCATATACTTGGTTCTCAGTACCATCTCCTGTAGTAGAATATTGTTCCCATCTCTGCCAATCTTCCGTAAATTCATATCCATCAGGAACACTACCAGCCTTATTGAAGGTAAAGTTTGAATTAGAACGTGTAGAATAAATAGGATCCTTAACTGAATATGTCTCTAGTTGAGTACTTGTTTTCTTATCCATCACCATCATATAACCAGGAGTTTCCTGTCCAATACCAACCCATCTACTTCCATTGTAACCTATACTATAGTTGGTTAAATCCCAACCCGAACCACTACCAAAGTAGTATCTTCTACTATAAAAAGCAGTCTGATATCCAGAATAACTTAAGGCTAAACCAATTTCATAACATAACATTAAGGCATGGTATCCATAAGAAGAAGTACCTGCACTTGTTATATTGATTTCTGCATTATTATTAAACTGTCCATTTGTAGTTTCACATAAGGTAACTGTATTTGGGTTACTAGCATCTTTAATATAATAAATCTGGAATCTTTGTAGTCCACCAACTGATGCGTCTCCTGCAGAAGGACTATAAAGAACACAGTCACCCTGTCTTAATCTATGATTTGGCCAATTAATTGAATTATTGGCAGTATCAACATCACCAGTCTTAAATTTACGAGTATAAGTAGATCTCTTTACTCTTGTTTCTGTCTGTGAAACATCTGGAGTAAAGTCTACAGTTGCAGTATTTGAGAAATCAACATAAGGTCTACCATCAGGAGCAAGAGCAGTTGCAGCCTCTTCTACTGTATATTTTAGAGATCCAATAGTATTAGTGAAGTATAAACTAGAACCTGCAATAAATCCATGAACATAATCAGTAAATAATTTTAGTGTAGATGGATCAGCACCATCTGTTTCAATTCCAATCTCATTGTTATATTGAATTTCAGATCCATTATAGAACTGACCTGGTGTAATAACAGTGTAACTACCATCAATTCTTCCTGTTTTTTCTTGTCTTTTCTTTGCTCTATAAACGAATGATGTATCAGAAGGAACTGATGTTATAAGAAACTTACCCTCTGCAGTTCTTGCTGCAAGACCTTGAACGTCGATAGGTGCACCAACTACTAATCCATGATCAGCAACAGTATTTACAGTGATGTTCGTACTATCTTGGAAAGTTTGAACAGAAGTAACGTCTGCAATAGAATAGTCTGCTGAATTAGAATAGAACGATGGAACCTGATTTACAAGTTCTATAGTCTCCCACTTTGTTGGTTGTAGTCCATATTCAAAGTCAGTATCAATTAAGTTTTGTGGGTTTGAAACTCTTAATTTACTTACAGGATCAATAAAAGTTTCTGAAAATTCTATCTTTTCGTGCTGTGCATCTACAAAGATCTGTAATTCATCACGGTAATCCATGTCGGATGTATCCGCAAGCAACGTCATTGTAGTTGTATCAAGTACACTATTATAATATGTTGATCCAGATAAAGTTTTATCGGAGAAGTTATATATTATTTCGTTATCTGTTGATGCATCGTAAACATAACAAGTAAATGTATCAGCATCAACTTTAGTAATTACTATATCCTGACCATAAGTAGGGTCAGTTGTTCTTGGATATGATTTCTCTTTATTATTTCCATCCTTCTCACAAGTAAAGATAAGTGAATCTTGACGGAATTGTATTCTGTCACCATTAACTAGACCATGGCTAGTAGTGGTAGTCACAGTCATGATACCTGAAACAGGATCATAACTTGTACCTGTTTCAGCAACTATAAGGTTACCTCCGCTACCTCCACTTATAATATCAATCGCACCCGTACTAGCAGCAAGATCGTCTCTTATAAAAGTATGATTATAATCACCTGCTGTACCTGTATTTGTAATTAACTGCCAAGTTCTAACGGGATAATTACCTTCAATAACAATCGTACCATTCAGACTAGTGCCTGGTGTGAAAGTATAGTTATAAATTAGATGTTTTGCCATTTCTTACAAATACCTCTGTCCTTGTTTTTATTTATAGATGGATTAGCCACCAAGTGCTACAGCATATGCTATAACATTTGATTCGAGTGCAAGACGTTTTGAGTCTTGATAGATTTCATAGCATGATACTATACCCACAGTTAGTTGTGATGTAAGTGCAACACCTGCGACTGATTGTGTGTTGGTTGTACCAATACCAACTGATCCTAAAGTGAAAGTACCAGTTTGGTTACCCTGCCAAGTGGCTGCTTGGCTTGTGATAGTAGCAATACCCCCACTGAATTGAACGTCAACTCCTTGGTTAAAGTCAAGTGTAAGTGCAGTTCCAACTAATACACCACTGTTTTCTACCGCTAGTCCAGTTCCAACTGCTGTTACATTAGACAGTAGGGAACCATCACCACTGAAAATACCAGCGTTAACTCTATCTGCGTTTAGAACTCCCATATTCTCTGAATACCTTTGTCTATTTATACAATAGTGGTTACATATAACCAGTTTTTACTATTTATTGGTTTTAAAAACTGCATCATTCACGACTCTTTATATACTTCAATGATGGTGAAAATATTATCCTCACCAAAATCTAAATTAAAACCAAATCCATTATTAGTTACAGTAGTTTCTGATCTGTGTTGTATCTCAAAAATTTTATTTTCAAGAATAGTTATAACACCAGTACCAAAAGATCTTGAGTTATCAGATTCTGAAGAACCAACAATGTCTGTAGTCAGGTCACTCATGTTTCTTAATCTAGTTTGATGACCATCTACATTATATACAGGTGCTGACCATTTAATTAAATAAGTACCTGCACCTAATGTAAATTGATTATTGGAGAGAGATATAATGTTATCTATATCAGTCTTTGTAATCAAATCTCTTGTTTGCCAGACACCTCTAGTGAAAGTACCACTGGTAGTACCAGAATTTTTTTTATCTAATACTATTGCGTAACTTTCCCATTTAAAACTACCTGTATTAGGTAATTTCAATATCTTACATGATGCTTGATCTTTGGCCTGTAGTTTTGTGAACCCAGAGATGTCTCCCTTTAGGACTAAAGTACTCATAATCTATTTCAATTGTTTTATTATTTATTCAGGTATTCCAATGATAGTAAATGTAGATCCAGGCCCGATAGTAAGACAAGCACCAGTTCCAATAGTATATGGGCCAAATACACCTCCATTTACTGGGCCACCTTCTTTAGGGAAGGTTTCACTACTACGCAATTCAACTTCATTCTGGAAGAACGTTCTTGTTGCTACCGTTCCAGCAACATCAAGAGCAACTCTTGGTCTATCACTTCCGATACCGAGGTTGTAGTTCTCAATACCAGTGATCCAGTTTGTATTACCAACACCAATTGCTAGTTGATGATCTATAACAGAAGATGCAAGTGATACATTACATCCAATAACAACATTACCACTAGCACTAGTAACAGCAGAACCAGTATTATGGCCTAAGAATACGTTACCTGTTCCTTGGTTACAACGACCTGCATTGCAACCAATCATTACATTATTATCACCACGTTCACCACACCTACCAGCATCCATACCGATAACAACATTTCGATGACCAAAGACTTGTCCTCTACCAGCATTTCGGCCTAAAAGAACATTGTCGTTAGATTGCATCTCATAACCAGCACATCTACCAATTGCAATGTTATCACAACCATTATAAGCATTACTACCTGCTCTTTCTAGTGCATAGAAGTTATGAATACCTGTATCCAAACAGAATCCAACTTCTTTACCAAACAATACGTTACCATAACCAACAGTATTGCATTTACCTGCATAAGAGCCTAAGAAAATATTATAATCACCACTTTGGTTACCAAAACCTGCACCCTTACCTGCAAATATATTCTCAGCACCAGAATCAGTACATTGACCAGCATTACATCCAAGGAATACGTTGAAGCAACCATTGGTACCATCTAAACATCTACCAGCTCTAGTACCAGCAAATAAGTTTTGATCATCATCAGGAGACCAAGCACCAGTCGATCCACCACCACCAGAGATAGTAATAGTTTTAGTTGCACCAGTACCAGTAGCACTAACACCAGAACCTTCAAAGTTAAGAGTGGTTGCTTGTGTTGCTAATGTAACACCTTCATCCTGAACATTAAGACCACCTGCAACACCTTGTAGTTTAGAACCATCACCATAGTATGTGATAATACCAACAGGGCCACCAATAGCTGCAGCAGTAATAATACCAGTTGCGTATATGTTACCAAAGTTGTTGAGTGGAGTTCCTAAATTGGGTCTATAATTATGGGATGGAAAAATTTGAGAATCATCAATATCAATACCAAAACCATTGAAAGTATTTGCTGTGCTGGTTGTGTAACTAGCTCTAAGTGATAAAATATCGGCCGATCTAATTGCATTAGGGTCATCATCATGAGTAAAATCTATTACTGAACCATTACTCTGTCGCCATAATTTTATTTGTTCATTATATGTGGCTTCATCACCAACAATTAATTGATCTTTCCCATAACCTGCTCTTGCTTTCACAAATAAGGTTGAAGCAATACTTACATTAGCAGTAAAGGTAGAGAGACCAGTTACACTAAGTTGATCTGTATGGAAATCTCTAGTGCTAAGAATACCAGCAGTAGGATTAGCAGTTGCAAGACCAGCAAGAGTTACAGTTCCACCATCGAATTCACCACTAATTAATATGGTTGAACCAGCACCAATTCTTAATTCTCCACTTGCACCGTCTGATGTAGTATCAACCTGACATCCAATGACGATATTATTACTAGCATTCGTTATATTTTGACCAGCTTCACGGCCTATAGTAATGTTATTGAAACCAGTTTGAATTCTTTTACCAGCACCATTACCAATGAGAGTATTACAATTACCATTAGTTACACAACAACCTGCACTATGGCCTAAGATGGTGTTTTGACTACCATTTGTTAAATATTTTCCTGCCCATCGGCCAATAACTGTATTACGATCACCACCAGCCAAACATTTAGCTGCACTTTCTCCGAATAAAGCGTTATAATTACCAGTAACAGCACTCCCACTAGCAGTTGAACGGCCAATTGCAACGTTCATACATCCAGTAGTTATGCAGGTACCTGAATCTCTACCTATCAAAATATTACAACTACCAGATTGTGCTAGTGCACCTGCTCTCATTCCAATAGCAATATTACTATTAGATTGGTTAAGACCTGGTGTTGAAGAACCTAGTAATGCAAATGGGCCTAATGCAACGTTTTCACTACCACCCTGTTTACATCTACCAGCAGCAGTTCCCGCAAAAAAGTTATCATCACCAAGGATACCCCATTCACCAGTGTTTGATCCTAAGAAAACATTATTGCTAGCTGTAACTGATTTTGTACCTGAACATCTACCTATAAAGATATTCTCATCACCTTCATTTAATGCTTCACCTGCACTATAACCTATACCAATATTGAAACAGGTATCTGAGTCTCTATTATATCCTGAACAAGTTCCTGCAAATAAGTTTTCTTGTGCGTCTGCAGTCCATAATCCTTGACTGGTTATAGTAACAGCAGCACCAGAAATAGCAGAGACGGATAAGTTTGTAGAAAAGTTTATTGTTCCAGCAGTACCAATCAAAGAATTATTGTCTCTAATTTGAATACCTTGTCCACTAGCAACAATACCACTTAAGTTTGAACCATCACCATAGAAAGTAAAGGCAGATACAATACCAGCCGATAACTTAGCAGTAACTCCAGAACCAACAGGAGCATCTGGATCAGTGGTTCCGATACCAACATTGAAGTTAGCATTACCAGTAATCCAATGAGTATTACCAACACCAATAGCTAATTGACAACTAGCAGTATGATCTGCGACTGATACACTATGACCTATAGCAATATTATGGTTTCCAGTTACAAGTGGTAAACCAGTGTTTGCATAAGCACCTAAAAAGAGGTTTTGAGAACCACTTGATAATCTGTTACCAGCACATGTACCTAGTACTATATTTTGTTTACCAGTTACAGTACCATTAGCCATAGCATTAACACCTAATGCTATGTTCTCATCTCCAGAATCTATATTCTGGAAGACACATTTTCCTAATCCAATATTGCAACTACCAGACATGTCACCAAGAGAGGCAGACTCTCCACCCATAAAGATATTATTACTACCAGTAAAATTACCACTAAGAGAGAAACCAGCAGCATATCCGAACAATAGGTTATATGAACCAGTGCTAAGGTTACCACCAGCTGAGGTACCCAACATGACATTGCAATTACCAGTTAGACAATTACCAGTATTACCAACATCAGCTGCTACATTTTGACCAATTGCAATATTAGCAGTTCCAGAAGTAGCACGTCTTGCTGCATTACATCCAATGAAAACGTTAGAATCACCTGAATTTAAAAGAGCACCAGCACTCTTACCAATAGCAACGTTATAGCAAGTATCAGAATCAGAATCTGCACCAGCATTAGTACCAGCATATAAGTTCTCTTGTGAATCAGGATCGAATCTTACATTAAGACCAGTTAATCCTGCACCACTACCATGGAATGATGTTGCTGTTAGAACACCTAGAGTTGCATTACCATTCGATTCTATTGTTGCACCAGTTCCAACCTTTACATTAGTGAATGTTGTAATACCTGAAGCATTAATTTGATTAACTTCGAAACCAGTAGCATGTAAATTCTGAGTATGGTATTGAATACCTTGTGAATGTCCGAGAGTTAATGCTGCTCCAACATTAATAATATTGCTAGTACCATCTAACTTAAGTGATGCACTACCAAAAGTAGCAATACCAGTAACATGAAGGTCTGCTCTGATGGTTGACTGATAGTTTGTATTGAGAACATTATTAGGGAAACTAATAGCATTTCCCATGTAACCATGGTTATAGCACTGATAATGAAGCACCAAAGGTGTCTCATCACTTACTGTAATTTCTGTATATCTAACTGATGCTGAATTATAAGCGGAACTAAAAGCACCAGAGGTTGCTTGTGCACCATCAGCATAATAACTTACACCTGCTGTATATTCTGTTGTCTTATTGGCTTCAAGATAAAATATTAAAGGATGATTATCATTACTACTATCAGACTGTTCAAATCTATATGTTCTACCTGGTGTTAGAGTTAGGTATGGTGATTCAGCACCATCTATTTCATATCCACTAGTACTAGAACCTCCACCACCAGGATATCTGTGCTTTGCAGTTTTAGATATAGTTTTAACTTCAAGTGTGGTAGATCCTTCACCTTCTGCACTTAAAACTTGATAACCACCAATGTCTTTATGAACATTTAATGAAGATGTATAAGTTGTAGTTCCTATACCTACCTTAAAAGTATCATTACCAGTAATCCAAGTGGTAGCACCAGCACCAATTGCTAATTGTGTATCACCAGTTAGTGAAGGAACTTGAACTGCATTACCAATAGCAACTAAATTTGAACCAGAAGTAGAAGAACAACCTGCCTGATATCCAAGGAATGTATTAAAATCTCCTGATGTATTATTGAATCCTGCTTTAGATCCAAAGATTGCATTGCAACCACCTTCTCCACATTTACCTGCTAAAGCACCAACAACAGTAGTACATCCATCAGTACCACCACATGAACCAGCATAACAACCTATGAATACGTTAGCTATACCACTAGTCTTATGACGACCTGCATTCTTACCGATGGCCACACCACCGTCACCACTCATACAGAATCCTGCAGAAGATCCTAAGAAGACTTGATTATCACCGTTACCACATTTTCCTGCTTCATCACCTATAGCAACATTACAATTACCTGATGTAAATGTACTTTTGGCTGCATAATAACCAAGAAATACATTTCTATCTCCTGAATTTACAGCAGCACCAGCACAACATCCTATGAAAAGGTTACTACAAGTATCTGCATCTCTCGCTACACCAGCACCTACACCAGCAACTAAGTTACCTTGTGCATCTTGATTCCAAGTATCTGTACCACCTAAACCAATATTGATTAACTCACTACCATCACCATATACTTTATGAAAAGTACCAACACCAGCAGCCAATACTGCAGTATTAGATGCTGTTACTTTTGCTGTTGGGTCTGTGGTTCCGATCCCCACATTACCCGCATTTATAATCTGCCTACTATCATCAATAATAGTAGAGCCCGATAACTTAATTGCCATCTACCGTCCTCGTATACACTGGGTAGTATTTTCTATTTAATATTTAGACAATCACTCTAATTTAGAAATTCTTTCGTTCAGTTTATCTATCTGAATTTGCTGTTCCTTAACCGCTTCAATTAATAATCCAATTAAACCATTATAATTAACTGTCTTTGGATCAGTACCACGAACAAGTTCTGGTAATACTGTCTCAACTTGGTCAGCAATAACACCAAGTGCAGCTCTATCATCTGCTTTCCAATTAAATGATACACCTTCAATACTTACAACCTTAGAAATTGGATCTTCAATTGCTTGAATATTTTTCTTGTATCTTATATCAGATGTTGAATCAAAATCTACAGCAGTTGCAATACCTGTTAGTAGAAAATCTCCAACCACATGTAGCTTAGATGTTGGTGTAGCAGTTCCTATACCTACATCAAAATTACTATCACCATTGATCCAAGTATTAGAACCAGAACCAATCGCTAATTGATTATCAGCATCTGCAGTAGGTACTTGAACATTACATCCAATTGTTATATTTCTACTACCAGTCGTAATATCATCGCCAGCTGCAAAGCCAAGGCCAATATTATAATTACCATGAACTAGTTCCAGTGCATTACCACCTAGAGCAACGTTTGCACCTCCACTATCTGCATTATATCCAGCACAACATCCAATAAAAACATTACTATTTGCACCATTCTGGCAGAATCCTGCCTTCATACCTATAAGAACATTGTCGTCACCATTCGTAATACAATGCCCAGCTTCAGAGCCAATGACGACATTATCCTCAGCAGAAGAACTGTTCCAACCTGATTTCCAACCTATAGCAATATTACGATTACCAGCATTACAAAATCCTGCACAATGTCCAATAGCAACATTTAATAAATTATTTGAACCAGAACTGTCTGATTTACATCCAGCATAAGCACCAACGAATACATTACATTGACCTGTGGTATTAGAAAAACCTGCTTTTTGGCCAATCAGAACATTTTTATTTGCATCATCATTATTTGTTCCAGCACCAGAACCAAAGAAAATATTATATGAACCAATGTTGTTGTTATAACCTGCACTTTGGCCAATGGCTACGTTTTGTTCACCACCAGTAGCAGCAAATCCTGTTCTGTTTCCAATGTAAACATTACAAGCACCACCTTGATTACATTTACCAGTTTCATGGCCAAGATATACATTGTATGAACCAGCAGTAGTACAACATCCTGTACCACAACCCATAAAAATATTATGGTGTACGTTAGTGGATTTTGCACCAGAACATTTTCCTAAAAATATATTATTTGAACCATTATTAATTTCATATCCAGCTTGAGCACCTAATGCAATGTTATCATAACCTTCTCCCATCGCTGTACCGAACATTGCCTCATTACCAATCGCAACATTACAATCTCCCTGCACATTCCTATGAGCAGATGGGCCAATACCTATACCATTTTCAAGATCAGCAGTTGTTGCTCCAGCGTAAGTTCCTAGGAATACATTATCCGTACCGCCAGCACCAACATCATTACGTGCATCCTTTCCTATAGCAATATTCCTATTAGAAGCTGTAATATTTTCAGCAGCATGAAGGCCAATTGCAATGTTATAATCTCCAGTGACTTTACATGAAGCACACATTCCTAATGCCACATTATAACTTCCTGTTGCTGCACCTCCTGCACAGGATCCTATGATAATATTTTGTTGAGCATCATCAAGAACACAACCTGTTTTTGATCCAATTAAAATATTTCTACTACCACTTGTTAATTTTCTTCCAGCACTCTCACCAAAAATTACATTGTAGTTCATACTAGTACCACAACATGCTGCAAAATATCCTGCTACAACATTCCAATTACCACTTATTGAACTACCATAAGCTGCGACTGCAGGATTTGTTACCTGATAATCGCTAAGATAATTAGAAAGACCATCATGACCCCATGGTGCCTTATATATTTGACTACCATTTCCATGAATAGTATAACCCAATCCTACATACAAATCATTTGTAGTTGTTGTTAATCCAATATGAGTTGTTATACCACCGACATATAAGTTGGTACTAATTGCTACGGTACCAGCCTTCAAACTCAAGTCACCAGGACTTTCAATGGTTGGGGTTCCAGTACCAATTATATTCAGTTGTTTTACACCAAATGCTTTATCTGCCATGGAATTTATTACCGTTTAGTTATTTATGTTAAGTGATTGAGAAGTTACCACTGATCGAGAGATTACTGCCAGTAACTGATGCTTTTGCATCTGATTCTTCACCACCAGAACCACCTCCACCGCCACCACCTGCAGATGGTGCATCATATATAATTTTCAATTGAGCTCCCTGCAAATTATAATAGTCACTCCAGTTAGTAGTATCAGTTGCTGTAGTTGCTTCAGTACCCTTATAGAACCATGTATCTGTTGTATCCTCAACCTGAGTTGCTAACCAATTTTTAACATCAGCATATGTCCAAGTTCTATTAGTCTCTAACTTAGTAGCAATCAATCCTGCAGCTATAGGACATGCAGAACTAGTTCCATTAAAGTTTTTATCTTCTGATTCAACAGCTTGTGTTGTTCCAATATCATAGTATGCATCATATCTATTAAACCTTGGAGAAGAATTATCATCTGATGCAGATAGAGTTTGATCTGCAGCAGCAAAACAATCAGTGCAATCACCCATGTTACTGTAGGATGCCTTTCGTTCTAATCCTCCAGCAGTATGATCATCATCTAAAGCACCAATAGATATTGTTTTATAAGTATATGGAGTAGTGGTTCTATCAACACCTATCTGTGCTGGAAACCCTTGTCGATTCAAACTATTATAAGTGGGTGTAAAATTCATCAATGAATATATGCTATTAGTTGTTGCATTTACATAGTTTACACTTGAACCTGATGCATAATAATTATTATAATCTGCATGATTACTTTGAACTTGCTTCTGATTATTATTACCAGCTGAACATACAAAGATAACACCTGCATTTACCATCTCATCACCAGCAGTAATTGCTGCATGACCATCAACATATTCTGGTGCTCTTCTATTTAATCCATCACCCGTAAAATAATTCATAAATGCAGGAAGACTACTGTAACTTGTTCCAGTTCCTCCAGTTGTACCTTGTCTGAAATAATAATACCCAGAAGTTGTAGGTGATTGTCTCAATCCCCAACTGTTACTTGATACAGTTGGATTTTTTGTATTATCAGAACTTCGATTTGGTTTGTTCTGATGAAATATTTTTTGTAAATCAAAACCTGCTTCAAGTCCTACACTATTAGTTCCATAAAGATTTAAGAACCATTTGTTTGCATTATAAGCCCAACCATATTGTCTTCCATATGTTTGTGATGCACAAGGAGTTCCATGATTTCCAGCACCAGTATGATATGCAGTATAACTTCCATTACTATTTGCTCTGGTATATGCAGCAGGAACTGATACAGTACCTACACTTGAAAATGCAGCAGACCTATTTGATGAATTAGACCACCAAGATCTTGCAACAGATTCAACTGGAACTTTTGTTCCATCCCAACGAGTCATTAATCTATTTCCTGTATCTGCTTCAAACCATTCCTTATCAATATAATAAGGAGCATCTAAAACTATATCTAACAATTCACATATTCCAGTTGTAGATGAAGTAGCAAATCCACTCTTCAAAACATTAGTTCCAACATAGTTAGCTGGTGCAGCAGTGGTTGCAGCAGTTGCATTATCTTGTTGTTTAATGTCTGTTATACCACTTGGATTCATAAATTCAATATGTCCAAACCACATATCTTCATCACATACAATTACATCAATATCTTTTCCTGTTGCATATTGAGGAATCACACTATCAAGTATAGTTGAATCAGCCACTACTTCTTGAACATTTTGTGATGGGAATTCTCTACCACCTCCCCAAACTATTCTTACAGCACCAACAGCACCTTCATCAGCACAGTTACCTCTATTACCTGAACCTCCTCCACCACCATAGTCTCCACCTTTTTGTGCTGAAGGACAACCAGAATCTCCAGCAGCACCAGTACCACCACCCGAACCTCCAGTAGCACCAGTTGAATTTCCACCAGCAGAATATGATCCAGCAGCACCATTAGTACCTGCTCCAAATAATCCTACACCACCTCCAGAAGAACCAAGGAAATTATTTGGATAAGATCCTTCACCACCAGCACCGCCACCGCCACCGCCACCAGCACCAACATTACCATTTTGGGTAGGGCCGCCACCAGCTCCACCAGTTCCTGAATATCCACCAGCACCACCGCCACCAGATGCTCCACCAGTTCCACCGTTACCACCGTTACCACCACCATCTCCAGTAAATGTTCCACCGAGACCATCGCCAGGTAATTGTACACCATATTCTTCAGCATATCCACCGCCATGGCCGCCACCACCTCTAACAATAGATGTGCTTATAAAATATGAATCTCCACCATAACTATCAGGGTATGCACTATTATTTCCAAAAGAACCAACCCCTACTGTATAACCGACACCTGGTGTTACTGATATATTATTTTTATATCCTAGGCCACCACCACCTCCACCATTATCATCATATCCTCCACCACCGCCACCAACACAGACTACAGAAACAGACGTTACACCAACAGGACAAGTCCAAGTATAAATTCCAGAAGTTGTATATGTAGCAGACAATCCTCCTCTCCAAGGATCAATCTTTTCTGTATGTCTTAATAAATTATAACAACCTCTATTGAGTAATGTAGCGTCTGGTGAAGTGGGTAAATAATCTGACTGGTTAGTTGATGTATCTCTTTTATGTTTTGTTGCAGAAGAATATCTATCAGTTCGATCATCGGATTTAATATCATCAGGATTTGATGCATAAGTTCCTGGATATTTTGAAGTATTAATGTGTACGTATTTTACTAGTGGATGATTTTTAAGTGCGGTTACTTCTGTATCTGTTAATAGATATACAGCTCTAGTCTCACTTTGACGACAATCATTAGGACAATCTACATGATCATTAGGAATGTTATCTTCTAGAGTACCATCCTCAAGAAGCAGTATATGTATTAAATCCCAATCATCTTTTGAATTACAACCTACCCAGTATTCTTTTTTTACATCTGATCCTGATGGTTCTTTTTCTAATGTGTTTTTATGTGTTTCAAAGGATGCTTTTCGCTGATTATATTCTTCTTCAGTCATTAGGTTTGAACCTCCCTTCTCCATCTAAATGTAGTCACTCCACTGATACCAGCTTCAGGTGTAGCAGTGATATTAACATTAGAACCACTTACTGTTGCAGCAATAGAAACAAGTAATTCAGAATCATACATGACTCCATACTCTTCTGAATATGCAACAGAATTATTCTGCATGACTAAGGATTTCTGTGCTTGTATTCCATTAGCATGTACAAAGTGTAAAGTATATTCTGCAATTTTATAATCATGAGTTGAGAATGCGAATTGATCTATAATCTGTGCACTACCAGGAGTTGCACTAAAAAATCCTTGTCCTGATGAGAATACAGTTGAGAAGCCAGGGATAGATCCTTTGAATATACCATAGTATTCAACTGCAGTAACAATACCTGCAGAAGTTACTGATGTATTTGCTGCATTAGCAGAGTCTGTTGGTGTAGCAGTTCCAATACCTAAATTACCTGATGCATCTACACGAAGTCTCTCAGCTCCATTCGTCTTAAGAGTTAATATATTACTTGAAGGTGAATGAACTTGTGCTCCCGTTCCAAGTAGTTGTAATGTATCAGAAGTTAGTACATCAGTACCATTAATCTCATAGTGTTTTCCTGATGCTAGGTTCCAGTTCTCACTACTCATCAATGCATTGGTTGCATTATTCCAAGTAATAAACTTTCTAATATTAGTAGAACCAATACCAATACCTGCACCATCAAGAAGTACATTAGTACCTGCAGTTGTTGCAATACCAATTTGGAAGTCACCAAGTTCTATCTTATCTACATCAACAATAAATTCTGTACCTTCTACATACAAATCACCTCTAATGAAAACGTTACCACTAGTAGTACCAACACCATATGGATGCGGATCTATTATTATGTTCTCTGGGCCCTCGATGTATGCTGTACTACCAATACCAGCAATTGTAATTCCTATTCCAGTAGTCTCAAATCTAGGAAGAAAATCATGATAGAGTTTAACTGAGCCATTATCAGTTGCTTCAAGATATTTTTCATTACCATCCTTATTTCTAAGGATTAAATGATCTGCTCCAATTGCTAATGTACCACCAACACCTGCTCTAGTATCTCTAATTATTGACTCACCATCACTCTTCATTTCTAAAGTCTGACCAAATCCCATTAGGATTCTTGTGTCATCAGAGAACCATAAGTAGTTATTTGCTTTTGCCCACATCGCAAATGGTGCACCACCATTTCCTGCACCTGTGCCTGTACCTCCAAATGTTGTTAGACTACCTTGAAATTCTGCGTTACCATTGAATGTTGATATACCAACGAAACTAGAAACACCTGCTACAGTTAATGCATCATATACACTAACACCTATTCCAGATGTTTCAAATCTTTCAGTACCAGCAAAATATAATTTTGTAGATGAACTTGGATTAAATAATGCAGCGTTAGTAGCACCACTATTCACTACTAATGAAGATGGTGTATCAATTGCAAGAAGTGCATTTCCTTGTCCTTGAATTCTAAAAATTGCACCATTATTAAAAAGTCTTACAGTATTAGATGTACCAACATTTATTATCTTACTAGTAGCTACGGTTACATCATCATAAAATGTAGAAACACCAGTTACATTAAGATGACTATTAATACCAACTGAACTATTAAATGTAGAAACACCAGCAACAGTTAAGGAATGACTAGGAGAGAGACCATGCCCACCAAGAGTTGTCTCTCCTTCAAAAATAGAATCAGTAGTATAATTAGTTTTTATACGTGGTCTAATTGTTGGCGAATTACCTGGATATATTTCAAATCTCGTATTAGTAGTTGTTACGTCATAAAAAATAATAGTTCCATCACTATTTGAGATATACCAATCAGAATCATGGTTTGTATCTGTTAGATATATTTTTGGAAGTGGACTCTCAATACGTAAATCATTATTGAAGAATGCTGTTGTTCCAAATCCAACAGTACCAGCTGCACTAACACTTACATCATTTACAAATGATGATGTACCACCAACGTTTAAATCACTGGTAGCATCTATGAGACTTCCAAATGTAGAAACACCAACAACATTTAAAGTATTAGTTACATCAACACCAGAATCTGTACTTGTTAATCTTAAATTATTATTATGATATAACTCTGCAGCCCCTGCTGCTTGGAATGTTGCAGATAGTTTAGATTCATCTGCATTAGATACTCTAAAATTATTTGATCTAAGTTTTAAATTACCAGTACCTTGATCATCTATGTAAGAATGATTACCGTCATGAAATATAATTAAATCTTCTTCGTCTCCGAAATATATACCAGCATTGTCTGGGAAGAAAGCACTTGTACCAAATCCAACTGTCGCACCTGTACCAACAAAAACATTTCCACCAAATGTTGATATACCAGTTACATTTAAGTTTGTTATACCTACACCAGTAGCAACTATATCACCAAACAATTTATTAGCAGTTACTATACCAGCATTAATAACTGAAGTATTAGCAGGATTAGCCACACTAAGTGGGTTGGTAGTTCCCACACCAACATTTCCAATAACTTGTAAGGATGCTTTACCCTCACTATAACTGGATAAACCAACTCTAAGTTCTCTAGTCTTACCGCTAACGTATTTTATGGCCATTTTAGTTAAGTGTCTCTAGTATGCTTCCTAAAAATTTGAGATCAGTTGCATTGCTTCCAGAGATTCTAAGAATATCACCCTGTTCAAGAACAAGTTTACCTGGTAAAAGATTAGCGGTATCGCTTGCTTCAATAGGTAAATCCTTTAAAATTTCTGTTGTAACTGCTATTCCAGCAACAGATCTTTCATGAGCAAAAGAAACTGTGTGTGTTTCAGATCCAATATTTGCTGTTTGTGCTAACAAAACAACACCAGTATACCCAACAGGTGCAGTATAAATTCCAACCTGTGACGTGGGTACAACGTATGGTATTGTTTGAAATACGTTTAATGCTAATGCCATTTTCTTAATCTCCTCCTAATGCTAGTATAAATGGTGTCATTGTTGAAAATAAACTCTTTGAATAAAAGGTTCCTGATATGGTTCCAGTTTGTTGGTTAATAATTACACCATCACCAATTCGGAAATTACCTGTCTGATCGGTGCTTGTAAATATAGTCAGTCCACCATTACTATCTTCAACTTCATTGTCTTGTATAGGAACAGCACCTTTAGAAGGTAATGAAGTAACTGGATCAACTCCAGTTCCAATGTATTCAAATGAATGACTTGATGCTAAGATTCTACTCTGTTTATAGAATGGAACTGTGGTTCCTACTCCAACTACAAAAGGAACATTGTCTGAAATAGTTATAGTGGAGATACCACCAGATACTTCAGTTGCTTTTGTAATAGAATAGTATGTTGGTTTTAATTCTAATGTAGCTGTTGCAGTATTTATTCCTGCCTGTGGTGCTGATAAAGTAATATTTGGTGATGAAGTATAACCTCTTCCACTAGAAACTATATCAATTTCTTCAACCTTACCATTTTTTATTGAGGCAACAGCAGTAGCTGTTATTCCCCATGGTTCAGAAGGAGGATCAATAGTTATAATAGGTGCTCTTATATACCCAGTTCCACCAGATCCAACTTTTACTTTACCTATAGTATTGTATAAAGCATCAAAGTAAACTACTTGACCATCGAATGGTCTTATAACATCTATCTGTGCAGATCCACCTGAAACATATTGATGTGGGAAACGATTAGGCCCAACATGAACTACGAAAGTATTGATACCAACAACTTCATTCACCTCAAAGACATATCCATTTACACCACTTGGGAATACATCAAGAGTAGATACTCCAACATTAATTGTTATACTATCTGCAGTAGTAGCACCTATACCCATCTGTCTATAATATGCTGGATCACTAACTCTAGGGTATGGATGGTTAGTTGCATGGTCATCTTTAGAACATGTAAATACTATACCTTCAGTCTTAATACCAACAGAACTTTCTGCAACTTTAATACCTTGACTAACTGCTGAAACAAATGTATGAGTAAAATCTCCTGCAGTAGAAATTCCTACATTACATTGGAAAGTATTTGCATCTACTCTGGTTACAGGTAACCATTGATTATAAGTAGGATCTGTTACTCTTGGGTATGCATGATTAGTAGCATGGTCATCTTTAGAACATGAGAATGTTAAAGACTCATGATCAAATCTAACATAATCTCCCGTCACTAATTCATGTGATGGGTTAGTGGTTGTAATTTCAAGAACTCCAGTAGCTGCATTGTAAGTGCTACCACCACCTGCAGATAAAGTAGTTTGACCAGTAAAATCATGAGCACCAATGGTAAGAACCATGTCTCCAGTATTAGGATTATATGTAGCATTAGTAGGTTGATCATTATGAATAGGAGAAGATCCAACATTAATAGTAAAGTTAGTAGCATCACTCACTGTGACTGCTGTATTGATTCCAGCAATAGGATCAGTAGCACGTGGATATGAATGGACTGATTGATAATTATCTCTAGCACATGTAAAATTAAGTGAAAGAATATCTACAGTAACGTTATCATTTGTACTCATTCCATGTGCAGCAGATGATGTTAATTGTAAAACACCTGTTACTGGAGTGTATATTGCACCAGTAATATCTAATTGATTACCAATTGATGCTCCACTATTAATATTGATTGCACCTGAAGTAGCAGAAACAAATTGATGTGTATAATCTCCACCACTGAATATTGCTGCAGCGTCTGCACTTACAAATGTATGCGAATAATCTCCATAGTAACAAGTCCAACCCATTTTTCTAAAGTCTATTCCCTGTCCCATCTCAAATCCATGAGGAACATGAGTAGTCACAGTCATCATACCTGTATCACCAGTATATTCAGCAGTCTTAATGCTCTGTACTGGTACAGTCATATCTAATTCAAAAGTATCTGCATCTACTGCAGTAGCAGTAGTTAATATTCCTGTATATTTTCTTGCACCAACTCCATCAGAAATTAATCCAAAGTTACCAAAGGAAGAGTTTGAGTTTGTTACATCACACTGTCCACCACTACCACAAAAAATTCCAACGTCACTATTAATAGTAAACATTGAAACTATCTGTGCATATCCATCGTTAGTAATTGATACACCTATACCATTAGAATTATATTGAGTAAAGGAATCAGTAACCATACTCTTAAATGGCCCTAAAGACTTACTACCATCAATCTTCATTCCAATACTATTCGTAACAAAGTTAGTACAGTTACGAATATATGCTGACTGAGCAAAGTATTCTATATTGTCTGGTTCAAATGCTGTTATTGCTTTTCCTGCATTCATTGTCCCTGTGAAGGACATATCAGATATATAAACACCAGGATTTACATGGTATAAATCTTGATCCGCATTCTGAGGTACTACTGTTACTTCTCTAAGACTATCTCCAATAATACTAACTTGCTTTGCTATTTTAAGTGGATTATTTTCTACATAAACTCCTGCAGAAACCTTAATAACATCTCCTTCTGAGGCAATTCCTACTGCAGATTTAATTGTTGCTTTTGCTCTTCCTAATGTGTCTCCACTATTTGTATCATCTCCATCTTTATTCACATATATTACGTTCTTTACTGCTGCTCCACCGATCTTAACAACACCCGTTCCTATCCCAGGCCTAGATCTAACAGTGTAGAGTTCTGCATCATAGGTATTAAGAGCTAATTCTCCGACTTGTAAGTCGGATACTGACGGAGCCTTTCCAGGTACCGCAGATCGTTTGATCCTAATAGGGGTAGCCATTTATATTATCGGTATGTACCAGTAGAAAGCAGTATATACTGCCTTCAGTTATTTATTCAAGTTGTATTTCCTTGATTTTTGCATACCTTTCCAAACTAAAAAACTCCTGAGAAAAATACCATTCTTCCCAAAGAGTATGTGATTTACTTTGATTACATTTATTACAGCAAGATACCATGTTTGTTAAAGTATCTTCACCACCTTTACAACGTGGAGTTACGTGGTCTATTGTAATGTTCTGATCAGAACCGCAATAGGCACACTCATAATCCCACCTTTCTTTTATCTTTCTCCTCCATATTCTTTTTGCTTCTGCCGAACTCGTTGTGTGTAAATTAAAAACATATGCTTGAGGAGAAGATAAAATTTCCATATGGGACTGCGACTTACTTTTATATATTATAAATTTTATGTCTTAATAGTTTCTTCATTTATGAATTCTTTCTTTTCATAATCAAATCTAGGATGTGGTTCAGCAGGAACCCATGGTTTCTTAGATTCATTTCCGATAACAATAAATCTATCAGCAGCAAACGTTCCTGCTAAACTGATCTTAATTTCCTCACCGTCAACCCAGTTCATACTACCATCTTTTTTAGTATGTTCCATGAGTCTTTGGATCTCATCAATCATTTCTTGTGTTAATTTCACTTTTTAAATACTCCGACCTTTGCTAATAAGTAAATTGATAATATAGTCCAAAATACTACTTCCAATCCAATGTTGTTCATGTTAAATCCCGTTCCAAAAAGTATCTGTTGGTGCAGCCATATTTCTTGAAATAAAATACAAACCTACATTACATGCGAACCAATAAATGTTTACCATCCATGCCTGTCTCCAACAGTATCGTCTATTGGTCTGGACAATATAATTGTTTCTCTCATTCATTGACTCATCAGCAGATAGAGGTCTAAACTTTAACCATTGCTCTAATCCTAGTGAGATTAGAAAACCAATAGCAAAGATATAAAACAAGAGGTTTAAAAAACCTGCATTGAAAAGTAAAAATGAAATCATTTCTTTTTAATTTTAATGTTAAAGGATAAACTAAGACGTTCTACGTCACTTATGTTTGTTTGTACTCCATGCTTTAAGTAGCCAGGGAATAATATAATAACTCCTTGATCGGCAGGAATCTCAACACTTCTTTCTTGAGCCATTCTATCATCTTGAAAGAAAATTTTACCTACATTCTCTGTGGTTTTTGGTGGAGTTTGAATGTAATACACACCTGATATATCAGCCTCACCATGTGAGTGTATGTGTGCATAGTTATGCTTTTTAAAAAGAGCAACCCATGAATCTTTAATATTATATTCAAACTTATCTTGTGAAAATTGACCTACTATTCCAGCTTCTTTAGCATACTTTTTAACATGCCAATCTAATTCTTCTATAAATTTATTACATCTATTATCTTTTATAAAATTACCGTCAAAAGTAATATCAGATAACCAATGTGTATGACCCCAATTAGGGTGCATTGCAAAATCAGAATGACTAATTCCAGTCAATAATTCATCTTGAATATTTTGATAGTTATCAACATAGTTAACATATATTGGAACAGGGAATATATAATCTACTCCTCCAACATCTCTTTTCGTTTTAGCGTTAGCTATAAGTTCTCTTTGCTCAGGACTTAACTTAGCCGCTTCAGGTGTATCAGGTATTTGCATGGTTTTTAATTAGTCTAATTGCCTCAGGTAAAATAGAGTATTCTTGTCGTTGAATTTTTCTTGTTAAAGTTTTAACAGTATCATTGGGTTCAACATCAACTAGCCCTTGGTATATTATATCACCAGAGTCAAGTTCTTCTGTTACGTAGTGTACGGTACACCCTACAACAGTATCCCCTGCATCTAGGGCTCGTTGTACTGTATTTAACCCTTTATACTTAGGTAGTAATGATGGATGTACATTTATAATATTATCAAAAGATTCTACAAATCTCTTAGATAGAATTCTCATATACCCTGCGAGTATAATAAGATCAACATCCATTGCCTTAAGAGTCATAATCATTAGGTCTTCATCCTCATGTTCAATAAAACAATGTGGGATACCAAATTTATTTGCTCTTTTAACAGCACCACAATTTTCTACATTGTGAATCATAATAACAACTTCGTCTTCCCAACAAGACCTCAAAATGTTTTCAAAGTTAGTTCCGTTACCAGAACATAAGACTGCTAATCTCATGTAGTTTCATCGAAGTAAGATGCACAAGAGCATACCAAATTACGATCACCATAAACATTATCAATTCGTGATACTGCAGGCCAAAACTTATTAGTTTGATCTACAGGATATGCTGCTTGCTCACGACTATAATTATACACCCATTTGTCCGAACAGACAACCCTTGATGTATGTGGTGCGTTTTTCAAGATATCTTTATCTATATAAATTTCTCTACTTATCATCTCCATTGATTTTACAAACCTTCTAAGTTCATCTAGTGATTCACTTTCAGTTGGTTCTACCATCATAGTATTAGTAACTGGCCATGATAATGTAGGAGCATGGAAACCATAATCCATCAATCTCTTTGCAACATCTTCTGCAGTAACAGGTAAAGTTCTACAATCAAAAATACATTCATGTGCAACTCTACCATTCTCTGCTTTATATAATACTTTAAAGTATGGATCTATTTGATGTGCTAACCAGTTTGCAGATAGTAATGATATTTCACTTGCCTTTCTGAGTCCTTCTCCACCCATCATTCTTATATACATCCAACTGATAGGAAGAATACTTGCACTACCAAATTCAGATGCCGATACTCTTTGATTTATGAAGGGTGTGAGATGTGGTGCAACTCCAATTGGCCCAACACCTGGCCCACCACCACCATGAGGAATACAAAATGTCTTATGTAAATTAAGGTGACATACATCTGCACCATAGTCACCAGGTTTTGCTAGTCCTACCTGTGCATTCAGATTTGCTCCATCAAGATATACCTGACCACCATTCTCATGTACAATTCTACAAATGTCTTTAATGGTCGGTTCAAATACACCATGAGTTGATGGGTATGTGACCATAATACAAGAGAGTTCAAACGTATTCATGATTGCTTGCTTCTCTAAATCTTTAATATCAATGTTACCATCATCATCACACTTAATAGGAACTATTTTCATACCAGCCATGACTGCACTTGCAGGATTAGTTCCATGTGCACTTGTAGGAATTAAACATACATTTCTTTTTAAATCTCCACGACTTCTATGATATTCTTGTATTGCGAGAAGACCTGCATACTCACCCTGCGAACCTGCATTTGGTTGTAATGATATAGAATCAAACCCTGTGATATCACACAACCATCTCTGTAGATCATCTATAATTTTTAAATATCCTTGCGTTTGATTCTTCGGTGCAAATGGATGCATGTTTGCAAACTCAGGCCATGAAACTGGTATCAGTTCTGCTGCTGCATTTAATTTCATAGTACAACTACCAAGTGGTATCATACCATTTACTAATGAGAAATCTTTAGAGACTAACTCATGAATGTATCTCATCATATCAGTTTCACTATGATATCTGTTAAATACTTCTTGAGTTAACCACTCTCCTTTTCTTACAGGAATTGATAACCACTTATAATCTCCTACAGCATCTAAAACATGATCAATAGTATCTGCTTTATTAGGAAAATCAACTTGCGAATCAATGATTTGATGTAATTCATCTAATGTAGTACACTCATCTAATGATAAGGTATACCAACCATCTTCATATTTTACATTAAAACCATCTAAAGCAACCGAGGTTTTAAATCTTACAGTATCAAATCCTTCTGATTCATCTGTTTCTATTCCACACCATTTCAATGCTAGTAGTAACGTTTGCCTATATCTTAATACTCTGGTTGCTATTTTTTTCAGACCTTCCGCACCGTGGTAAGCAGCGTAAAAA